TAATAGTGAGACAAGCTCGGAATATTAACCGAGACAAGCTCGGAATATTAACCGAGACAAGCTCGGAATATTAACCGAGACAAGCTCGGATAAAAATAATATTGTAGCGTATGCAGATCTATCTACATTTAATATAGCCGATGCTACAGTACTTGTAGGAGATATTATAGCTACTGAGTTAAATGATACTGTAGTGGTTACAGGGGAGGTATGCTATGAATAACAATGGCGTAATTACAGCTCCTGTAACTACTACAGACGTTAGTACTGTATTATAGACTAGTAGTCATGACGTAGGTACTTTGTGTAGTATGAACAGTATTAATATGTGGGCCAAATATAAGCCTGTAGATTATAATAGTGTTGCTCCAGATAGAGATGGAGAATGGTGGAAAGGTACAGATGGTATGTGTGGTATAAATGTTCCATCACAAAGCGGTGGATTAGATTAGATATACGATCAACCTTGGACTTATAATCCACCAAACGGAGGTGCTACCGCTCCTTATAGATTAGCTGATTTTGATGGATATAATGATAAGTGCACTTATTTCGTGACAGGAAAACTAGTTGATGAAGAGGTGTAGCTTGATTATGAAAATAATATTTACTATACAGGAGTGTGGGTATCACAACCTACAGCTACTAATAATCTCCAGGCTGCAGACTGTGACCTAATTGCTAGTTTTAGATATGCCGTTAAATTAGATGTAAACTTACCCACTGGAGCTAGATCTTATATAATTACAAGTTCTCAGACCATATCTGATAGCAGAACTTTAGATACAGGGCTATTGCAAGTAGCTATCGATTTCTCTTAGTTTTAGGGTTTAGACTCTACTAAATTTAAACTAACTTAGTTTTTTACCACATCCTCTTACACAGAACTAACAACTTTTCCTTCAGTTATCACATGTTATTCTATACCTAACTACCTAACAAATAGAGAATATACTAATCAAATAGAGATTAGCTATTCCTAGGTTTCTGGAGGATTGGTTATGTATGCTGACGGTCTAGCAAATAATGATATTAACGGAACGTATAGAGACGAAGACTATTATATGACAGATCCTTATGTAGTAGGAGATATTTATAACTACTAGTATTGGAAACTATCCGTGTAGAATCTAACAAATTAGACTATCACACTTAGAGTTAACGACTTAACTTGGAATGGTCCGAACTTGGCAAATGAAATTGTACAAGATAGTTATTCTAACGGAGAGTTAAGATTATATAACTCTAATAAATCTTAGGTAAGTAGTCTGAATATTGTAGCTTCGGAAAAAACCACTATATACGTTAGAACAAGACTATTTAATAAAGGTATATCTACTATAGGAACATATGGTACAGTATACGGTACTTGGAACGGCTATTATACTAACGCTTCTTTAAACATAACTAACAAACTGGTAGGCAGATTTGAATCCGCTATACGTTGGAAACAATAAAACTTAAACAAATATGTTATACCCCGAAAAAGTAAAAATACTGGCTAAGAAGAATTAGCCTAAACCAGAAGAAGCAAGATACTGGATAGACCTTACAGCTGATCCGTATGGGGGGATATGGAAGGTATGGAATGGTCTAACCTGGATACGAGTATTTGCTGGTTCTGGTTCAGGAGGAGGAATAGAAGAAGCTCCTTCTGATGGTAATTTGTATGGTAGAAAGAATTAGGTATGGCAAGAGATTGATATACCTGATGTATCTATATATGCAACTAAAACCGAATTAGAATAGAAAGCAGATAAAGATAGTGTACCTGATTTAAGTGATTATCTTACTGCAAGTGATATAGCGAAATACTATCAACCCAAAGGTGATTACTTAACCGAAATACCTGAAGGGTATCTGACTATTACAGAAGCAGACGGTAGATATGTTTTAAAAGGTGAGGGCGGTGGTGAAGTAGATATAGACCTATCAGACTACTTAACTATAGCTAGTGCTGAATCTACCTATGCTACTAAGTCTGAAGTATAGATAGTAAGAGAGTATGCTCAGACTATAGAACTCAATAAACAAGATACTCTGTAGAATGGAGTAAATATAAAGAGTATAGATGGTTAGTCTATAGTGGGTAGTGGAGCTATAAAAGTATGGAAAGAAGCTCCAACAGATTCTAAACTGTATGGTAGATAGAGTGCGTAGTGGGTAGAGATACAATTACCTACCGATTATGTTACAGAAGAGGACTTGAATACTGAACTAGATACTAAGTAGGATACACTAGTATCTGGTACCAATATTAAAACTATTAACGGTACTAGCTTACTTGGTAGTGGAAATATTACTTTAGAAACTCCAGAAGGCGGTTTATCTGATGCTGCTTCAGACGGTAAACTATATGGTCGTAAAGATGGTACGTGGTCAGAAATAGTAATACCAGATACATCTGAATTAGCTACAAAGACTGAATTGTCTAATAAGTTAGATACCGAAACTTATAATGCGGATAAAGCTACATTTGCTACTACTACTTAGTTAGCTAGTAAACAAGATACTCTTGTATCAGGTACTAACATTAAGACTGTAAACGGGTAGACTATACTTGGTGAAGGTAATATATAGATTGAAACACCTGAAGGTGGTATTGCCGATGCGCCTAGTGACAATAACACTTATGCACGTAAGAATGGAGCATGGGCTGCTATTACTATACCCGATACGTCTAACTTAGCAACTAAGGCAGAATTATCTTCTTATGCTACTTTAGAAGGTGCTTAGTTTACTGGTACTATCGGAGCTCCCATAATTGCTGTAGTAGATAATAACGATGGTATGAGAGCAGCAATACAAAGTTCTAACAATGATATTCTATTTAGAACTTATAATGCTGGTATAGATTCTATGACCTTCTAGGTATAGAGTTCTACTCCTTTAAAGATAACTGAAGCTGGTATATGGGAGAATAATACTTTACTTGAGAACAAGTATGCCAAGCTTACAGATCTTAACGACTTTGCTCTTAAAGCTGAATTACCTAGTAATGTAAGTGAGCTTACTAACGATGCAGGTTATATTACAAACTCTAGTCTAGCATCATACGCTACACAAGAATATGTAAATACTCAAATAAGTAATCTAGTTAATAGTGCTCCTGAAGCATTAAATACTCTAGATGAATTAGCAGCAGCGTTGAATGACGATTCAAATTTCGCCACTACTGTAACCAATCAAATTGCAGCTAAACTTGATATTACTACTTATACTAGCGATAAGGAAACATTTGCATTAAAGACAGAGTTATCTAGTAAAGCAGATAGTTCTGCATTAGCTAATTACCTGACTACTGCTACAGCTGAGTCTACTTACGCTAAGAAGAGTGAGATACCGCAATAGTCTTTATTACCGTATGATTTCTTTAGTGTAACTAATGTTAGCGATGATTTTGACATTGGTGGTAATAGTAAATATTTAACTTTGTATACAGCCACAGGTAATGATTATATTGACATTTCGTTCGATAATAGTATGTTAGAAGGAGTAGAGTACTTAATGATATTTATGTCAAATTCTTATACTCCTACTATATCGTTATTAAGCGTAGATCTTACTGCTCGTATAGTTGGAGATAGTTCGAGTTTTAACATGGACTAGAATTAGATATTAGAGATTTCTGCAGTAAGATCTGGCACATACGTAATATGCAGAGTTGCAAGTGCAAGCAATTATACAGATGCTCCAGATTCTGGATCTGACGGTTCATTCGGATAATTATGAGAAGAAGAAGTTTATTTACACAAGGTAGCAAAGATCTACCTTTGGACAGTATAAGCCCTGCTGATTCTGTAGCTGGAGATTATTGTTTCTATGATAAAACTGCAGATAAGATAATTATAGTAGATTAGACTAAGTGGAGTGCCGATAAATATCCTAGTAATAAGTATACTCCAATAGGTATCGTAGTAGTTCCAGGAACTCATAATGTATATGGAGATGGTTCTTGTGGGGTAATGAGTCTGAAACCTATGAACTGTTCAACTCCCTCAACGAGTGGTACATCTGAACAATTTATGTATTGGGGTGTATATGGTACTGATATTTCGGCATTGCCCAACTTATATCAAGTTCCTATTGTAGGAAGTGGTTCAAATGTTGGTAATGCAAGTAGTACTGTAACAAGTGAAGAGTATTATGCTTTTTTACCTTCTGATAAATTTAGTGCTGTACAATGTCCACATGATACTGATGCTTATTATTACGGTTCATCAAATTTATACGATCAAGCACCTTCACCTTATTTAACAGATGGAAGTAGAAATCCTGCATATTATCAAACCTCCTCACCTTCTTCATCAAGTAATGCTTTAGCTGACTTTGATGGGATCGGAAATACTGAAAGAATAATAGCTCAAAGAGGAACTAAGGATTATAATTCATGGACACCTGGTAGAGAAACCGAAGCTGATTATCCTGCTGCTTCATGCTGTGATATGTTTCATACCGAAGGTACTTCCCAAGGTGATTGGTATCTACCTGCTTGTGGTGAATTAGGTTACATAATGCCTCCTTTCAATAAAATAAATGAAGCAATATCCAATATGCGTCAAGTATATGGTTCGTCTGTTGGAGTAGGGTTGAGTACGGGGGGCTTCTATTGGTCTTCTACGGAGGACAGTAGTAACCTCGCTCGCATCGTGGACGCGGGCAATGGCTACGTCCGCGACTACAATAAGAACCTCGACAATTATGTTCGGGCGTGGTTGCGTGTTAAAGATTCTACAAATTAAAGACAACATATTAATAATATAAACTATGATTAGAAGAGAAAACCCTAATTTTGTGGCATCTATATATGCCCCTAACCCTAAAGAAGTATCATACTGGATTGACTTAACAGAAGGTCCAGATGGTTAGATTATTAAGTCATTCGTTAATAACAAATGGGTTAAAGTAAACCAAGATAAGAATGATGAACAAGACGTAGATATTACGCAGTTGCGTCAAGATGTTAATACCTTGGCTACGACGAAAGCTGATAAAGCTACTACGTTGTCTGGCTATGGAATTACTGACGCTTACACGAAAACTGAAATAGATGGAAAAATAAATAGTAAAGCTAATAGTTCTGATGTATATACTAAAGCTGAAACCGAAGATCAGATTGATATTAAAGTAGCAGCTTTGGTAAGTCAAGCACCTGAGACATTAGATACATTAGATGAGTTAGCAGCTGCATTAGGGGACGACCCTAATTTTGCGACTACAGTATCTAATCAGATAGGTACTAAACTAAATACATCTACTTATACTGCAGATAAGGCAACATTTGCTACTAAGACTGAATTAAGTAGTAAAGTAAATGGTACAGGTATTACTGGTATTGAAGTAGTAACAGAATTACCTGGTACTCAAAATGAAAACATTCTATACATAGTAAAAGCAGCTTAATATGACTTTTGAGAATATTATAGATATGCAAGTAGGCTCTACTAAGGTAGAGTCTGCTTGGTTTAATGGAGAACAAGTATGGCCTACAGGAGAAGTATGGTATGGAGTTAAATTTGTAGGTAATGCAGCTACAGGTGAACGTACTGGTAATCTGGAATATCATAAGACCTTACCTCTACAATCATAGATGAGAGGGTGCACTCTCACTAGCGATGGTACAGCTAAACATCTTAACCCTACAGATTGGACTAAATATGAAGATGGTACTGATATAGACAGTACTCTAAACGTAATGGTATATATACCTGATTATTATATTAAATTCATACATAATGAAGAAGAGGATAGTGATGAAATACGTATATCTTCTAAACAATTTGATGATGCTGTATTAATTACAGGCGGTTATTGCTCTGCATACGAAGCGTATAATGACGATGGAACTCTAAAGTCTACTAAAGGAGTTAATCCATCTGTAAATATTACTAGAGCTAATTTTGAAGCATACGCACAAGTAAACGGTACTAACTGGCATGGTTATACTTATGCTATGCATAAAGCTATTACTTGGTTATTTATAGTAGAATATGCTTGTCGTAACTCTCAAGCACCTGTAAATAGTGTATTAACTGCAGAAGGTTACCATCAAGGAGGCTTGGGTAACGGTGTAACTACTGGAACTATTACGGTAGGCGGTGCTACTGTTTATAACTATGTACCTACTGGTACTTCAGATTCATTAGGTAATAATACAGGAGAAGTAGAATATACCACAACTACTGCAGACGAAACTTAGAGAACTGTAAAATGTAATAGATATAGAGGTATTGAGAATCCTTTTGGTCACGTATGGAAAAATATAGTAGATGTCATTATCTATAATGATACTGGTTCTAATGCTATAAATCAAGTATGGTTAACTACTAATCCAGAATATTTTGCAGAAACTGCGACAACTAACTTTACACTATCTGATATATAGATGACATCTGTATAGAGCTGGGTTATTAAATTAAGTAATAATACAGCTGGAGACTTATTCCCTACAGAGTGTAATGGAACAAGTAATACATATTATTGTGATTATCACTGGGATAATACAAGCGCTTCAGCAAGAACGGTTCTCATCGGTAGTTACGCTGGCTTTGGTGCCGGTTCCGGTTTGTTCGCTCTGGGTTGTTACTACGGTGTCGGTGGTGCTGCTGCTACTATCGGGTGTCGATTAGTATATTTGAGATAAAATTATTTCAACAAAATCTTTCGTTTGTTGTATTAATGAAAGTAGGCTGCTATCAGAACATCAGTAGTAACACTAGCAATAGTGCCAATTCCAGTTTGTTCAATTATAAAGAGCTATTAGTTTATATCTATACAGACGTTAAGTTGGTAACCTAAATGTATAATATGCGTTATTACATACAGTTATCAAAAAATTTATAGTCCTAGCAGAACCTACCCCTTTACTCGCTAGGACTTTTATTTTATCTAATACTTTATGTAGTTATTAATAGTAAGTCTTATGAGTATATTTGAGAATATCTTTAGTAATATATAGAAGTTTACTGCTAGTACATTAGCGGGTTTAGCTTCTATGTATGCTCCCACTTATGCTCCTATTATAGCACTTACTGTTATTACTGTTATAAATACTTTCTATGCAGTATAGGTAAATATTAAAAGTAATAAGCGTAAAACCGGCTTAAATGAACTAAAGAGAATGTTCTACAAGATAAGAGACTCTATTGTAGCTATTTGTGGTGCATTTACTATTGATAAGTTCGTAATAACATCGGTAGACTTACATGCAGTAGAGTTTATAGCTGGTGCGATTGCTTTAATTGAATTCTGGACATTACTTGAGAACCTAGGTACTATGCATCCCAGATGGAAAGTGTGGAGTATATTTAGGAGAGTAATCAGGAAGAAAGGGGAACAAATTTTAGATGTCGAATTAGAAGATATTTTGCCAGATGATACTAATAATAAAAAGAATAGTTAACTGGCTTACAAACAATATCAGATTAGTCACAATAGGTATAATTAGTTTACTTACTGTGGCTATTTTTGTTTTAGGGGGTTAGCTAAATAAAAAGAATGAAGAAATAAACAGATTGTCTAATAATATTTAGGCATATGAGTAGCTAGTAACAAATAAAGAAGAAATTAATACTACCTTACAGCTTACTGTTAAAGAACTAACTAATAGTTAGGATAGTCTGTTATAGTAGCTTAATACAGTTAGGTAGGAATTGAAGATAAAGAATAAGAATCTGAAATAGGCTTAGGTAATCAATACTGTTATAAAGGATACTGTTACTAAAATAATAACAGTTGATAGGAACTTTAATGAAACATTAAAGATTAATCCTTTAACTACTATCAAAGTAAGCAGAACAGATTCTATTCTAACAGCAAAAATAGATATACAGAATCAATAGATACTATTTATTGAGGAAAAGAAAGTATATAAAAACAAATACAAAAACGGCTGGATTCGTTTCTGGCATTTTGATTGGAAGAAAATAAGAGTCAGAAAATATCAAATTTAGAATTCAAATCCTCTGATTCGTGTCCTCGACACAAGGATAGTTGAAATAAACAATTAATCAATAATACTATGCATAAGATGTTCCGTACCAAAGCCTACGAGCAAGAATATGGTCCTCACTTTAACGAGGAATAGGCTCGTAAGGCTGTTAACAAAATGGAGAATGAAGACGGTACTAGAGGTCCTCATTGGTCATTAGAGGAAACTACTTCATTAGCAAATCAATTCGGTATAAACTTGAATAATAGGTTTAACCGTTATGATTGGTTCGTAGCACTTAATATGATATACTCAGATTATTACAAAGTATTAGTCAACATTACTAATTCAAATACTCCCAAACACTACGTAGAATTTGCTAAAGCTTGGTTAAACGATAAGGATATAGACGAAGGTAAAATGTGGTATTACTATATCTATGTAATGTGTGACAAGATTAGAGAAGAAGAAATGGAATGTTACGAAGATAAAATGAAAGGTGAATATGACGACGATGAAGACGAACTTGGTAGATCTAGAATGGGTAGATACCGTATGGGTTCATATCGTCGTACTGGGCGTATGAATGTATATAGAGATCGCGATGACTATGATGATTATGAAGATAATAGGTATCGTGAACCTTATCGTACTACTTCAACTCGTTATGTTAGATACTAATAAAATCAATTTAAAAATAAATCAATTATGTTAGACGATAGAATAATTGTACAAGATCGTACTGCTGATTATGGTCTTGCGGCATTACTACAGAATACTAATAATAAGAATATGGATCCGTATGCTTGGATGGCTATGATGAATAACAATGGCTGGGGTAATAATGGCATGTGGTGGATCTGGATGTTACTACTTTGGGGTATCTGGGGCGGTAATGGCTTCGGTGGTTTTGGTCGTGGTAATGGTGCTGGTTTTTTAGCCAATGAGTTAAACAACGATACAAATACTACGATGCTATTGCAAGCTATTAATGGTAATAAGTCCGCTATCGATTCACTCGCAACTACTTTACACTGTGACGTTAATTCCTTGCAGACTGCTCTTACTATGATTAATAGTTCTGTAGACAAATTAGCTGGAGATATCAAATTGTCTGGCTGTGAGGTAATTAACGCTATTACCTCTGGAGATGCTGCTCTAGCTTCACAGTTAGCTAAGTGTTGCTGCGATACTCAACGTAGCATTGACAACGTTAACCTTACTATTACAAAGCAGGGTTATGAAAACCAATTAGCTAATTGCCATCAAACTAATACTTTGCAGAATGCAATTACTTCTGGTTTCAATAGTGTTATGGCTGACGCTGCTACTAAGTTTAATATCATTGGCGATAAGATTGACGCTCAGACGGCTATTATCAATGATAAGTTCTGTCAGCTTGAAATGCGTGAAATGCAGAATAAGATCGATACTCTCCGTGAAGAGAAGAATGCATTGCAAAGTTCTGCATTGTTACAGCAGCAGACTGCTAATATCGTTAATCAAGTTAGACCGTGTCCTATACCTGCTTACTTAACTTGTAACCCCTGGGGATGCAATGGTGGTTATGGCTACGGATGTGATGGCTACAGTTACGGTAACTGCTGCGCTTAATAAGAAAGGAGGTAATTATGTATTATCCTTTCTTTTATAACAGAACTAATAATCTAGGCATACCTGTACTAAGGACTACTTATGTTACGACAGATGTTACTACTACGTCTGTAACATATGGTATCTGCTATAAGATATGGAGGCAGTTACCTTGTTAGGGTTTATTTATCTTACACGTAACTTCTACTCCTGCTAGTACAGCTACTGCTACAGATACAGTATTTATAGATCCTACTCGCTTTACTTAGAGATTAAATGATAATACTCCTACAGTAATTACTTCTACTGGGGCTAAAGCGTTATTAAACGGATCTGGTACTTAGATGACTAATAATGAGATTACTACTGGTAACAGATATTTAATATATTATAATAAATGTCAAGGAGTATTCTAGGTTATTAATCATATAGTTACTACTACTCCTGCTGCTTAATATAAGGGGCTTCGGCCCCTTTAAATAATTTAATACTATGGTATTTAGTCAATTGAAAATAGGTGATGCGGTATATATAATTGAAGTTATAGGTACGTTTAAGAAAAGCATGGAATATAGTATTGGATCAGTTACACAAGTGTCTGCTGTGTATGATGAACCTATTACTCAACAATAGTTTCCAATGGCTAATTAGATGAGGAAACGAGTGGTAGATATTAATATACAGAGCAATGGAGAGACAAAGAAGTTTACAGTACCAGAAGATAGATCTACTATAACTGATTCATCGTTAGGACTTACTATATCAACTAATAAGGAAGAAATAGCAAATATAATTAGAAGCTAGTATAATGTTTATAAAACTAGAAAAGAGTCTATTGCCAGATGTGATGAAGAAATGGAGAAATGTAAAATAATACTGGATAAGTTGAATATAGAAGAAACTCCAAAAGAAGATACAACCATTAAACAGATGCAGGAAGAATTAAAGAAACTAAAATAGATGTTTGAGTCTTAGAAGAAACCTCCTATTCAACCTACTCCTGTAATACAATAGACTATACCTCAAATACAAATGGCTAACCAATAAGGTTAGCCTTTTTTATTTGTGTATGCACAGCTCGCGGGAACCCGCTTTGTGTACCTCAGTCACTTCGTGACTTCGGCACAGTCGCGGGTTGTCTTTACGTGTGTAGGGATGAATTGTTTAATAAATTTCGCTCGCGTAGCTCGTGTAGCTCGCTACGCTCGCTCATTTATTAAAATAAAGCGATATAAGAAGCGCTATTAGTTCTAGGTGTGCTGTTGTAAGGCAAATAAGAGAAAGTGCTATAGAGAGCTTTAAAATGCGTTTTAGAAGGTATTATAATTATAATTAGTAAAGATATGACGTTGAACGAGCTCGTGGATAATTTATTATAGATAGCTCGTAATAATAACGTAGCAGAATCTGAGCATTTAAGCCGGCATTAGATTGCGCTATGGATTCATTATTACAGAGCTTTCATGATTAAGCAATGGATAGATAAAGAAAGAGAACTAGAGGATCTAGACGAAATGTTTATCTAGACAATAGAACCTATCCATTTAGATAAAGTAGAGACAGCTCCCGGTAAATTTGTATATGTGGGAGATAAGGAATTACCTAAGTTAATATAGTTTAATAATAGAGTAGGAGTAGTAGCTGTAAGAGATATGTATGGCAACCTAATCCAGTTAGGCAGTTATACTAAAGCTAAATTACAGAAATACAGGAAAGCTACATGTGCAGATTATATTGCTTGGGTTAAAGGTAATAGAATATATGTAGAAGGTGATTCTAACTAGATAGAATGGATTAGTGTAGACGTTATTGCAGAAGATCCTACAGATCTAGGAGATTGCTGGAATCCTGATATGGAGTATCCCATACCTGCAGCTATGATACCTACTATTATTGATATGATACTTAGAAGAGAACTACAAGTAATGGTATCTATGCCTAGTGATACTAGTAATAATAGCGAGGATAATACTTAGAATAGATTTAGATCGAATGGAAGATAAATTAGATTATAAACGTAAGAGTTACACTATCGCAGATTATTACCTAAGTTACAAAGAGTATATAGAAGAAGGTTCTATATATGACGTACCATTCTAGGTCTTCAAAGCTATATTACTAGACTATTTTAAGTATATCAGGGACGAGGTAATGTTAAACAGTAAAGAAATTAAGTTACCTTGTAGATTAGGTACACTGCAGATAGTAAAGCATAAACCTAAATAGTATAATGGTAAGAGTCTTAGATGGGATTGGTAGACTACTAAACAGTTAGGTAAACCTGTGTATTACCTAAATGAACATAGTGGGGAATACAAGTACAGATTTCACTGGAGTAAACAAGGCTGCATATTCAAGAATAAGAGTAAGTATATGTTTATAGCTAGTAGAGACAATAAAAGGAATTTAGCAAAACTGATTTTCAGTAGGTAGTGTGACTATATAGAAAAGTAAGATATGATAGATAATAGATTAATTTCATCAAAGACTGTATTAGCTAAAGTAATAGCAGACCTATCTATGCCTGAAAGAGATATTAAGATCTCAGATTTCAGAGAGTGGATTCTTGAAGGAATTCTCAAGATAGGCGCTATACAATAGTACGAACATAAAGTAGTAGTGTTACCTATAGATCATCATCAAGTAAAGTTACCTTGTGATCTATACAAATTAGGTTAGGTTGCATTTTCATTCTGTGATAATGGTGGTTGGTTACCTATGCGTAAATCTACATCTAGCTTTGGAGTATTCCATGATAGGAAAGGTAGTTGTTGCGATGCAGACATGCTAATACAAGATAGTGCTTTGTTACCTCTAGTAAAGAATATGTTCAACTTAGTTAGCGATGAGGAAGCTTTAGCTAAGTTAAACGAAGATGACCAATTACGTAGCACACTAAGTATCCTACTTAATCAATATACAGTAGGAACTGTTAATGGACATATAGTACCAGGTACTTATAATCATAGAGATAGTACAATGTTTAGTAATGAGTTATAGTATACTACGAAACCTGGTTACATAATGACTAATATGCCTCATGGATTTGTTAAGGTATCTTACTATGCTATTTACTGTGATGAAGAAGGTATGCCTATGATACCAGATTTAGAATCTTATAAAGAAGCTATTACGTGGTATATTACTATGAAGTATTATTATCCTAAATATCTCAAAGGAGACATTAATCAATCATAGTATTACGATATGAAACGTAGTTGGAACTATTATCGTAAGTAGGCGTATGGGGAAGCTCAGACTCCTGGTGTAGATGATATGGAAGCAATTAAGAATATATGGAATAAGCTCTATCCTGAGATAGATGATCATGATATGTTCTTCAGTACTACTGGTGATGAGCAACACGTATATAACTAGAATAGAGATTGGTGGACTGTTAAACCTTATAGTAGAATATGATAAGTAGAACGTTTTAGAATAATACCTTTGTTGAAGGTATGGATTGTGATACTGATATCTCTGTATTATCTAATAATAGATATAGATATGCAGAGAATATTCGTGTTATCACAAACGATGAAGGAACTAGTGGAGTACTATAGGGTATTGAAGGAGTAAAGAAATATACTAACTCTATTCCATCTACAGAAACTATTGTTGGTACTACTACTATAAATTAGTATGCTATAGTTATTACAGTAGATTCTTCTGGATGCAATAGAATATATAGAATAACTGATTTTGATCAAGCTAACCCTACACAGCAAGTAATACTAAAAGGTTATTTAGGTCTGTGTTAGGATCTAGATGAGACACCTAATCTCAGTTTAGTAGCCAACTATGAATCAGACGGAGTAATAAAGATATACTTCACAGATGGTAAAAGCTCTGTAAAGACTTTAAATGTTAGCCCTGAATACGACAAATATACCGGAGACAGCGAATTAGTAGATTCATCTGGTAATATAATTAATACACTAGCCTTAGATATTACGCCTGGATGTACACTACCTCCTATGCGCTTATATTAGATGGGTATAGGTAGTTTGCCTAGTGGAGTAGTATAGTATTGCTATTAGCTATTTAATCTGCGTGGAACAGAATCGACTACTTCTCCGTTAAGTGAGTTAATTCACCTTACTGCTAGCTCTACTAATCAAGATAGTTAGAATTATATGGGTTCTTATCAAGAAGAGTCTTCTAATAAGTCTTGTACTATGAGAGCAAGTCTAATAACTAAAGACTTTGAGCGATGCAGAATTATCCGACTACTATACTATAATAACAATCAACCACCTTTGATTACCATAGTAGACGAAATAGAAGTATTACCTACGCAGAGTACTATCACATATACGGACACTGGTAATTCTTATATGGGAGATATATCTATAGATGAATTCAATAGCTTAACAGGTTATTAGTTTATAGGTACTACTCTGACTAAGATGCAGAATAGGTTATTTGTTGCAGATATAACTGAAGATACTTGGGATCCAGGATTCTTTGATGCTAGAGCATATAGATGTAATGCTTCAGGTACTGTAGCACTTCAATCCTCTGATACTACTAAGAGTTTATCCTTTAATATAGACTCTTATGATTTAAGTAGTATTCCCGAAGATCATGATTGCATTAATCCGTATAACAATTTAGAGTATGCTACTTGTAGTTCAGATAATTTATATGTATACGGAGTATCTAGTGGTGGTAGTAGAAAATTAGGTGGTCGTGGTTTGAATATAGATTATAGTTTTATAACTACTAACGTAATACTCGCAGATGATAGCGGCACTCTATTAAGCAATGATTGTTCGATGAACGTAGATTCTAGAGTATTACTTACATTAGGTAGAAATGAAATAGGGTCTTCTACATAGGAGTCTTTCCCTGTATACGATGGTATTACTGCTAGTAGAATACCTAACTATGCAGATCCTTTTATTGCTGCTAACCTTAAAGGTTATCAAAGAGATGAAATATATAGATTCGGTATAATATTCTATAATAACAAGAGCCTACCTTCACCTGTGTATTGGATCGGGGATATTAAAATGCCTCATGCAGCATAGTCTGCTCCATTCGTAATGGAGAATGGTACCCTATACGGTAAAGCATTAGGAATTAGATTCGTAGTTAGGAATGTTCCAGATGGTGCAGTAGCATACGAAATTGTTAGATGTGATAGAACCGAAAACGATAGACATGTTGTAATGCAAACTGTAGCTTCCAATATATATGAGTATAAGATACAGGAACAAGGCAAGTAGGCTGGAGAAGGGGTTACATTAGATTCTTCAGTAGAAGCTAGACCCACCCCTTTCTTAACCAGTTATTATGGGGACTTCTCTACTACGTACCTTAGAGGAGCACCTGGTATGGAAGGAGGTGCTTGGGGTTGGGCAACTAGGAGAATATACTATCAAGATGTAGCTACCGATTACATAAAGTTAGTATCTCCTGAGATATGTGTACAGAAAGATGGTATTGAGCAGTATCTTAAGGACGCTAGCTATATGGATATGGTTGGAGCATACTTTTCTCCAACTTCCTCTACTTCTGGAGATACTGTGTTTGCTACAGCAGATTAGACTCTGAATAATGATGGGGAAACAATATCTTGGGTTAGTAAAGAAGATTATGAAGTTGAGAACGATACTTGGCATAACGAAGTATTAGTAGATACAAATGATTCCATATATAGAATAAAATGGATTAATAGAGAGCGTTCTAGCGATGGAGCGTTGGGTTTCTCTGGTATGATCTCAAAATACTATTACCCTAATTTCTAGAGTAATTCAGAGTCTGGAGCAAACGTTAATATTACAGATTGTAAATATGCAACTGATATTCCTTATAATGGTGGTCAGGACTTATCAGCTTATAGATTTAATGTAGGGGAAAGGTAGTTTACTAACTGGGCCATGACTAACTTTAGGGAAACAGGTGCACAGAATATAATGGGCCCAGCAGGTCCTGCATTAATTGTGTATGCACAAGGCTATCATACTTGGTTTCCTGGAGTAAACGGAGTTCCGTCTGGATTAGAAAGTGAACATTCTATTAATGCTGTACCTATAATTAATATTAAAAGAAATGTATCTAATGCGTATGGTGGCAATACTTACGTTAGTAGATAGAACTCTGTTTATATTTCTATAGATAACTATGTTAGAGTAACAAGCACAGCTAGTGTTACTATAGACGCGTACGGAGGTGATATATACTTAGGTTTACTTGACTATCCTTGTATGTTTACATTCTAGATGAATGATGCTACATAGTGGAACTGGTGTAAGTCCTTTGTAGGTGCTTATATACCATTTGAAACTAGTATAAATACTAATCTGTATAACGGTGATATGGTACATAGATCTTATACTTCTAGTAACTTTATAGATGTTCATTTACAAATGGAGCCACAGCAGACTCAGCAGTTTCATGTTCAAGATAGACCTTACTTTGTATATAACTCCGTATACTCTTCATAGACTGGAGCTAAGCAATTTGTATCTAAGTCTATATATGATGAAAGTAATATGCATACTAGTAATAGGATACTCGTATCGTAGGCAAAAACTAATAATGAGATACTGGATAACTGGACATAGTTTAAAGCTGCAGATTACTTAGATGTAGATAACCAATACGGTGGTATAACTAATCTAAAAGTATTTAGAGATAAATTATTTTACTTCTAGAGCGAAGCAGTAGGTATTGCATCTGTTAATGAGAGAAGTCTTATTACAGATGACAATAGTAATGAATTAGTACTTGGTACAGGAGGTATACTTACTAGATTTGATTATGTAACTACTATTAATGGTAGCTCTATTAAGAATGATAGAAGTATAACTGATTCTGATACTGTTATGTACTGGTACGATTATGATAAGAATGAAATATGTGCTTATAACGGTGCAGTAAGTTCTTTAAGTAAAGAGAAAAATGTATAGTCATACTTAAACGAAATGTACGATAAGAAGAGAAATGTGAATCTAGCATTCTACGATAAGAAGTATAATGAAGTATGGTTCAAGTTCTATGATAAGTCATTAATATTTAATGAATAGATTGGTAGATTTACTTCTTTCTATACGTTTAATCCTGATTGGAATTTACCATTCTCGAATAAGAATGTAGTAATCAAAGATAACCTGTTCTATGTTATAAATACACTAGATACAGATGGTTTAGGAGAAGTAGATAAGACTAGTCTAGTTAGAATTGTAGTGAATAAAGACGTAATGTACACTAAGGCATTTGATAATATAGCAATATTTGGTTAGTTACTAGATGCAAATGGAGCAAATACTACTACTGGTTTAATAGATTACATTCTATTTAATACTAAACATCAAACTGCTACTGCTACTAATCCTACCTTTGATTATAGAGAAAATACATATAGACTACCGATACCTAGATAGGATGAAAGTGAACAAGATACAAGTATGTCGTTTCCTGCTAGAATGAGGGGGAAATGTATGGTATGCGATTATCATTTTAACTCAGGTGATGAGAATACGTTTAGAATACCACTTATAACAACAACCTATAGATATTCATTAATATGATTAAGAAGAAAAGAAAGATTAAAGTTCCAGCTGCTTCATTTGGTTTATTCGGTGGCTAGAATTCTAGAGACATGGAGAGAGCGACTTAGGCTAGTCTTTAGGCATTTCGTAGTGCGCCATAGGTAGACCCTGATTATATTGGTAGCATGGGAGTCACAGAACAACCTGTACCTACTGGTAATGAGGCAGTGCAATAGTAGTAGCAATAGCAGAGTGGAAAGACTAGAAAGACTAGAGGTATTAACCCTAATGTAATGTCTACAATAGGTACTATTGCAGGAGCATTACCTGGCGCAGTCTCAATGCTTACTAGTATAGGTTCTGAGAGTACTGCTACTACTGGAGCAGACGCTGCTAAACAATCTGTATAGGATATGATGGGAGGAGCAGCTACAGGTATGTAGTTAGGTTCTACATTTGGCACAGCTGGTGCTATAGCCGGAGCAGCTATTGGAGCTGGTGTAGGTTTAATTGGTAAGTCTGGTAGAGAAGCTGAAATGACTTCTTTTACCGATTATGATGAAGGTACGCTTGGTACTGGATTAATTGGAGCTTTTGGTAATAAGAGATTACGTAGAGAAAGAGCTCGAATAAAACAGAACGCTTACGCAAATAGAGCTGCTGTACAAGGTACTGGACAACTACAGGCAGATTATAATCTAGAACATGGTTAGATAGATACTAATACTTTTGCTTACGGTGGTATGCCTACTAGTCTAGCATATGTAGATGACGGTGAGCTCATATCTACTCCAGATGGAACTATAAGTAAGGTACCTGAATTAGGTAGACCTACAGATAGTAATCTGGTTCAATTACCTGGAGGTAGTAAGATATTAAGTGATAAGCTTAAAGTACCTGGTACAAAGAAGACATTTGCTCAAGTAGGAGAAGAAATAATGGCTACTAAGAAGAGTAAGTTTAATGATATATATGCACAGAATGCTGCTAAACTGAATGAGATGAACAATAAGAGTATACACGATTAGCTTTTTGAAATGTAGGAAGCAGTGAAAGCTAAGAAAGGTATTAAGAGAAAATATAAAAATGCTGTAGTTGCTGCTGAAGATGGAGATATCACCTTGTTTAATCCTCATAATGTGTGGAGAGGACAGGATCCTAGAGGGTTAAAGAAATATAAAGTTGGTGAAAGAGTAACAATGCCTGATGGTAGTACTTGGGAAATTATAGAACCTACTTCTACTCTTGCAGGAACATCTAACTCGTCCTATCGTGCTAGAAGGGTTGCTAATGTAGAAAATGAAACTCTAGATAGGTATTTACCAGAAGTAATAGTAACTCCTAAGAAAGAAACTACAGTAACTCCCACGCCATACTCTGCTACCGTTTCTAAACCTAGACGTAAGAATACTTTTAAATTAAACCCTTCCGATTGGATTGGTGATAACGATGTAACCCGTAATACTAACCCCGATGGCTGGAGAAAAGAATGGACTTCGGAGGATCTACCGTTACCAGAAACTACTACTACTGTGACTACCCCAAAACAGGATGATGAAGATCCAGATAGAAATCCTATAGACTGGACCGGTATAGCTAGTGGAATAGCCGGTTTAGCTCCTATTCTGTCCAATCTTAACACTAGGCCTGAATATTAGAACACGATATATAATCCGTTTGCTAATGCTATCATGACTACTATGCGTAATCGTAGATACGACATTAGTCCTGCAATAAGAGATATTGAACGGAATAGAGCTATAGCTAATTACAATGAAAGTTAGATGAACACTAATACTGGAGCTAATATGGCATTTAGATTACAGAATGCAAGTAATACAGCTAGAGCTATTGCAGATATTAGATCTCAAGAGAGTAATGTCAATAATCAGTATTTAGCAGATTACGCTAATACTCTTAATGATCTAGGTAGACAATGGGCTAACGAAAGTATTAGGGTACAAGATGCTAATATGGCTAATAGGGCACAAGCTAGAAATATACGTAGAGCTGGTCTTAGTGGGCTTAGTCAATGGTTCCAGAATAGGGAATTAATGCGTAATCAACGCAATAGAGATAACATGATGATGGCTTTGTATGATCCATTCTTAGAAGCCGGATTTACTACTGGTGATCTTACTAACTTTAGAAACTGGTTAAGGAGGACTAACGGATAATGGCAGCAAATAGATTTGATTAGGCAGCGGAAATGCCTATTATTAATACTTATGTACCCATAGATTTTAAGAATCTGTATATGATTGGAGCTACTTAGAAGGCTGCTGTAGATTAGGCAATAGCGGATATTGGCACAGCTGTATAGACTTTTGGGGAATTCAGATCACCGTCTAGAATAGATACAGAAAATTATTATAAATTGACTCTGGGTCAAATGCAGGATCTCATCAATCAGTCCTCTGCAAACCCTGATGCTATGAAAGATGCCGGTTTTAGAGCTAAATTTTATAGTAAACTCAATAGTTTAGACTACGCAAGTCTTAGTTAGCTTAAAGAGAGTGCAGATAATCAAAGAGCTGGTTTGAGGATGAGAGCTGAAATGGAAGCTAAAGGTCTTTATAAAAACAGTCCTTATTGGGATAAGGCTAATATTGAAAATTATGATACTCTCGGAACCGGTAAAGTATTTTCAGACATTACTCCTACTAGATGGATGTCTGCAAACGAATTATCCAATCCTTACTTTGATAATTTACAACCTAGTTCTTTAGGCCCGGTGTGGTAGGATGGGGTAAAATATAATAGAACTGGTATTACTTATGATACTCTATACGGAATAGCAGATGCAAGATTTAATGATTTGGTGTCTACTCCTCAAGGATAGGCCTACTATAATGAAATATTGGATAGAGTAGGAGGAGATACTAGTGCTGCTAGACAAGCTTTTGTAGGTATGATAGCCGATTCGTAGAGAGATAGAATACGTAATGTAGATACAGTTGATCCTGCTTGGTTAGCTTAGTTAAGAGCTAATGCATCGCGCAGTGGATCTGTTGACACTGTGTTTGCTACTCCGACTAGATTAAGATTTATAAGAGAAGGTAATTTACGAGTAGCTCAACGTAATCTCAGGAATAATACTACTGAAGCAGAGATAAATCAACATAACGAACAACAGGCTCTATTAGAAGATAATTTTGCAAACGCTTACAGTAAGTATAGATCTAATCCAACTGAGGAAAATCTAGTAGAAGCCAAAAGAGCTTAGAATGCAGTCTATTTAAATCAAGGTAGGTTTTTACTAGAGAATAATCGTAAAGAGATAGATAAGCAATTTAAGACCGTAACTGGTAGATCTGTATACGACAAGTTCCCAGAAAAAATGAACCATAGAGACTATGTTATAGGAGTAAATAAGGCATTATCTAGTGTAGAGAATGACATAGCGTTAACTGGTCAAGATAAGCTTATAACAAATTTAGGAGCTCTGCCGGTAAATATTGTAGACGAAGGAAATGCTACTAAACAAGCATTTCAATTTAATACTTCAGCTGGTTTTGTGACTCCAGAGAGAATAATGCAAATGATCACAGACCCTACTGGATAGAATATTCCTGTAAGAGATGTTAGAAGAGGTACATGGTGGTTAGATAGTGAGAGTTTAGGTTTTGAAAACAATCTTACAGCAGGATCTTTTGGTACTACTCAATTTATTCCTGATAATAAAATTATACAAGTTAGTCCAGATGTATATGCAATTAAAGGTAAAATAAGGCTGAGTAGAGATGAAGTCGAGAATGTATTGGGTACTGGTTCTTGGTTCTCTAGATCGTCTGATCAAGGAGCTAAGGGTATAATCGGTTCTCAAAGAACTGATGATGTTCTAAGAGGAGCATATAATATGAAAGAAGTAAAGGAAAAATCTGGTGATGACGAGGTTACCTACTATGAAATGGATAGTTATAGATTGTTACCCTCTGTTACTGAGAATCCTGAATGGTGGACTGCCTCTGAAACAGGTTGGGCTAATACAGATTCATATGGCGGAATAGGTAGTGCGTCTATGGCTAAAGACGCCTTTGGATCTTCATCTCGTCTTAATCTAGGTTATTAATTAAAAAGAATATTATGCAAGATATATTAAATTCTATAGACGAACGACACGCTCTATATAATGCATATGCTACCCCATAGGTAGATCCGTGGGCGTATGTAAGAGAATTATAGTATGCACCTACTGGTCAAGCTCCTGATAATTATAATCCTAGTGATTATCTTTCTAGTGCTTATTATACTTGGCAACGTAATCGTCAAGAGAGTATAATGAATGGAGCTTATGGCGATTATACTATGCTAGACTAGGATTCATAGACTTTAGATAATTTGCGTAGTTATCTAAGCTCTTAGAATGCTGAATCTGATCCTCAATATATTACTGCTTTCAATACGGTAATGAACGAGGAGATGAACGACAGTTCTATCAATAATAGAATTAAATCATACCTACAGAGTAATAGGTATGATTTAGCTATTAGTGAGATTAATCGTCAATTAGACGAGTCTGCTAATGCAACAGACTCCAACACAGGAGCGTGGAAGGATGATAGCACGTTAGCTGCTAGAAAATCTGCAGCTTTATTTAAAGCAGATGTAGCTAGATAGGAATTAGATGAATATGATGCTAAAGTAGATCCTTATTTTAAGAAAAAGGAGGCTACATAGGAATTTGATTTTACAGACATCGATACTTATCTGTATAAACTTCCTGGTCTACTAGGTTCATCTGCTGCTACGATAGAAGCAGATATTGCTACTACAGCTGGTTCTTGGGCAGCTGGAGCTAGTATTGGTGCTGCTATAGGTGGTCCTATAGGAGTTGGAGTAGGAGCAGTTGGAGCAGGAGCTGTAGCTATCGCAGGTAACTTATTTAGCAGAGATGCAGATTCTAAAATGGAAGTGTATACTAACTATAAAGATTCTGTAAAGAAACAGTTACAAAAGGACGGCATAGATAAGAAGATACTTGCAGATGCTAAATCCGTTATGAGGGAATCCGGTCAGTATACTGAAGAATAGCTTAATGATGATGAGTTTATATACGATCAGATACTTACGGATAGAGTGAAGATAAACGATAACCAGCTTAACAAAGCTAAGATAAACAATAGGGATGGTCTTAAATCTCTATACTTAGATAATATGGCTCTATCTGCTTCGGATGTAGCTCAAACTATGATTGAGGTAATGCCATTTGGTTTTGGTAAGATCGCTAAAGCCATGAAACTAGATAAACTTGCTGCTCCTCTTGGAAAATTCAGACAAGGATTATCTAAACGTATTGACGATGTAGTTGCATACGGATTAGATAAGGCAGATGATCTGTCTACTCTTACTTGGAGAAGAGCAGTTAAAGATCTAGGCGGTAGGATGCTAGTATCTAGTTTTATGGAAGGTGCTGAAGAAGGTACGTAGTATATTAAAGGACAGAACTACATCAACGGAAATTATGATAAAGACGCAAATATTGTCGAAAGGTGGTTGGATAATACTGTTGACGGAGCTAGATCTATATTTGCTGCATTAACTCCTTGGGATCCTATCTACTCTACCGATAAAGAGTTCATGGATAACTTTAAAGGTGGTATGTTGTTATGCGGTATAATGACTGGTATATACGGTGGAGCTACTATTACAGTCAATACAGTCAATCAGATGAAAGTAGATAGACTTATTTCTAGCTTATATGCTGAAAATATGGAGGCTAAAGATAGAGTAAGAAAGGACATGCTTTATAGTGGTTCAGCAGGTAGTAGCAGATTCGATAGAGTAGATCAATCTTTTGATAATTTAAAGACACTAGGTCTGGACGGTATTACTGAGCAAGAGATAGAAGAAGAACGTACTAGAGCTAATTAGATTAGAAATATACGTAATTCTTCTGTTACTTTATCTGGAGCACGAAAGATTAATATAGATCCTCGTACTAGAGAATATGATGCATATGTGGCTCTTACTAAGAGATACTACGATGTATACGACGATACCTTTAAGAATTACCAATCTTCAACGAATAAAGTATCTGAAATATTAAACTCTGATGAAACTAATAGATATGTTAATGCTTTATCTGAAGAGTTAAAAGATAAAGGTTATGAAACTACTTCGGAAGAAATTAAGAATTTAATTCTCAATAAAGCTACATTAGATACATACAATTTAATGTATGAACAGTTTGATAAAGATGGATCTATATCGAAAGATATACAAGATAATCTTAATTATCAGACCAATCAGGCCGATTTGAATAGTTTTGCTCAGATTATAGACAAGAATAGAAAAGAGATAGAAAAGATTCAAGGTCCGTTTAAAGCTCTTCTTAAAGTATTAGAGACCGCCGGAATATCTCAAGATAGGTTATAGGTTCCGGCTAATTAGGAAGATTTGTAGAAGGCTATTTACGCTCAAATAGGAGCTAAGATTGCATTTGATAGAGCTGCCGCAGACAATGAGCTTTTTCACTCTGATGAAGAAAAAGAGATTAAGGATAAGATAAATCAATATCTTGATACTGAGAGAAGAGATAATGAATATGTAGCAGATCTAGATGACTTAAATGAAGGTAGAGATATTAATAGAGCTAACGAAGATGGGAAAGTAATAGAACCTCCTACTATAGATAGTCCTGTTACTCCTGAGCCTGAACTTGTATCCCCTACTCCGTCACCTTCTCCAGCTCCAGCACCTGCTGCAGTAGAAACTAAGCATGAAACAGAAGAGAATAAAACAGTTGATAAAACCCAACATATCTGTCCAGTGTGTGGTAAGCCTATTGATTTCGATTATAATACACAGAAAGGAGTATGCCCTCAGTGTCATACCGATTTGGGTATATATGTGGATATTAACAATCTAACAGAAGAAGAAGCTAAAGAATTATTAGACGAATTAAATGACCCTAATTCTAAATTATATAATCCTCCTCCAGCTCCAGCACCTGCTGCAGTAGAACCTGAGTAGAAATAGGGATCTGTTGTAGTAGATCAGTCTAGTGAAAATGAACAGAATGGTTTTGTTAATCAACAGTTAACTCAGCAATATCAAGATGAACTTAATCGAATTTATTCTATTAAAAATGACGATGAATTTGAAAAAGCTGAGAAAGAATTCTCTAATACTCTTCCAGAAGAATACTCTACTAAGCTTGTTAACAATGTACCTTCAATATATAATACAAAAAAAGATTATGAATACCGAGAAACTCATGTTCCGGAAGGTCAAATAAATAGGTATAATCAAAGTGCATTAAACAGTACTCCGAGAAAATTTAAAGTAGGAGATAAATTATAGATTGAACGAGAAGGAAGTTATCCTATAGCAACTGTAACTGAAGTTTCCGATGATGGTACAATATCGCAAGCTGTGGATGAAGCTGGTTATGTTTTAATAGATAATGGCGCTATTACTACAGGTCTTCCTTAGAGAGTATCTACAGAATCAGTTGAATTAACTAAGACTAGATAGAAAGTAAATAAGCTTAGAGAAGATGTATCTGAAATAGAAAATGGTCATGTAAGACTTAAGAAAGGTACTAATGCTAGAGAAGTATACGATCTTGCTTCAGACGCAATTAGGAATGACTTTATGACTCGTCATCCTAATGTTACTTAGTACAGAGAGTATGTTGCTACTAATGAGTTGGATAGTCAAGAAGGTCAACAATATGATTTATTACAGAGTATTGTTGATACTAGAGACCGTATGGAAGAAGAAATTCTTACAAACGGTAATACTAACCGAGCTAGAGGACTACAAGGTTATTTACGTAGATTAGTAAATGACTACAATGAAGTAGTTGCATCTAATTAGAGATAGCAAGAGTAGGCTAAGGAAGAAGCTACGAAGAATCCTGCTCCCATTACTGATAATGAAGCAGAACCTGTTCCTCCAGTTAAATCTGAAGAAACTCAACCCGCTAAAGTAGAAACTCCTGACTTAACACAGATACTCGGAGATTGGTTAGGAGAAGGGGTTGCAGAAGGTATGCAAGCTGGTGCTCAACCACAGCAACCTGTACAATAGCCTGAAGCAGAACAACCTACTCAAGAACAGCCTATAGTAGATACTCCTCTTACTTATGATAATAGAGTTGATCCTTACTCACATGAGATCAATTATAGATTAAATAAAGATGGTCAACCTATACCTTTCCAAGGTATGGAAGAATATCTGAATAATGAAGCCTTATCAGAAGTATCTACTAATCCTGATTTCATCAGTACAGTGTTGCCTAACGCAGAAGTAGTAGTAAGACCGTATACTAACGATAAAGGTTAGACTACTCCTGCAATTTATGTAATATTGCCATATAAAGGTAAGAACTATATAGCATCTGTACAAGAAGTTGAGAGTTTATAGGGATATCTGTATAAGCGTAGAGATCCTCTTCCTTATGATTAGATTTAGTTGATACTTACTAATTTACAGAATCTGAGGAATAAAGTATTAGAACTTAATAAGCAAGTACAAGCTAATCCTAATCTTAAAATTGTTCCTACTGTTATAAGGTCTACTAATGGTCAGTATATTAATGAGAAGAATCCAGATAATAGTCCTAAAAATCGTAAGTTAACAGAATCGGCTCATTAGGTGGTAAAAGACCCTTATGAGATTACTCCTGAAAATACACATGTTGGTATTACTACAGGAAATAGAAGTAATGCTACAATTAGATATAAAGGTAGAACTATATCTGCTAGAGGTGCTGCGTTAGGGCAACCTATGTGGATAATAGAAACTCCTAGAGAAGATGGAGGTACTGATACTAAACGGGTAAAGTTAAACTATCCTGATTTTAAGAATGATCCTGAGATGGTAGACTTTATTATTGATCTACTTGTTAATCCTTCTAATAATTATGTAGATAGAAGTGGAGTATAGACTGGCATAGATACCAAACAATTATTAAGTTTCTTAGTGAATTTTGGTACACATACAGCAGTTAATCCGAACGATCTTGGATTAGACCAGAGTCAGATAGATAGATTACTGGCTAAACGTTTCTACATTAATGAGAATAATCAACTTATATTAGGTAGAAATGCCTATAATATTGGAGATATTATTTCAGATCCTACGGTTAGACAGACAGTAAAGGATTACATAATGTAGAATTTCCATCCTGCTATAGATGAATTTGGACTAAGTACGTAGTACATCGGAGGTGATACATAGTCTCTAGTATAGAGACCCATGTTCAGACCTGCAGCAGCTATGCTTAGAACAAGTAATGTGGATAAGATTGTAATGATACCAGGGAGATTAGAATTTACTCTAAAGGACTTTGGTATTGTTACAGATAGTAATGGTAGACGTAGATAGGATGACAAACATCCTAATGGTATTAGCATACTAGGGTGGTATGTAAAACAAGGTATTCTATTGACAGATATATCGGATAAACTAAAGAATGCTAATCTGTACATTGACGACGTTAAACTAGTAAATAAAGACTACATACCTAATTTACAAGAAGCTACTCAACAAGTTAAAGAAACTGTAGATAACTCTAATACCGTTGAAGTACCTACTATGGATGGTGGTACTAGAGTAATAGATATTAACTCTATGTTATCTTTACTAGACGGTAAGAAAAAAGGACCTAATATGGTATCTGAAGAACGTTATCAAGAAGGTCTTCTTGTTAATGAAGCAGATAGAATGAATCCTAAACAGGCTACAGAATGGTTGCAGAAGACTCTAGGTATTACTCCTGAAATAGTACAGTCTGTAATAGATATTACTGAAGCAGGTCAAGCTGTAGTTGGTAGAGTAACAGAAGATTCTATACTATTATCTGAACTAGCTCCAGAAGGCGCTGAGTATCACGAAGCTTGGCATAGAGTATCTCAATTATTAATTTCTCCTAAGAAAAGAGATAGACTGTACAAACAGTATAGGAGAAAACATAATAGTACTCAGACAGATCAGTAGATAGATGAAATGATGGCTGAGGACTTTAGAAGGTTCTAGTTAGAAGAAGCATAGAATTATAACTTTGAAACTAAGAATTGGTTTAGGCGAATATGGGATTTCATAAAACTGTGGGCTAGAACTGGTTCATATGCCTTAGCTAATATATATTCTAATATCAATAGAGCTAAGTATAGTGGAGTAGAACCTAATGCTGAAAATGTAGCTAGATTTAGACAAATTTACTCTGGAGAAGGTCCTAATCTAGAAGTATCTGGTTATAGATTTTAGAACATTAAGACAGTAAAACAGTTAGACGATATTACTAAGAGCCTTACTTATGCTTTCTTTAATGTTGCGTTTACTGATGGCAAAGCTATAGATTACGCTGACTTACGTAATGAGAAGCCTAGGTTTGATACTCTTAAATTAATGTTACAAGCACAGGCTTATAGATATCCATCTCCTGCTATACAAGAGATTGTAGATAAGTTTGATGATATATTCGCTCCAGCTGTAGCTAACAATCTTAAGAATCTAGGAATACGCGCTATTGATAGTAATGAAGACTAGACTATTAGTGACATGGAAGAGGGAGCAGAAGGAGTTAACATAGGTCAACATACTATAGAAGGTATGAATATATCTATTAAAGATAATGCTCCTGCTGAGGTTAAGTTCTTCTTCTAGACCATTCCTATGTATGAAATAGGTTAGGATGGTAGACCTAGAGTAAAAATAGATCCTATTACTCACTGGCCTCAATTTGTAGACACTAATAAGTCATGGGTTAACGTTCTTAAAGATTTACATGGATGTCGTACACTGTCTAATCTAGTTTCTAAAGTAGCTCAATTAGCTAAACAAGGTGATCCTTTTTATCAAGCTATTCTAACTAAATTAGATGAAGAGATTTCAATTAAATCTCAGTCACAAGATCCTAAAGTAGCAATGGCTTCTGAATCATTGTTGACGAAAATAATGACCGTTATTACTTCAGATGTAAATAACTTTGTTACTGCTAAAATTAGCAGGGATAGAGAAACCAATCAAATCTCTATGAGTCTGGTAGATAACGGAGTAGATGTAAAAGCTCTTAATTACCCAGGAGTATGGTCACGAGATCTGTTTAGAAACTCTGGATTATTTGAGTATACAGAAGCAGGTAAACTGAAATCTAATCCGCAAGCTAGACAGAAGTTACTTGAGATAATAAATCGTTATGGCGCATTAAGAAATGCATTCCTAAATAACAACGGTTTATTTACATACAATGGTCAGCAGTATGATTTGCATTAGGATGCTAATTTAGAGAGAGCTAAAGACTATATAGTAGCCATACTTAATTCTGTAGGTATCGGTATAGATAAACCTACCTTAAACAAAGTATTGGCATCTGGAGATTTCGGTTCCGCTACAGATAGTAAGTACGACATACTTAGAAGATTTGTAGTTGATAGTAACGTATATGGTGGTATTCCTAAGCTAATGAACACTCTTTATAGTGTTTTTAAAGCTATAGATGAAAAAGGTAATATTGGTGAAATAAAAGTAGAGGAAGGTAGTCTTAATCCGTCTTCCATATATACTAATCTTGGTATTGTTAAATACCTTGCTAATTACTATGCTATGACTCATGCCACTGATAGGAGTTTGAGTTCTTTAGGTCCTGATGGTAATAGCTATTATATGGTATCTTAGAATAATTTTGCTAAAGATAGATTACATGAAATAGCTACGGATCCTGAAGTACAAGCTTAGCTTAATTCAGTAGTATATAATCAAGGTTCTATTATACTGTAGGCTATTCGTAATGGCAATACTAATTTAGCTATAGAGACTCTAATCAATTTTAAAGATACTACATCTGATGATAGAGGTAGAGACTACTTTGGAATTACAGATAGAGAAGACTATATAGCCAAAATGACGGCTGTTCTGAATGATAGAATTATATTTCCTACTGTAGCTGATAAAAAGACTTATCATTTCATTAGAGGAGTACAATTATATCACGGTCCTATTACGTTCTCAGGTACTCCTGATAAATTAGGAGTAAGATATTCTGATGAAGCGTTAGATGTAATATTAGGTTACTGTTACGATGAACTGAATCAGATCGAATTGTGTTTACGTCAAATAGATGACGATCCGGCTCATATAAAAATCATAGACGGCTAGGAAGTACATATTAACGAAGATGGTACAATTAATCATGATTGGCTAGAACCTAATAGACGTATTAAAAACTTCCATACTCCTAATAAAGTAGAGTGGACTGATAAAGATGGTAAGAAACATAAGCGTACTTTAGAAGGCAATGGAGCTAGATTCTTATTCTTAACAGGTATATATACGAGTGATGGTTTCATTAATTTTAATGACCCAATGAAGTCTGCTAAAGAAAATCTATAGACTGCTAAAGAACATTTCTTTAACATGTCTACAGATACTTAGAAAGTATTCCTTAGTGGGGTAATTAACAATATAGTTAAGAAAGAATTACAAACTGCTAAAGATCTTGGATTAATTACTTCAAACGAAAATAACTCAGTATGGAGTATGCGCAACGTCTTATTAGACAGTAAAGAACTTAACAGAAGGCAAGCTAGATATACTAACTTTGATGCTCAAAATGCTCAAGGTTATGCTATATTTGATATGATAGCAGACTATACTATTAATAGTATCATTTCTATTAATGAAGTAGAAAAGCTATTTAGCGGTTCTCCTGCTTACTATAAAGTTAAGTATGATAAAGATGGTATTGTAGACGTATCGGTCGATAAGATTAAACGTTTAGGTTCTCTTACTTCTACAGGTTTAAATAACCGTTTAGATTTCATGCGAGACAGACTAGATAGTGATGAATACACTGTAGCTGAATTAAAGGATCATGAAATTAGAGATAAACAGTATGCTACATTAGAAGAACTATTTACTCGTAGTTACATCAAGGAAACTATTCAACAATTCAATGGTCAAGATGCTTGGAATGAAGTGAAAGATCTCTCTATAAAAGAAATCGAAGAGAAATTCCCTGAAGAGATCAAAATAGCTAGAATCGCTGCTAAGAAGGATGTAGCTGGATATAAGGATGGTGTTAATGTAGCAGATGCTGCTGTGTATATTAGTCCTAAAATGACTGAAAGACTTCTTAGAATGCGCGGCGTATGGTCTTATGAAATATAGCAAGCCTTTAAAGTTCTTACAGATCCTGAAACAGCTGATAAGTGGGAATCTGATCCTAAACTATATGCTCAAGCCAATAAAGTAATATTGAATGCTATGAAATATATGGCATTCGGTACACGCTTTAATGAGATACCTGGTTTAGGTATACCTTACTTTAATAAGATGGCGTTATTCCCATTATTTAAGTCTGTAGCTACAGGCGATATGAAAAAGCTGTATGACAGAATGACAGAACCTAATAATGAAATAGATATGGTTCTTTTTGATTCTTCTGTTAAAGCTGGTTCTAGAAGTCCTTAGAAGATGTATCGTTAGGCTAAAGATAGCGAGATAGAACTTAAAGACGGACAAACAGTCTTATCTGCTCAACTTACTGAAACTTTAGAGAACGATCAAGCATTTAGACCAGATGATTTGCATAAGTTAGTTACTTATAGGTAGAAATATAAGTATCTGCGGCAACAGTTAGAAACAAATCCGCATACTCATGAAGAATAGATGTTGGGTACATAGTTTATGAAAGTAGGTGTATCTAATCTTATAGATGAGGACTTGTACGGTGTAGAAGGCGATCAGACAACGGGTTCTGAGATTAAGCAAACCATTATGTGGTGCTTAAACGAATTGTCTGATAGAGGTAAGTAGAAGATATCTGCCGAAGTATTTGATAAAGATGGTAATGTAAATATTACTAAATTAGCTAAAATGCTTCGTGATGATGCCAGAGATTCTGATGCTAACGATAATGTATTGTCTGGTTTACAAGTTGAAGGAGAAGACCTAATACTGCCATTGGACGCTTTATCCGATAATAACTGGTTAGAAAGTAGATTCGTAGCAATGATTGCTAAAGAGGTAATTGATGTTCATCTACCAGGTGGAGCATTCATTCAGCGTTCTGCATTTGCTATGGAAGCTACGGCTCAAGACGTTATTACTGAGGATATGATTAATGATGGTAAACCGTTGTTAATGATAAATGAGAAAGATGGTTCTATGGACTCTGTAGTTAGTATTAATCTGTTTAAGCATTTTATACCTAACTATAAGAAGATGACTTTTAGAGAAGCTAGACAGTGGCTATTAGATCATAATATTATAGGGCAAAATGCTGAAGCTGTTGCTATTGGGTATCGTATTCCTACTCAGTCTATTGCATCTATTTCTGCACTACGGTTTGTAGACGTATTCCCTGAAATAATGGGCGATACTATAATGCTACCAGAAGGTTTTACTAAACTCACTGGATCAGATTTTGATATAGACAAGCTATATGTAGCACGTTATGGATTTAATGAAGAAGGCAAAGTAATAACTGATTAGAGTGATGCTGGTATTAAAAATAGAATGTTAAGTATGTATTTAAGGGTACTGCGTACTTTAGCTAATACAGGTCAGCTTAAAGGTTCTATTGATAATGCTACAGATAATGTAAAGGCCATTCTCAAAGATATTGAGGGTACTAGTGTAACTCACCCTGCGCCATTTGAAGTATATTCTCCTACTTATCAAGAAGCTAGAAAAGCAGAATATACGGGTGGTAAAGCTGGTATTGGTCCTTTTGCATTAAATAATGCTCATCATATTCTTACCCAGCTTGTTAAGTTGAAGATGATTAGTACTCCATTTACAGATGCTATGTAGATTACAGATTTAGGTAGAATCTTTGACGTACCTACGGATACAGATCCAAGAGGTCAGCGTATATTAGACTGGTTGTCTGCTATGATTAATGCGTTTGTAGATATAGCTAAGGATCCTTATATTGTAAAGCTGAATGTGAATGGTTGGACATATAACATGGTGTCGTTCTTACTTAGAGCAGGTAAAGGTAAGCAAACGTTCTATTTCATGTATCAGCCTATTTTAAGAGAAATGGCTCAAGAAGTACTTAAAACTAAAGGTAAGTATGGTGTAGATAGAACAAAAACTCCCTCATAGCTTGAACAAGAAGCCATATAGAGAGTTTTAGATAAGTACGATAAGGATGGTAAGTTCTAGAAAAAGTATAGACAAATTAATCAAGATGATGAATTAAGCGCTACTACTTATAGTAATCTATTTAAAACCTTTATTAACGATAAAGGTGAAGAATCTTCTGCTCTTAGAGAGATGCTAAAAGATCCTGGGTATGTGAGAGATTTTAATGAAAGCCAAGTAATGATATACTATGCTTGGTTGAAGTTAAAACCGTATGCAGATTCTTTAGCGAACCTTGTTAAGTACTCTAAGATTGATACCAAGAAGATAGGTAAATCTTTCGCTGAACAACAGAATTACTATGACGGTATGATGCGTATGTTAGATGATCCTAATTTTGCAGAAGGTGAAATCAGAAAGTTCTATGATGAAACGTTTGTAGGGCATAAGACTGAAAATGCTATACCATTTGGTATTTCTATATTCAAGAACTTACTGTTGCGTAATACTTAGCTGTTTACAGATCAGAAGAATGTAATATTATCATTACTTGGTAGAAGAGGTATTGCTGATTCAGGTCTAATAAATGCTGTTATCAAGGGAATGGAAGCATAGGCTAAAGCTCAATTCTTTAATGACTATATAAAGTCTAATGACATAGACTTACAAAGTATGTTTAAAGGACAAATGTCTATGGCTAAACGACTGAATAACTTTAAATAGTTAATACTGCGTAGAGATCCTAGAATGTCTCATTTGATAGATAATACAGGTCATATTACAAATGATTTCATAGAGTTTCTACTTCCTAATATATAGAATACAGAGGATAGACCTAATGAATTAGATTTCATAGATACATCTGATTTATTAAATGTAGATTAGGCTAAAGCTAATAATCTTATTAACTATTGGAGAGAATTAATAGAAGATCCGAATCCTTAGATAAGTAAGTTATTTAAAGATTTAGTAGTATATGCATTTATTACTACAGGCGATAATCCTACAATGAACTCATTCTTCCAGTATGTTCCTAATAGTTATCGTATTCAGATGGGTTATAGAGATTTTATGAGAGGTCAGCTTGATAAGTTCTCTAATGAGAGTACAGCTTCTTACCCTGATAAAGACGATTTCTTCAGAAATAATTGGCACAATGATAAGCTGGTTAAACCTGTAGAATTAACTAATAGCAGAGGTAATGGTTTACTTGGTATATACTACAATAATCATATGCCAAATATCATAATGGGAGCTAGATTAGGTAATAGAGGATTATAGTAGGCTATTAAACCTATTAACTGGATAACTAATGTTACAGATGGTAAGAAATATCCAGTATTTGCACCTTACATTAAAATTTCAGATAGTAGATTCAATAGACCTGAAAACTGGCATCTATATACTCTTATAGGTTATAAGTATGATGGAGACTCTAAAAAGTATATCCCTATTTATGGATTGATAAGTAAGAAAGGATATAAGTATAGAGGCCATACTGTTACTGAATATGGAGTATAGACTTAGTTTGATTTTAATATAGAACCTGAATGGAACTACGCTGAAGCTTTGAATAACCCTACGGCTATTGCTGATATGGCAGAATCATCATTTGCTGGTATGGGAGACTTCTGGTACGACGTTAAACCGATATCGTCTTTAGTTACTTATTAGAATTCTAACTATTTACATTCTATGATAGATACTGTAGTAGAAGAAGATACTCAAGCTGATAACATACCTTTAGAAGAAGTAGATGAACCTGCAGAAGCAGCTCAGCCTAGTACATAGTAGACTATTAACACGGTAAATAATCCAGATAGCTTTACGTTACATTCTGGTGGTGCATTAGGAGCAGATTCTATGTGGGGCTAGATAGCAGAAGAGTATGGTATACCTAATACTCCAGATAGACAGATGCATTACTATAATAATCAGCCTACTCCTAAAGGTAATGTACAAATATCTACTGAAGACTATGAAGAAGGTAGGTATAAGGTAGCAGAAGCTGCAAAAGCTAATTGGGGTTATTAGTATAAGACTATGAAAGATGATAGACTTATCCGTAACTGGTCATAGGTTAAACATTCAGATGCTATTTACGCTATTGGTACTATGGTTAGAGAAGGTGAAAGAATATTCCCTAATCAATCTGGAGATACTAGGACCGCTAAACATACAGCTGTTACAGGTGGTACTGGTTATGCAGTAGAAATGGCAATACAAGCAGGTAAACCAGTTTATGTGTTTGATCAATCTAGAAATAGATGGTTTAAGAATATAAACGGCGAATGGTCTGTATCGGATGTTCCAACTCTTACTCCTAACTTTGCAGGTATTGGTACTAGACAAATACAATAGAATGGCATTGATGCTATTAGAGCAGTATTTGAAAAGACGTTTGGTAATCCTTAGTAGAATACTCAACAAACTATACAAAGTGTTGATTAGATGTAGTATAAATAGTATATAGACGTTGAATAGCTTAAATAGAGTGTGGTGCAAACATTAAACGAACTTGTTGATGAAGGTACTATTACTAGAGAAGATGTAAGTAAGTTTAGAGAATTACTAAATAAAGAAAATCCTTCTACTAAAGAAGAAGTTGAAGGACTATTAAATAAATTTATATGTAACTTATGATGAATATAAAATGTCCAAATAAAACTCTTCCTGAATGGAAGGAACTAGTTGAAGCGGTTGGTGAAAATAGCGCCTACTATCTTTGGGATTAGAATAACGGTTATGGCTTAGATCGTGCTCCTAATGGAGCACTTTCTAAGTTATTTTCAGACCTTCTGAGCCATTATAATGGTGATAGGAATGCTGCTATAGCAGCAAAGGCTAAAGTGTATTCAGAAGCCTTTAAAAACTGGTTTGGAGATTGGTTATCAGATGATAAGACTAGTGTATCTAAAGTAGTAGATGAGAACGGGGAGCCTTTACTTAGTTCAGTAATTAGTAATTAGGACTTATTATAGTGGTTACAGAATAATCCTGTATAGATAACTCCAACTACATTTGATCCTTCGATTATACGTTAGATAAGTGATACTTATGAACACATTCAAAAAGGTCTCAAAGATCGTCTAAAATCTGTTAAACGTTATTCTACCAAGAATCCTAGGCTGTGGAATCAATTATCTACTGTAATATCTCAGTTAGCTAACAGTGAAGCGGAATAGGGTATCTTATAGTTCCTATAGCATATATCAGATACTATTAACGATGCTATTAAATTCTTACAGAAGCCTATAGATGAAATTAATGCTAAACAGATAAGACAATTGTCTTAGGACTACGTAGGATTCTATAAACCTCTTCTAGATGATATAATTTATCTATTTGATACTACTGATATATTTAAAGACTTACCTAATTATGTGGAACTACAAAGGAATGCTTATAGATTGTCTACTGAAATGGATTAGGTCTATAATAGATTTGTCCATTTACTTAAGGCGAAAGGTATATCCGAACTAGTAAGTTATTTGTAGTCAAATAATGTACCGTAGTCATATATAGATAAAACTTTAGAATGGCTTAATAACCCTACTAACGATATTAGTATATTCCTTAACTGGTTCGGTATGGCATCTAATAGTAATAGTATGGTTACATAGGCTATAGCTAAGATGCTAAATGATACTATAAATTAGACGTAGAGAGAGACTATGTCTAAAGGTATTGAGTTAGTTAAGTTAGCATAGGCAGCTAAAGAAAAATATGGAGTAGATGTATAGAAGTTGTTATACGAGAGACTTAATGATGGTACATATTCGGGTTATAGAGTAAGACCTATCAATTATGGTTAGTATAAGAAGGATAAACAATAGTATCTGGATAAATTAGCTAATAAGTTAGGTATAACTAAAGACAAAGAAGGTCATTATAACTTACCTAATGATGAAGCTATCCAAAAGAAATGGTTTGATGGTATTAATAAGTTTTATTCGGAGAGAGTAAATAGAAGATTTACTTCTGAATATTATACTACTAGAAATAGAATGTTATCTGTTAAGACTAGAGAAGCAATAGATGAAATACAGGATTACATAGATTCTATTGTATCTAGAGTAACTAGAGATGGTATTCAACACGATGAAGAACTCACTACATCTGAGTATTAGCAGTTACTTATGCTTAAGAGATAGAAACAGTTATTAGCTAATAGATATAACTTAGATGGAAGTATTAAGACTGGTGATGATTTGCTAATAGCTAATGAACTATCTGCTTTTAATGAAGAAGTAAATAAGAATGTAAGTAGAGAAGTAGACTAGGAAAGATATGATAAAGATTATAAGGCTATAGTAAAGCAATATGGTAGTAAAGATGATCCTAGAGTTAAGTTATGGGTATATAGAAATACTGTTACACGCTATAATTAGGCGTTTTACGACCGTTTAGATAGACTAAACAAGACTCCATAGTCTGATTTATATAAAGAGCTTGTACAACGCCGTAGAGAGCTTACGTAGCTATTTAAAGATCCTGAAACTGGCTAGATAAATGTTGATATGTTATCTGATGAATAGAGAGCAATGCTTCTACAATTGGATAAAGATATAGATGCAGCCAGAACTTATTCTAGCAAAGAAGAAGATTCTGATAGTTTTGGTAGTTTTGCCGAAGTAGTGTATACTTAGAAGTATTATGATGATGCTAGAGCTGCTCAAGCAGCCGGTTCTACTTAGTATCAACAATGGTATGAATAGAATCATTACGAAGACCAGAGAGGTTATATGAAACCTGCTAGGTATTATACTGTATTAAGGCCTAAAGACTCTGTAGCTGACAGATATACTGAAACAGTGCCTACTGGTAGATATACTAAAATAGATCCTACCTCTAATTGGTATAATCCTGATTATGATAATAACGGTCCTGCAATATAGCCTAAAAAGAAATATTATGACAATAGTAAGGCTTATAATGAAGTAATGAGTAAACCTGAAGTAAAAGCTTTGTACGAAGCTATTGTGGATACAATGAATCAGGCAAACTCGTATATACCGTTCTTAAATACGGCTGATGATGGTAGAATGTCTTAGATGCCAGCTAGATTTGCACAGGTATGGGCTAGAATGACCGGTATTACTGATAGATTGAAGTATGCAATTGATGAAGTAGTTACTACTTAGGCTGACGATTTTGACTATGTAGAAGAATTTGCTACAATGCCTAATGGTGATCCTATTAAAGTAATACCTACTAGATTTATACAGATGTTAGAGAATCCTAATATTATATCTACAGATGCAGTTACAGCTACCATTGCTTACTATAATATGGCTGTTAATTTTAAGAATATGTAGGAGCAATAGGACAATATTGAACTAATGTTAGGATTACTCAAAGGTATTACTATTAGAAATAAAAAAGGTACAGTACAACCTGGTAACAGTAATCTATATAAGTAGGCTCAATTGTTAGTAGATAGGCTAATGTATGGTAGAAACATGAATTAGGTAACTGCTAATGTATTAGGTAAAGAGATAAATATAACCAAAATGGCTACTTTATTACTTAGTTAGATACGTAAAGTTAATCTATCTGGTAATATTTGGTCTATTGGTACTAGCTTCTTTACCGATTCTACTTATACTACTTTGGAAGCTAAGCTTGGTAGATATTTTGATAAAGAAGATCTATAGTTTGCTGTTAAAGAGTATGCTAGAAGATTACCTAATATAATGGAGAATATTGGTAATCCTGTACCGAACGATAAATTATCTTATCTAATGTTACTTAATTAGGTAGTAAGAGATAACAGGGGAGTATTCAATAGGATAGACTAGTCTTAGGTATTAAGAAGTATTAATAATAACTTCTGGTATCTTGGTTATACTCAATCTGATTATCTCGTTAAATCTCACACTCTTATGAGTGTATATCATAATTATAGATTAGTGGATGGTAAATTTATGTCTAAAGCGGAGTTTATAAATACGTATTATCCTAGTAATAAGAAAGCTGGTGAAGCAGCTTTTAAATAGTTAGAAATTACTGCTTTTGATGCTTACAATGAAGATGGTACTGTTAAAGAAAAGTATAAATCTAAAATAACTACTAAGTTAATGAATGATATAAAGAATAGAATTGATGTGCTTAGTAGAAGAATAGATGGTACTTTACGTGAAGTAGATAAAGCTTAGATTCACGCTAATTTCTTAGGTCAATACGTAATAATGCATAAAAACTTTATGATACAAGGCTTACACGATAGATTTAAGAAGAAGCAATTTAACTTAGATACTTAGATGGAAGAAGATGGTTATTATAGAAGTATGGCTAGATTCTTACGAAATATAATAGGTAATAGACATTTTGGGCTTACTCAACTATTAGCTGATTATAACTAGTTACAAGAATATGAACAGTATGCCGTAAGACGAGTATTACATGAAATTACTTTATTTACTTCAGCTACACTATTGGCATTGAGTTTAGCAGCTTTAGTAGACGGAGATGATGATTATGATAACTGGTTAATGCAATCTATTACTTATCTTGCTTTACGTTCTGCATTTGAATTCCGTACTATGTATAATCCTATGGAGTTCTTCTCTTTAATTAAATCTCCAACAGCTGCATTTACTTGGTTTGACAATGCTTCTGCTTTTATCAATCTATTTAACCCGTTCTCTTATATTGGAAGTGGAGGTCCGTTTGCTATTATAGATAGAGGAGTATACGAAGGTATGCCTAGAATACTTAGAAATATTATCAAAGTAACACCAATAAGAAGTATTATAGAAGCAGGAGATCCCGAATCAAAACGTAGTTATCTATAGAATCAATTAATGAGTTTCTAAAGTCGCTATAGTACTTCTCAATTCTAGGAATACGAAGAAAAAGGAAAAGGTCTGGTATTAGTTTACCAGACCTTTATTTTATTCATAAGGATAATAGTCTTCCTCAGGTAGTTCAGCTATAATAGACTCACCAAATCTATATGTAGGATAAAACAAACGAGGTATCAAATCTGGAACTGGCACATTATTCCAAAATGAACATATTTCCTGTTCTGCTTCAGCACTACAAGCTTTTCCTACACTTTTTAGTTGACTAATATCCTTTTTGTATCTTGGATTAGCAAGACAATATACTGTATAATGATGTTTATTAATAGTAATATACCTCTTATTATATTTAGAATCTAAATGTTCAAATTTACAATATCTTTCTAAGGACTCTTTAGTATTTACTTCACTGTCATATACAAGAAAGACCTTATCTTCAAGATAAGGTCTATTTTTATCACTTGTGTACGCATTAATAAAACCACTTTCTACAGTTAAGTCTTGCCATGTAAGATTATCGTCCATCAATGGAACAATATAGATACTTACATCATTCAAGTTTTTCAATACCATTATTCTCGTAATATTTACGAGTATGTTCCCAATTTCTAGAATTGATATGGTATGAAATTTCTTTTATAGTATCTGAAATAAGATTCTTACGATTGAGTAACTCCTCTTCGTTAAACATATCAAATACTCTTACTTCATAATTACCGTTTGTTTGTACAGCTATAATATAACATTCTAAATCATAATCATCTACATTATAATTTAATACTTCTAGCATATACCAAGTAATAGCACAAAGGTAAAAAGCTAATTGTCTATAATAATCAAATTCTTCTACAGAATGTTTGAAATTATAAACGTCACTTGTAGTTTTTAAATCTATCAAAATGATTTTCTTATTAACATGGTCAAACATTACTCTATCAAGTAATGATTTACAAAGAACCTTATCTAATTCCCAGTTAATATGAAATTCATTATGACATTCGTATGTAGTAGGTACATCAAATAATAATTTATTAGCTGCTTGATGTTCCTCAAGATTCTTCTTAATCTTTTTAAGCATATCTAGATCTGCAAAAGAAATAGGTATTTTATTATCTTTTTCAGATTGTAATGCTTTAATATAATCTGCATACTTATTACATAGCTCTCTTGCTTCATTTAAGGCGATTTCAGAGGACTTTGTATTACTGTATGAAGATCTATATGCTTCAAGTAATTTCGTGTCTTCTACGAGCTCTAATGAGTTCGCATAAGCTGTACAGAAATCCTTTTGTTGCTTTACTTTAGGTACTTCGTAATCTAGAATAATATAGTCCTTCCAGAATTCATCTGGCTGAAGTATATATTCGTGAATCATAGTACCTTTCTTTAATTGAGGAAGGTCTAGACCTTTTTCTTTACCATCTAACATATCACGAAGATACTTTGGACCTTTTTTCAAGAACCAACCTATAGCTGAATTCGAGATACGTGACGAATCAGAATAGTATGGCACATCAATTATCATCTTCTTCATCTTCTACTTCGCTAAGTAAATAGGCTTTGAACTCTTTAAGCTTTTCTATACGTTCCTTATGTAATTTTATACTCTCAAAATACTGAAAAGCTCTATCGTAGCTTCCTTCACGTACCGCTTGTGCTATCCATAATTCAAAATTAGTTATATCATTATGATGGTTAGCAACTCGACCATTAACGTATGCTTCTAACTTTACTCTTAATTGAGCTTCAGTAAAACCATCTTTAATCTTCTTTACTATCTTCTTTAGTAGATTCATCGATTATATCTCCTGTTATTGGTAGAGGAATTTCATCCTCTTGCTGTTTTAAAAAGAATTCTTTATTAAGCTGTAAATATTCCTTAATTGCATTTACTTGAAAATTGTCATAGTGTTTTAATGCAGTATACATAGGAATATTGTTAATCATGGTATCGAATATCTCTTCGATCTTACTTTTTTCAGTTTCCACTTCTACTACAGGTATTTCAAAATCTTCTTTTATATTATACTCATCATCTCTTATAGAACAATTATACTGTTCCTGAAATTCATCAGATGCCCCATCATGCCAGTGCCCATAAAATATCGTTGTATAAGGTAAATTTTCTGCAATCTTATCTAAACAATTATTTTTAAACGGAGTATCGTGAGTAATAAGAACATCAATATCTGTTTTAGGTATTGTGTCATATACACTAGGACTGTTTATACCTTTATAATCATCTTCAAAAGCCCACTTACCTTCTTGAAATGGTATGGGTCTTATATAAGGAAAACCATAGAAATTTATACCTTTATAGGTATACCGTTCATTGATAAGTAGAATAGCTTTATCATTAGAATACTGTTCTAATAGAGCTATAAACTTATAGAACAAGTTACTCTTATACAATCTTTCAAGAACTATATCATGATTACCCGCAGTAAATATTACTTTATTACATGGTAATCTACATACCCAGTTACAGAAGTCTCTTAGCCACCATCGTATGGAAGCAAAAGATTTTCTCTGTATTTGTAAAGGGATAATATCCCCACTTATGCAAAGTACATCACAAGTAGGAATATTATCTGGTAAATAACCGTGTAAATCACTTAAACCTGCTATTTTCATAATTAAAAGTCTTCTTCATCATCTTCTGTATCAATGTCTGGTTCAGGTCCTGCTTCACCAACATTAATATTCATAAATTCAAGAACTTCTTGTAAACTTAAATTCCAATCTTTAGTAAAAATAACTTCATCAATAAACGAAGAAATATTATCAATAGAAGGATACTTAATATTATTAACAATAAAGTCTACTACTTCTTCTTTATTGTCAATATTCTTACTATCACAGATGAGTTCGGCATATTCACGTGCGTCATCTTTCATGCTATAATGACGATAATAACGAATACGTGAGCATCTATTCTTAATAAAGTGACTTAAACCATCTTCATCATTTGCAGTCATTACTACTAACTTCTTAGCAGTCTTGTGCATACCATCTAAGAATGTTAGCATCTTCTGAGTACTAAAGTTCTTATCTACTTCATCAAATAGAATACAAACAGGAGTATCAAATTCCTTAAAGAATTCTTCTAGATACTTTTCTTCTAAATCAGAATTAATAACAATAATAGGTAACTTAGCTTTTTCAGCAAGAACCTTAGCAGTTACAGATTTGCCTGTACCTTTATCTCCGGTGAGTAATACACCAGTTGTGTTCTTATCGCTAGAATTAAAATTCTTTAATACGCGATCTATGAATAGCTTATCCTTCTTTGTCTGATAAACAGTAGGAGGAAGATTCATCTCACCATTTAGTTCAAACTTAGTTACTCGTTCTCCCCATACAGTCTTAATTAGTAGATCGTATACTTTTCCAGGTTCAAGATCGTATGCATAACCTTTCGGTAGTGGAATAACTCTATTTCCTTGCTTAATAAAATTTGCCATTGTCTGTAATAGTTTTTAAAATTGTTTGTAATACTCTACTAATTCCTTAACTACTTTATCTACTGCTTTACTACGTTCTTCAAGAGTATCATTTCCTCCTGTAGGAGCATATTTCTCAATACCATTAGCTATCATTTCCATAAAATCAGGATATAGTACTTTACCCGATTTTATTAATGGATCTAATACCTCTATTAGTTCAGTATAATCTCTATGAAAAGAATTCTTCATAGATGCTATTTCTTGCTCCCATAGAAAATTAGAAAGTTCGAGTATTTTTTTATCTACTTTTTTCATCTTTTAACTTTTTAACAAGCTCATCTACTTGTTTTTGATTACGTACTAAGTAAAAGGAATAGTTAGGCATATTATTAGTAAGATAGTATTTAAATAACTTTTCTCTTAAAGGCCAAGCTTCATTAGGAAATCCTTTACATTCTATAATAAAATCACTTCCTACAAAGTCAGGCAGATAGGTTATCGCTCTTACTGTTTTATTTTCAAAAATAAAAGAAGGTAATAACATATATCTATGCTGTTCATACTCTGCATATATTTTAGCTTCTTTTAACTTCTTATAAGTATATGCTTCTAATTTACTTCTAAACTTAATACCATCTAACTAAGTAGGAGTAGCGTTTTTTACTTTTCCTTCTTTCTTAGTTCGTTTTCTAACCATTGTTTTATAGTTTCAAACCCATTTAACTTAATAGCATCAGATATATCTTTTGCATGAAATTTCTTATTAACAAGTATAGGCTCTAAGCCTGTTTTAAGGCTTATTTTGCGTAGATAACGAATGCCTGATACGTCCCTATCAAAACATACTAAAATACGCTTAAATCGCTTCTTAAGTGCCTCTAACGCTGCATCTGATATAAATGTAGACTCTGATGATGGAGAAATTGCAGGAATACCCATTTCGTGTAGGCACATTACGTCCTTTAGAGATTTTGTAATAATGAGTATGTCTCCTTCTTTGGGTAGTTGTTCCCATCCTTGGATATCATCTTGGGATAGATTATTTCGCCATTTTGTATACTTATCTGCGAGTGGTCTATAGATTTTAAAGTTATTAAAAACCTTATAAGCATACATAGGATTAATATCTTTATATATTCCTTTAACAATTCCATTACATAAATAATACTTAATACTGCTTACATTAAACTTTTCTAAAGTTTTTTGACCAATATGATACATAGACCAATAGCCTATATCGGCATAAGTCCAAGGTTGACGTACTACACCTATTATAGTTTCTCCTGTAGGTGCATACTGTTTAGTAGAATCTAATTTAGTATTATTAGTTATCTTCAGTTTGTCTACTATATCTTGTAGAATATCGTTATATTCTGTTTTACCAGTAAGTAATGATACGAACTTAATTATATTACCGCATTCTCCAGTACCATGGTCTTTAAATAATAATTGTTTAGTTCTCTTACTATAATATACTCCAAAAGAAGGGTTCTTATCCTTTCTAAATGGACTATTATAGATCATACCTACTTTGAATTGTCCTAGATAATGAGAATATATTTCATATTCTGTTACTTTAGATAATATCCAATCTAAAGTCAATGGTCTTTTAGGTTGTTTAACCCTTCTTTTATCATACATAATACATATCTTTAGAAGGCTATACAGGAGTCGAACCTGTTCCGCGTATACTTTGTATACTTGTACTACCATAAACTTTTTCTCACTAAAGTTTAATTCTATACTAATAGCCCCAAGTTTTGAATAAATAATTACGGAATCGAACCGTTTCATGACTTTGCACAGTTAACCACATCATCCGCTTGGTACCTGTAGTCTAGCCTGCAATAGGGGAGACATCATACGTCTGGGCCTATAGCCGTTGACAATTATTGTCAGTAATTATGTCTCTATCTCTGTGCATTACTCTTCCCATTAGAGTATTTATTCATCAAAACTAAATTTTTCTGCAAGTTCCTTAATTCTACGATTACAACTTTCTTCATCTAGACAAGAACCTGTTTGAAAATAAATATCAGTGTTTGTGTCCTTATATCTTGTTTCTAACGCATGACCTAGACCATAGTTACATTTAAATTTTGCGGTCCAAAGTTTAAACATATGGTAACGTAACATCCACGGAGAAATACAAGTAAGAATAAGTCCTTTAATTAAAGGATCTTCAGGTTTCTTAATTTGTACTTCAACATGAAGTTTGTTTATTCTCTGGTCTTTATAATAACCAAGATGGCCTACATCTTCATATACAGTAACACCAACACGATAACCCATGTTCTCAAGATAGTCGATAACTCTCATTACAGTATAACTACGCTTAAGCATATCTTCATACTTTACATTACAGTTTTCTCCTATTGAAACATGAATATTTATTATTTTACCACGACCACTACCTTTCTTAATAATTCGTTTTTGTAGACATGGTAAATTTTCTAGAAAACGATCATAATTCATATCATCTCCATCTGTTTCATCCCATTTATATGATCGCTTCTTACCGCCAAGATTTAGATCAACTTCAATTGCCTTTAATTGATCTAAACCTTTTCTATACATGTATTTACTTTTCTCAATCTCGTCTTTACTTAAACCAACCCAATTAGGATTAATTTTTTTCATTTCATCCCAACCGTAATTATTTCCATCACTAGTTTTGCAACCAGTTTCTTCAATTTCGTTGGTCTCATGATAAAAACGCTCTAAGCTAGAAAAGATTAATTTAAAATTTCCATCTTGTGCTTCCATTATGCTGCTTTTAAATGTTCCATTACTACTCGTCGTTCTTCATTAGACCAATTAATAATTAATTGATCTTTCCAGTCCATAACGTATGCCTTTTTCAAAGCACAACCTGCCTGAATCATACGAGTAGATGCAATTCTACGAAAATCATATGTTTTAATAATATTTCGTAATGAATTAACATAATTAACTACTTCTGGATCATACTGAGATTCAAATGATTCAGAATAGTTTACTTCAATAATACCACCAATAAATCGGTCGATTGTTGAAGCATCAAGCTGATTATTAGCAACATACTGACGACTTGCACCACCGCCAAAAGTATTACTTGTAGCGATAATAATACAATTAGGATCTCGATATACTGTACCTGTAGTAGTCTCAATTTCATCATTGGCTAAAGCCGCATTACAAATCTGAGCTACAGCAGGATCAAGTGCAGTAAACTCATCCAGTAAGATGATAGACGGTTTAGAATAATATTCTGCGAATTTAGTACTTTCACGAGTAGGATATTTATACCCAACAAATTCAGTTGAAGAAGTACCAATACCACAAGAAATACATAAATACGGTAAGCCTAATTCAGCAGCTACTTGACGTGTCATCATACTCTTTCCTGAACCAGCAGGACCACAAAGCCAAATATTCTTAATACCTGCTTCGATAGTTCGCTTAATTCGAGTAGGAGTATCTGAACTACTGAATTTAATACCTAATTCTTGCATTAGTTTACGTTCCTTCTCAGCTTTAGCAAGTGCTTCTTCTAAAGCTTGCTTTACTTTTTGTTCTTCTACAGATAGTGTTTTAGAAAGTAATTTAGTACCTCTACGAGAAGTATTATAGATATTATCGTCTTCAATATCTTTTACCAATAAGCGATCTGTATTACGCTTATTATCTAACATTTCAAAAGTACTGGTAATCTGAGTACGTACTTTCTTTCCTGTTTTAGGATCCTTAACTGTCGTAGTAATAGTTCCATAGAACTTCTGACCTTTTTCAATATCTCTTATTGGAATTTTAGATTTAACATCAAGAATGTTTTCATTCTTACAGAACTCTTTTAATTGTTCTTGAATAGATTCAATAGTTCTATCTGCTGTTCCATCACTATTACTAATTTTAGTAGCTACCTTTGATATATCTTTTTCAATAATTACCATAATTTGATATAATTTGATAGATTAATAATAAAAGGGGTTAGCTATTACACTAACCCCTGTTTTAATTCCTAAAACGTATCGATACGTATCGCTTATAAGTCAGCGTCGACTAGAATACGTATTATGATTAAAATGGCAATCCGTTAGGATCGTCATTGCTTGTTTCAGTTATAGATAAAGTATCTACTACTTCTTCCTTATCTGCAACCACAGGTCTTGTAAATTTATCAATACCTAATTCAATAATTGCAGAATCTTCTTTGCTTACGCTCATAGGTTCAATAAACGTATATTTAGCGTAAGTAGGAAGAGTAGTATAGCCTTTATTATTATAAACAATCTTTACTCGTAAGAGCTTAGATTTATCTGCCTTATTAAGATAATTTGCAATCTCTGCTGCCCAATCAGCAAAAGAAGTTGCATTAAAAATAAGCTCTTCATCTTTATAAAAACATAAGAGAATTTGCATCATACGTGAGAACTGAGTATCCTCTTTCTTCTGCAAATCTTCTTCTGTCATATTACCAAATTTTGTAGGTTTCCATTCAGTTTGAGTTAGAGTAGCTCCATCTTTCTCAAATACAATCTCAAGGAACATATTACCTTGAGGAGATGTTGTTACTCTTGCACTTTTGAGTGCTACATTCTCTTGAATGCCTGCAGGAATATATTTGGTATCGTTCTTTTCAATCTTCTGAGCTCTTTCCTTACTATACATATCTCTAATTTATTTTATTCTGGTAAAAATATTTTTGTCATATCAACAGTGATTTTGTTATTTTCATCACTTGTTGCTACTATTATGTTCTTCCCTCGTAAATGATCTGCACGTGCTTCTCGAATAGTATTTTCTCCGCCTTCAAATGAAATATGTGTTTCATTCTTTTTACGGTATACGTATCCAATTGCATCTGCTTCTCCACATAGTATATCGCCTAACTTCCCAGTTAGATCTATAGACATTTCGCTTTGCTCTTCTCCTTCTTTATTGATCATCTTTTCCTTAACATGAGCGATTAGAATTAATGAGTCACAAAGATCACGAAACATGTCAACTACTTTACGAACTGCTTGTCTTAAGTACATATAACCGCTTCCTTGTGGAAGAGTTCTAATATCTGTACCTTGCCAACTTTTACCTTGCGGAGTAGCTTTATAAAGTTGTGCTGCATAGGATAGACACATTTCTTCAAGTCTAGTAGCATTGTCTATAGTAATATACTTATACGGATAACGTCCTAATTCTTTAATTTTCTCTCGTAAAGCATTAGCAATTTCAGCAAAATCTTTAATAGATCGTGCTTGTACTACTAATGCAGAAAGTGCTTGATAGCCATTTTCTAGATCAATAATAAGATTATTATCTAAAGCGGCCATAAGTGTTGATTTCAATTTTGTTATCGTTAGGCTTTTTATCCTAACTTCTATAGATTCTTTTTCTCTATAGTTCAGCGTACATTTTCATCCTATTTCTAGGAGTCGAGCACTCTTGGAGATATTATATTTATTCAATCTCTACGCGTTACGGTGACAATTAGCCTTTCGTAATCTAATTGTTTACCTCGGTATTAGCGTCACAGCCTTCACCGATTTTGCTCGATTATAATCTATACAATTACTCGTATAAACGGCAGAAATCTTTATATCTATTAAATTTTCTTTCTAAGTATACTGTAGAATCTTCGTAAAGCCATTTTATAAATTCAAAAGCGGCTTTTCCAGAATATGCTATAAGTTTAGTTATTTCTTGTCCTTTATTAGCATTTTGATATTTATGATTAGAACCATATACTTTTTGAATTCCGTCTAAGAACTCTTTCGTACCAAGTATGGTAACGTTAGGATAAGTATGTTCTTTATTTCCATAACTAATGCAACCGTCGCCATCAAAATATCCACGAATAAAATGTCTTATAAGACTTTCATTCTTAAAAATACTTTTATCTGGAAATTTTAGAATAAGAGATTTTCTAAGAGTACAACCATATTTAACTAAAGTATTAAACATGTTTTTACTTCCTAAAACACATCTTGCTCTATATACTTTCTTCATAGTATATTCTTTTCTAATCGCTTTTGCGAATTTTTCTACATGAGCCGCATCTTCTAATTTTAAACTAAGTTCTATTCGATATGAATTTTTATATTGGCTCAAAGCTCCATCTGCAAATAAGAAACCAAGCCAATAAGCTTTTTCTTCAGTATCAATAGAATCGAAGTATTCAACATCAAAATATTTAGATGCTCTTCTATTATAAACAGAATACCCTTTTGCAAGTAACCATCCATAAAATGCTTCTCTTGCAAGAGAATATTTCTTACTAATTTCTCGTATACTTTTATAAGAATTAGCGTACTCTTCTTCGGCTAATCTAAATCTATCTAATTCTTCGTTGGTTTTCATATAACTATATAACGTAAGTTATACAGTTTGGTTTGCCAAAGAAAAATTAAATACTAAAAATTTAATAGCGTTCTCTACCCGACTTGGGGCGCCCAAAAAGAATTAAAAGTTTAGGATTGTTTACTTTAGGAACACTTTTCTCAGTTGGTAGTATTAACATAAATAATTAAGTTTCTACCTTATTTTAAAGATATGTAATTATTTGTAAGAATCTGATAATATATAGTTAAGGTAAGATTAGAAGTTATATTCTGTATTGTTAATCATAACAATGAAATTATTGATTACAATATGTTCTTTTTCTCGTAAATTGTTTAGTGTGTAACGAATATTATTCTTCGGAATGATAGTACGACCTACCTGAATAAAATTCTGATATTCTTTTACAGGCGTACCGTCTTCTAATACAAAATCATATAGTTTCTTATAACCATACTTCTGTTTAGAATATTCGTCAAGTTTCTTCATAGCTAATTCAAAATTAGTTGCAATATCGTAATTCTTCGGTTCATTATAGAACGGACAATACTTACATGTCTGATACTTTGCAACATCACACTTTGAATAGTAGTTAGCACCGAACATAATCCGACTATTCGGACCTAAATACTGATAACTATTCTCAGTTTCTTCTGAATCAATTCCATCAATGGTTAACTCGGGATATGATAATAACAGACGTTTTAATAAATAATTTTTATATACGCCTTCACTATCTGCCTTCTTGTTCGGTAATGTTATTGTAAATGTTTTCATAATTCAGCCTTAAAAATTGTTAATACTACTTTTATCCTGCTTAGTAGCATTTGCTGAATCTGACTCTATTAAATTACCATATTTAAGGTCGTTATCGAATTCTAATATACATGGTTCTCCAGCATCTCTTACTTTAAGAAAATGCATATATACTTTATTTTTTACAGGTAAATGTCTTACTCCGTAACTACTTAAATTCTGTAATTCAGGTCGATTAATGACTATAACATAATCACTAGCGTGAAATAACGCATCAGAAGCAGCTAAATCACTTCTTAAAGGATAATGCATAGCAGGATTGTTAATCCTTTCAGGTTGCTCAATATTTCGATTCATCTGTGAAAGCTGTATAATACTAGTTTTAGGTAATTTCTTTTTTCGTATAAACATCTTCTGTAAATCGACTATTGTTCCTCTTTCAGTATCTCCTTCAACTAATAAAGTATGGTCTAATATTACTATTAACCACCAGTCTTCAGAGAACTTATTACGGAAAAAATCTATAGTATTTTCGATTTCTGGTACAGTACAAGGAGTATCTATATAGAATATAGGATAATCCATAAGCTTTTTAGCTTCTTCTTGTACTCTATTAAAAGTGTCGTCATCGACACTATAGGAAGAACTATATAATTCCGAGGTAGTCTTCCTTAAACGATAGCTAAGTTTTCTAGTAACGGAACGAAAACTAACCATCTCAAACGAAAAATCTAAGATTGCAACTTTTTCTGTAGGATTTAAATCGATTAAATCAGTTTCAATCATATTAGCAACTGCACTTTTGCCAGTACCTGATACACCAGCAATAGTAACAATCATATTAGGTTCTATACCTCCACAACAAACTCGATTGAATTTATTCCATCTTGTTTTAAGAGGTACTATAGTATGGTCTTTTCTAGCTCTAATATAATCTACTGACTCCTTTGCGGCTTGTGCAATAGTCTTATAAGATATCTGTCCCATAACTATATTCTTCTTGATTGTTTACTTGTAGTTGTTCTTCGTAACATTCCCATTCATGTTGGGTAAGCCATTTCCACATAGTCTTCATATAACCTAACTTACCAGTACGGGTTTTATCGTCTAGTTCATATTGTAAACATTTCATAATATGCTCGTGCATACTACGAGATTTACCTATTATTCGATTATATTCTTTCCTACATTTGTTTACATTAGCTCTAAGGAATCCTTTAGTTCCATCAGGACGTACTACATAAACTGGAAATGCTTCATAAAACTCATCAAACATACTATCTTGTTTTCGCTTTATACTATTGATAATATTATCTGAGAGTTTATATGATACTCCATTATTAAGGTAAGTCTTAATAACTATGTTACGTTGTATTAATTCTTGTATTTCTTCTTCTTTAACTCGGCTGAGAAGTTTTAGAATGTCTTGATGTTTATTTTGATTTTCATTCAATACAAGACTAATAAATACTAACTGATTTATTGAAATGTTTAATGTTTCTAACAAAGATGTATCTAATTCTAGTATCATAAGCATTTAAAGATTATGACAAAACTAAAATATGATATACTCTGTTATTTTATGTAAATAAATTTAATTGTCTTGGTTGTAATTCTTCAATTATCTTAAGAGCTTCCTTAAGATAATATCGATAATTTATCTTACGTTCTTCAATGGGTTTATTATCAAAATTGTTTAGAATAGTAACACCAGAGGAAACAAGCATATTTTGATATGCTCTAACTCCTTCATTATCTTTCCATTTCCATAAGTATCCACCATCTGTAGATGCATAGAAACGGTTAGTTCTCTGTTGTTCTTTACTTAGATATTCAACATGCCATTGTTTACCAGTTTTTTCAGACATAAGAAATTTCTTAATATCTTTACAATTATAAATTGTATATTTAACTGGAATGCCATCTGCAAAGTATTTAATTATTGCTTCTGGTATTATCTTAGGAGTAAGTCCTTTACCTAATTTAACTTCAGTAATAAATATACCTTTAGTCTTAATTAGTTTAGGATCTTTACTTTGACTATACCCTTCTTTAATAGCGATATAGTCGTTAATGGCATATTGATACATGGCTTCAAAACGATCTTCTTCGAGAGTAAGTTTAGTAAGTTGTTCCCAATCTTTACAGATTTGTTGATATTCTTGCAACTTATTCTTCTTAACTACTACAAATAGACCATCTGTATTAGCTTGTACTATTCTACATTGAATCTGCGTAAGTTTTTCAGCTAACATAAGTAATAGTAATTGACCGTTTATACGAATCTTCATTACTGCTTCAGGACTATAGCAGAAATTATGTTCATTCTGTAAGTTACCTGATAATCCATTAAGAGCAAGTTTTAATGTCTCATTCTTAACTTTATTACCGTTATGTTTAGCTTCTATTCTTTCATCTTTAATTTGCTTATATACTTCTAGAAATTCAGGTCCCAAATGCTTGGGATAAAAACCATATTCGATAAGCATTGATGGATATAGACTAGCTACGTCTACATCAACTAGTATTTCATCTTCTTTAGGAATAATTATTTCAGGATCGTTTTTACTATGGATTCCTCCTACTCCTATAGTATATCGTAAGCCATCAAATATAAAGTTATTTTCATAACCTTTTCTACCAGGAGATACTATTTGTTTTTTCATATCTTCTAGTACGTTTTGAAGAATAGGAGAATCATACTTAATAAATGGTAAGATTATATTCTTTAAAGGAATATAATCCATTGGAGATCTTAGATCTTTAATGTCATTCCAGGTTAATCCAGTTTTCTCAAGATATTTTTGAGTTAGGATTTTCATTCCAATGTTTACTCCATCTTTACTAAGTACTCTTACTCCATATTCATCTTCAATAGCTATACGTAAATCAATGTCTTTCTTACATCGATTTAATAATTCTGTAGTAGATTCAATATCATTTATATTATATTGAATCATACTATCAAAATCTTCTATAGGTAGAGGTTTATCCCAATCTGTGACAAATTCTTGTACATTAGGATATTCCATAGTTACTTGTAGTTCTTTTAAGCCCACTCTTAATTTACTACTATATAACATTGTAAGTAAATCAAATGTGTCAAACCATATTTGATATTTCCAATGTTTCCATGCATCTATATTATCTTCAGTAGAGGTAGTTATAGTCTTACTCATACTGAATAAAGATTCACATATAGTAGCTACATTATATTGTAGAAGTTTCTCTTCATACTCTATAATGTAATTAATAATAGGATTATCATAGTGAAGATTATTATAGCCACAGAATATATAATTACTTGTTATGGAAACTCCTGTAGTATAATAATCTCCCCATGATATAGGTTTATTAACCTGCTTAAAGTATTTAACGATCTCTCTTAATTGATTCTTTCTAGGTGATATCTCAAAAGTAGTAATATCACCTGTTTCACTGTTCTTTATAGAACAATGAAATATATTATGAAATACTTCTATATCGAATACAAGTACTGTTTTTCCTCGTATTTGCATATTATAGATTACTAGTTAGTGATCCTACCACGACTCGAACGTGGATATACACCTTAGAAGGGCGTTGTTCTATCCGTTGAACTATAGGACCTACCTATTTAAGCAGCTGATTTAGTCTTACCAATCGTATAACGATAATTAGTAAAACGATCACCTGCTAATTTCTTCATATATTCAGATCTTTCCCAGACCTCGATATTGAAGAAATCTTTCATAGATACACTAAGTTTGCTAGCCATATCGTTAGCTATTTTACGAAGTGTATCAATTGTATGAGAAGAAGGAATTGTCATGAACGGACTAATATTCCACTTATGTTCTCTATTAACAATAAGAAGATTAGGTTTATTCTTATCATTAGTAAAGGTTTTCATTGAAGCTTGTATACTACGTTTAATCATAATGCGTTCGATAGCAGCTTCATGGGCAGCTTCTAACGCACTCTTCTTTATAGCATCTACTTGTTTGCTATATAAGTTATTTACTAACTTATTATGCAAGTCACTATAAGGAAGGTTAGCTAATTTCTCAGCTTTACTTTTACGTTGTTCTTCAAATCTCTTTCTTCGTTCTTCTCTACTTAATTCTGGTAGTGGTGTTACTTCTTTCTTTTCAAAAGTAAGATCACTAAGTTTAGGATGTCGCTTATGATGTAGTTTTGCATCATAGATTTTTTGCGACTGTAATGCCTTTTTGGCAGCTAAGCCAATTTCTGTCCAATAACTTTTCATATTATGCTACTAAATAAGTGGGTACTGTATTATCAATCTCTGTATTGTTATTAAAATCCTCGATTTCTTTACGGATCTTATTTGCTAATAAGGTATAACGATTCTTTTCTCGTTCAAGATAGGAATAAGTAAGTTCTTCAGTTACTGCTAACTTACGTTTTCCTTTCTTAATCTTTACTAAAGGATTAATTGTATGCTTCTTCATCATTTCATCTACTTTAACAATATAGTTATTATATGCTGTTAATCTATAGATGTTGATGATATTAGCATTTTCTGGTAAATCTTTTAGTTTAATACCCATATTAGCGCATTGGATTTGTAACTTCACATTTATTACCTTATCGTATAAATGTTTAATATGAGTAAGAGTCATTTTCATATCATAATTACGTACACATCCTTTACGTATTACATTTTCTGTTGCGATAATATCCCACATTTTAGCTATTTGAACTGTTAATTGGTCTCGCTCTTCGATTAGCTTATTGCATTTTATATTTAAATTTGTCTTCATATACTTTTTGATTATTATTTGATAATTAAAATAGTATATTAGGACATTTACCTGTGTGCCTATAGCTCTATCCAAAGAGTAGCTTTTATTATTTCAAGCTGGGCTTATTAACCTTACGGTCATTATCTATAGGCATATTAGTAGCACTGATGGGACTTGAACCCACACGCATTTCTACACTTCGTTCTAAGCGAAGCCTGTCTACCATTCCAGCACAGTGCTAAGTGCCTTACTTTACATCTTTCAGGCAAAGTAAATAAAGAAGTCCTACTTTACATCTTTCGGACTGTAAAAGGAACGAATTGTTTTTAAGATTATCTATAAATGTATAGAACATTTACATCTAGTTCTATACTAACTTATTGATAATCAAAAGTTAATCTTCAAAAAGATGAATAGCAATTGGTATAGATCCCCCACCAAGATCTACATAAGCTACGCCATCACCTTTTCGTTTGCAAGTTCCACGTTGCTGTGGTTCTTCATCAATCAATTTAAGTTTGTTCAACTTGTAATCGCCTTCTGTTACACCTAGAAATGCGTACATTACAAATCGATCAATTACACTCTCGTAATCCTGTTTTTCAATAGCATTACGAATTACTTCTTCTGTAAGCAATTTAGTTAAACCACTACCTTTCGGTAAGTAGTTATTAAACGCTTTTACCATGCGAATACAAACTGTTTCAAAGTCTTTTGTGACGGTATCATTAAAAAGCCAATTCCACCAATGCTTCTTAGTTCTACCAAAAGTAATAGACCCATCATCATTTACTCTAATAGACTCTGGTATTTCATCATTAGTAAGGACAATAGAATTAATTCTCTTATCTTGTAATAATAACGCAAACAGTTTCTTCTTAGGCTCTGATATTAATTGAATCTTTGCCATTGTTTAAAGTATTAAGACTGGATATCTTTACCCAATTCTTCATAATACCGTTCATTTGCATCAGCCTGCAGCTTGTTAAGATCATTAAGCATCTTAGACAAGGATAACATTTCTTCTGCAACATCATCACACTTCTGTGCTTCAAGAGCATTCAGACGATTTACCTGATCGGTAAGAGTATTGCAATCCCGGAAGAAAATAGGAGTACGACCTACCTCTTTCTTCTCATTGAACTGAATAGCTTCCTTGATCTTGTCCATTGTCACTTCGCAGAACTTCGCCGGAACAAGCTTGAACTGCAAGGACGGATCATTATTCAGCTCAATTAACAATGTAGAATTGTCTGGAGCAACAATAAGCCGAGTAGAGATAATCTCAATCGACTCAATGAAATACTTCATAATTGGCTTGACAAGCCGTAATGGGTTATTGTTCTTAATCTTATCGTTGTACTGCAAATCTGCAGGTTCACACTTTACGGTAAAAAGTTTCTTACCGAGAATACCCCAAGTCTCAATAGTTGCCCGATACCGACCGATCAGAGCAGGATCAATAGTCTTTGTTTCCATACTTATTTCTTTTTTGATTTTACAATTGATTTTGTTTGACGAAAAAGTTGGCAGTATTACCCTTACATGTATCCTGTTCTAATCTTTTAGAACCGCTTTAAAAAGCTTTGAAAGAGGATAGTTTAATTCAATAAACTAGGTAATACTCGCTAATTTTAAATTATGATAATGTCTGTAAAAATACGAAAATTGTGTTGTAATATAATGAAACTCACTACTAGATTGTACGATATTTCGTACTCAGCATTCCCCGTAGGACTTTACTCATTAGACAGATGAGTCAACTGTTCTTCGTTTATTCATTTCTATTACGATAAAATCTGAAATACTTATAGTTATTGTCATATTAGACAGTGCAGATTCAACACAGTGATGCTGCACGCACCTTGCCGTACCTTATATCGCGATTAGATGCAATATAAAGAGTCTATCATCAGGACACGATAATCCCTACAGACATATAAGCTTACGACACTAATGTGAAGGTTTTTCCCTGTTGAGGAAATTACTAAAGCTCTAATATTCAGAGTCGTGTAATTCTTCCCACGCCTACTCTGCGTAAATTCACTTCCTGCATTGCGATAAATCCAGGGTTACTATGTAATACATGGTATTTCCAACCATTCAACAGCTATTCCCTAATGAGAGGAATCATAATTGCCGTCTCAGCGATCACTTAACATATTATGTTGCGCATAATACTTTAGGCGTTTCTTATGTAGCGTATTCTATAATAGCGGGGTGGCTCATATGCTTACGAACATACTACCATTGAACTTCCCAATTGTTTTTAAATAGTTAAACATTAATTTACACTCACCTTATTTGTTATAGCTGTTCGTTTCAGCGTAGGTAAACTGAGCAAATTGTCTTACATTCCGCACTTCTCCAGATCAGGCTGCAATACTCAGGCACTATGTGTCTACCCCTTCAAACCAATTACTTTCATAATACGCTGGAATGCGTATACAATTGTAATCCGAGTCTTAGTTAAAGATACTTTGCTTACTTTGACTGAGTTTTATGGGTGGCCTCAGTCCCACCTTTTTGCGTTTCCCATTTATACACTTATACTAATCATGTATAAAACTATATGTAGACTTTTCGCGGTCTTTATACGCTAGTTAGTTTATGTCCTGGTACAAAGTACGCTAGGTTTATAGTAACATTACTAACAAGTTACTTTGTTATATAGTAAACTTCATTTCATTATGCTTCTATAAGAAACACTGTATTAGTTGCAAATACAATCGAAATGTATTGCAAGCTGTAAGACACCTAATTTACTTCACAGCTGCTAACTCTAACGTTCACAGCATTAGGCACAAGCTCTACTCTTGCTCCAGTTAATCTGTCATAAAGCTTATAAACAACATAAGGTCTTTATGGATCATAGCTACTCAGCCATGTCTTGCTTCAATTTCTGCTAATTACTATATAACTTCCTCCTTCATATTACTCTATTTAAGATTTTGCCCTCCAATCGACAAATTCCCATTCCCAATTGAATCATACACTTATCTACAATATAAGCTTTTAAATAAAGTAAGAACACTAAGGTAGTATTTCTTTAGCCCAACGGATTGGTTACCGTCCAAACAAGGACGCTTTGGACACGCCCTAGATGCTAGTCGATCTAAAATAAAACATATTACTGGCCTGGAACGGCACGTGTTTGCATCCTCTTTTGATTTTGCCAGTGATACGACTTAACGGATGCATAAAGAGGTGAACGATACCCCTTCGTATTGTTTGTCTATACTCTCTGCTCAGGTATAGTACGCGTCTTTGATTACTTATAATATCGCCAAACGGTTCTCATATTCATAAGGTCATGGGTCATACACGCTCTCCCATTTTCTTACTAACTTTTCAGCTATATGGTAACTTTATAGCATAGTAAGTTATCATGATATATTTATAGATATTAGTGGTAGCTAATTCTATAACATTTCATCATCCTGTGTTACCTACGTTACACGGCTTAGTTGGGCTCAAGCAACGAATATCAGTTTATAGCTCTTATATACCGCTCTACTAATTCTAGTTGCGGTCTGCGTTTATCTTCGGCAGAGTAAGAGGAGCAATATGTTTCAAAAGCTTATGATTGTTAATAAGATCTGGCTTATATATAATCTCTCTTACTTTCTTTTCTATGTACATAGGAACTTCTTTAATTTCTCTCTGTACATTTACTGTAGCATTCTCAGTGTTTCCACTGATTGATACTTGATCTTTCTGTAAATCAATGCTAATAGTCTTAGGTAAAGACACGTCTGTCTTGGGTACGTCTACCCACCTAATCATAACAGGATTTGCATTCAGATTCTGACTATTGTTATTTACATAACCGATAGTCCCACCTATAACTATTGCTAGAGTTATAGCTAACATTTTACTTATCTTCCACATATTGATTATGCAGTATATGCACTCTTGTCAACATACTTAGACAATCGTGCAATAGGTTTAACATAATACTTCACAATGTCGTTGAGCTTGTCCTTCAGTAAGTTGTCGGAATCACCGTAAACACATACGAGACTCTTACGAATTGCAGCAGTATTTACTGCAACTTTGTCCTTGCTGTTTGGATAATCTACTACGACTTGTTCTTTCTTGTTTAGAATTGCATCAATAACTTCAGATGCGCAGCCAGCTGCGATATCGCGTGTTACCAATGCTAATCCGTTGTCCAAAGATAACTGTTTGCCAGTCTTTTCCTTCCAATCCTTCTGATTGGATTCTTCCTTGTAAGATAAGCAGACTTGCGCAATTTCTGCTATCTCTTGATCGGAATAGTTAGGCAACCACTGGTGCAAAATAGCATGAGCTCCAAAGATAGAATGATCATTGTTCAGCTTTCCTCTGACCATACCGGTGAGACCGTTAGTTAAAGTAGTTCGCATATCGTTAGATAACAAACTTGCTAATACAACAGATTTTCTTTCATCTTTTCCAAATCCAAATGCGATCTTACCCCAGTCAAGACCTTTCTGAATATTGTTTCCAATACCCTTACCAGTCTGAGAGAAGATTGCGCGAAGCGTTTTAAGCTTCATGTCTTTCGACATATTTACATCAGGTTCTGGAATTTCAGGAACTTCATCCTTTGCTTTTAAGTCTTTCTTTACTTGTTCTTTAACTTCTGGAGTCATAGACTCTGAAAAGTTAATAGTTAATTGATTCGGATCACTACTCGGTAATGCTTTCAAACCAATACCAAACATATTACGAGCAAGCTGTTCCATCTGAACAAATTGCTCTTTATTTACTTTTACTCCAAGCTGTTGAAGATCGTTTTCAAGCTGAGCATTGTAGAACATGAGCTCTACCATTGCCATAGCATCAAACTGTTTCTTCATAGCTCTACCTAGTTCTGGAGTAGTTGCTGGATTAGTAACATATTCACCGTGGATCATTTTCATCAAGTCAACAGCGTGATTATGATCAAGACGATCACCATTTGCAAGCTTATTCAAGCCTGCAGAAATACTGGGTACTGGAGTTTCATCTTCTTTCTTCTTTTCAGACTCCACTACTTCTGGAGTAATGGGTTCCTCATTCTTTACTACGGGAGCTTCATCTTCCTTCTTTACAGGCTCTTCAGGAGTCTTTACTGGTTCCTGTACTTGAGGAGGATATTCTCCTTCTTTCTTTGCTTGTTCTACTACTTCTGCTTCAATAGTTTCTACTTTCTCTTTTTGGTCTTTTGTAATTGTTGCTGTTTTAGTTGCAAGAGTCCTCTTGGGCTCTTTAGTTTTAGTTTTCTTTGCCATTTTTGATAAATGTTTAAATTGTTAAATACTAGGTTAAATAAATCACTATAACTGAGTTAAAAACTCATTCATGAGTCATCTATATAACCAACTTCTATTCTCACTGTAGGTTCTCCTTCTACATCAGTTTCTACACTGTCACGTGCTGTCATTTCCTTACTCACAGGATCCGGACAGGCTGCAGTATCAATCTTATAAAGATTAATACTATCCTGTGTGGGAACAGCTTCTGTAGAAACTACTGTAGCTTTCTCAGGAGTTGAAGCAATTGCTTGCTTCAATCCTGCACCTACAAGCGCACTCACTGCTAAGATGGCCATCAGTCGAGTGAATGCTTTAGCATCCTTCATAAGTCTCGCAATAACGAACATTACTACAGCTGCCAATAACATCAGTAAGATACTTTCTGTCATAATTTGTAAGTGATTGGTTAGTAGTTCTCTTTGACTAATTGTTTTAATCTTCGTCTTGCTTTATTGAGGTCTGTTCTTACAGTTGCCTCAGGTATAGCAAGCGTTTCAGCTATTTGCTGATAACTCTTTCCTTCTATTCTCATATTTAGCATATCTCTATATTTTTTCTTTAATAGATTTATGCATTTTAATGTTATATCTACTTCTTGTTTGTAAATATAATCATCTTCAGGACTATATTCTCGTCCATCTAATTGAATAGTAGATTCGTCATCATCAATATAGCTATTTAATTGTTCCTTCTTATTTCTCCGTATATAATCTATTGCTGTGTTTAAAGTAATAGTCTTTAACCACATTTCAAAAGATATATGCTGAGTATAAGTATCAAGCTTTGTAAATGCTTTTGTAAATACCATAGACACAATGTCGTCTGCAACATCGATATTTTTGACAATCTTAAAAGCTGTCCACCATATCGTTTCTTTATACGTGTAATACAATTCATTAAAAGCTTTTTCGGAACCTTGTCTAGCTTGCTCTACTAAAAGTTTTACTTCTTCTTTCATAACAGCTAGATTTTAGTGAGTAGTAGTGAACCCAATCACTACTACCCTTAGTTGCATTACTTTAGTTAAAAAGGTAATACATTCTCTATATACCATTGATTTAAAAGGACTTTTCTATTCCAATAAAGTTCCTTTATCCAGTTAGCCCATGCCATTTTATGTTCTGCAGGTACTATTGGTAATGCGTATATAAAGTTAACATTTATCCTTAATTGGACAAGTTCACGGTTATTGTTTGCAAATTCCGCAGTATCTATAATTTCATTAAAGAAATTATCTAGTCTTTTCCAAAGATTCCAAATGTTATTTCTTAAGTTGATTTGATATTCAACTGAATGAGGCAGACCTAATAAGATTCTACCGTCTAAATTCGTGCGAAAAAAACCATATTCTAGATTGTTTTCTTTAAAAGTTCCTGTACAGTATATTTCTCCATCTTTTATAAAAGGATGGCATCTACCTGTAGTAATGAGAGGTACTGAACCCTTAAATCTAGAATAATCAGATTTATCTATGCATTCTGCGGCTGTCATAATCTCGTTCTTATTCTGATTTTAGATTCAACTTGTCGAATGATAATATCAGCTTGAGATTTACTGTAGCCTTTACCAATGATTACGGCTTGCATCTTAACAATATACTTGTCGGGATACATAATACGTAAATCTTGATAACGATCGATGAGATCCTCCAACTCTTCCTCTTCTAAGTCTGTGGACTTATTAGATTCTTTCATTGGATCTTGTTTAATTGCGTCAGATACTGCTGGTAAATCGAAGATATAATTCTTCGGATTCATGAGAATATCTTGAATAATATAAGAATCTTGGTCTAGTTTCGTTATTGTACCATCTTTCTCCATATCATTCAATAATACTCCACTAACAATATCTAGCATAGGAGCTTCACCTGTAACTTTAATAAGTACAGATACATTTTTACCGTTGGCTATGTATAAGCCAGCTTTTTTTAATTCTAACATACTTTAATCTTTTTGATAAAAATTGTTTGCTACTACATCAGCATCTGCTAGAGTTAATTTGTACTTATCTCTTACAGCTCTGAGAAAATCCATTTTAGAGTTACTAGCTTTCGCTAGCTCTTTCACTTCTTGTATGAGTCCTTGTTTATTAAACTTAACCCATTGTACGATTTCAATGTCTTTCATTTTAACTGTTCTAATCTATCTAAGTATTCATGATAGATATTAGACCAAAAACTATAACCTTCTTTAGTTTCCTCCCAAAGAAAAGCATCTACAATATTTTTATTGTTTCTTGCTAATTCTCTTACTTTTCTTTGATATTCTAAAGTATTCATTCTTCTTGTTTTAAGAAGACTATTTGCACGAGTTATAACTACTTTATATGCATATTCTACATAATTTGTTAAAACTCTATGCTTTCTTAGAACATCCTCTAATGGTTGAGGAATATTCTCTTTAATAATAAAGCGTATTCCTTTTGCCATAATTAGTTAGGTTTAAACATTGAATGCCAAGTTAGACCATTCTGCCCAATAGCAGTATCTTCTACATCATTAGGTAGACTCTTGAATCTATTACCTGCAGCTTCTATAGCACGTATGGCTACGTTTAGTATGTCTTTTAAATACCAGGATCTGCAATAATGATCTCTAAATCTTCGTAGATTCGTGTGCATACCAGTAAGAGACATAATAATTTCATTACGCCTCTGAGCTTGAATCTGTTTTATTGTTCTTTTTTTGTGCATAATTTTGATAATTAACGTTAATAATCTATTTGTAGTGTGGGAGGACTTGAACCTCCCTGTATGCCGTTACACTCCAGCTTTCTACGACATTAGCTTAGCCGTTCAGTCTATACTCACGCTACGCGAGAATAGTCTGTAACATAAGTTGTATTGCCACTTATTCGCATTCTTAGCCTATTCATTACTGTGTCTGCGGATCAATACCTGTTAGGCCCTCGTAGAAGCCATTTTAAGGCGATTCTAGACACTTTCATTATCATCTAATAGGAATGTATTACTTTGTGTCTAAAATGTTTTAAACGGCTTAAAATGAGTGGACCTAGGTCGACTTGAACGACCGTCTCCTTCAGGCATATAATGACCTAACAGCTAATTTCTCTTAAAAAGGAGTAGAAATTAATCTACTCCTTGGGGTTGACCACCTAGTAGTATAAATCGTGTCCATAGAGCTCTGGCGGAGGCTCTTGGACTACTACTGTTTTGTTGTCAGCAAACTGACATACATCACAATGAGTTTTATCACATTGTGACGGACAATCGTTCTTCATACGATTGCGTTTTGTGTCTTTGATCTTTTCTTTGTTTGGTAATCTACACATCTTTTAAAGTTCTGGCGATTATAAGCGTCCATCTTGTGGTGCTTAATCTTTTTCTTACTTTGATATTCTGCAGCTAGTTTAGCTTGTTTAGAGCCATAATATGACTCTTTATAAGTCTTTCCCATTACAAAGTTTCACTAAGCGCAAGCGCTGTTCTACAAATTGAAATGAATTCCTGTCCACCGGCATCCTTTAATGCATTAAGTTCACGTCCAGATTTTGGTCCGAATGCGAGTACTTCAAGGATTGGTCTTTCAATGGTTTTCTTTACTACTAATTCGTAGAATTTGCTTCTGTCTTCTACTCTGTGAACAATATCACCACAGGTTTCCATGATTTTCTGTACAGCTTGAATGAATTCACTTTTTTCCTTTCTGCTAATGAACAAAGGCTCATTTTCAGGGGGACAAATGTCGTTCTTCTCAAGAATAGTACATTTTACATTTACGCCAAGATTCTCAGCAATATTAGCCATAGCTTCAATGATCTCTTCGTTACCTACTTGATTAGGTAAACCAAATACAATTACTTTCATTTTCTTTTTAGTTTATTTATTAAACAATTGAATTAATATATCTTCATAGTTATCTTCTGTAAGAAGATAAGAAGAATCTCCACAATATATACATCCGCGACCATCCTCCATTTGTATAATGGTGGTGATAGATTCTTTTTTTATTGCGGCAGGAAATGGTTTAAATTCATCATTTACTGCATTAAAAAAGAAAAAATCATTTTTGTTCATTATGATACTTATGTTTATGATAGTATACACCACAACGAGTACAGAAAGTTCTACCTTCTATAGGTTCATCGATTTTACCTTTTGCATTGAATATACTCTGCCATTTATGACCGAATATCATACAATACATACTTTTGATAGTTCTTTTTAATTTGTTCATTTTAATACGTATTAAAAGTTAATTAATTAAGGACGACCTGCTTACTCAGGATTTGTTTGTTAGGTTAGTAAGAACCGCTTTTGAATAAACCAGGATAACAACTTCTACATAACAGAAAAATATGGCAATCGCATAGTTTTAACTCATAAGCAGGATTGCGGCCAAGCTTTCCTTATTGGAGTACATGATTTTAACGTCTGCACTAATACTTATCTAAAATATAAATCCGTACGCTATTTATACTTTGATAAGATATAAGCCCCACATGTTTGTTACTGATTCTCACAGTATGGACTATACCTATTCTCACGAACCAGTATAGTAAATTCACTTCTAACTAAAAACCATATTATGGCTAATCACTTCAAGTGTTGATTACACTATCAATTGGTGCTTGCGTTGGTAACGTGTCAGGCTCTTTATTATTTCCAAATATAGAGTCTAAATATTGCTGACTACGAGCACCAGATGTAACAGAGTTGTATGTTTCTGGGTAACTTTCGTAGATATTGACTATGTCCCACGGACTAATTGCTGTTCCATGTTCTCTTAGTATATCTACAATTATTACATCAGGCATTTTTGTAAATGCTTTTTCTTTCCTCTGTTGTTCAATTAAATCGTATTTATATTGTAAATACTCTTCAATTGACGGGTTTTCAGCCTCTTCAACTAACTCTTGTTGAATCTCAAGAGCTGTTGAGTCAATTACTTGTTCTTCTACAGGCCTAAAACCTGTCATTTTGTCAATAGATTCTACATTAAAGCAGACTACTGTACCAGCAATTAAAGCTACGATAATAACTAAAATTGCGACTGCCCAGCCATTCATGCCAGGTTTTCTTTGTTCATTTTCGGGGTTGCTCATTTTGATAATGTTTTTAAACTGTTAAGATATTCTTTATACCAATTCTTTCTACGATACCAGAAATTATATCCTTCTGGAGTATCTTTCCAAACAAATGCAAAATCGAATATATTAGTAGGACTCATACTATTAGTTTCTACTAATGAAATAATAGTGCCATCTCTTAGGCCTATACTTGAATTACAGGCATTACGCATAAATGCTTTGAAACATCTATACTCAATAAGAAAATGTAATAGACTATATGGCATTGCTGCTATTAGTCTATGACGCAGTGTTAAGTTCTTTTTCATGTTGTGTTCATTAGCAATTAATTAATTGGGTTAAGAAATTGTTTACTTTACTGTCATTATAATAACAGTCATACTGAGTGTTACGCAAATTATTAGTAGCGCATGGGAACATAGCATATGCAGCATTAAATACGGCTTGGCCGTATCTAATCTCTGTATTTGCTTTAATCATCTTAGCAGCCTCTTTCTTTATTTCAATAACTGCTAGTTTGTCAATTTTCTCATTCATAGAATATACTAATTATTTGTACTACGAGTGCAATAGTGCCTAATATAATACATATTAATTGTGTTGATAGAGAAAACTTTTTACTTTCTCTCCATATTATTATGCATAATAATATATTGAGAATTAGGTTTGCGATTTGTGTTAGCATTTGATATACATTTAATTGGTTAATAATCTAAATAAAATCCTCAGTAATCCATACGCTACCACTATTGTGGCTGTACTTCATACTGAGGATACACATGTGTTGTGTGTCTTTCGTGCACACGATACGCTACGTAGATTTTTCTTTGACTCTGCATTATCAGTAGCTATCTGATATTCCTGACTTGTCACAGGTTTCTGATACGAAAGTGCATTAAAAGAAAAGAGTAAGAGTGTTAGCGCTACCTAACTATTTATACAGACATACTGCTCTTACTACTACGTGGTCAAACGGAGTTTCACAACTGCTGAAGAATAATTGCATTTCAGAGAATACTTACTTTGCGAGATATGTTTTAAAGAATAAGCTCACCAGTAAAGTAATGCACCAATAATGAATATTGCAGCAAATGTAATACCCCAAAGGGCTGATTCGATATAATCCTTCATAATTGATTATTTTGCATTTTACACCTAAAACTTATAACCACGTGATGCATAGCCTGAATTTTACACGTTCTCTATCAGTCCACAATGCTCAACACATTGCTTCACACGGCAGCTGAGTACGCCCTTACGTCTGCCAACTATACTATTATAAGAAACTGGTGCCCTCAATGTCTTGGGATTGTTACACAACTCCATAGCTTACGCTACTCCGAAGTTATTGAGTTTTTTATTGAGAACTGTCTTTGAGAGGTAAACGATAGTTCTCCTTTTGTACCCAAAACAGGACTCGAACCTGCACGACCATAATGGTCACAACATTTTAAGTGTTGAGTGTCTACCATTCCACCATTTGGGCAATAAATCTTACATTAATAATGCAATCACATCAATAATTATGACTGCGAGTATTAATTTTAAACTGTGTTTCTCTATTATTTGTTTCATGTTTTTATACTTTAGAGAGTGAATAAATTCGTGTTAAAATGCTCGTCTCTCCGAGCTGTCACCAATTCGTCTATGGTTGAGGTTTTCATAATATAATCAGGCGCATTGTGTATATTAGTACATTATTCGACTAATATACGGTTTCTTGGTTATGCTATTGATGCTTCTCCTGAGTAGAGCCAATTCTTACACGCGACTGGCATACGTTTATTCCTCCTATTCTACTTTTAGAGTTAGTTGCTAAACAGAAGTCTTGGAACCTACAAGCGTGCACTCTTCTGCCTATACTTAAAAATATTCAGTTTTCAAATTGAGTATAGGAATGGTAGGAAAACTGGAACGTAACATCATACGTCGATTAGTCCATTTTACCCATTAACGAACAAGGTATATAAATTGGAGAGCCCTTCAACACTTACTATCCTCTCTCCTAATGTTCATTCGGCCATGTGTGCAACCGCTAATCTGCATCCCGTACAAAACCTCAATGAGGACAAAACATCTATTAGCCAGATTAGTGCTAAGTATGCTTTTTTTAACTAATTCAAAAAGTCATTATGAATTCGGTTAACCTGTACACCGAAAGGTTTTGTTAATTAGAATTGTGCAACATTAGGTTGTTGGATGAACTGCGGCTGTGCTTGAGGCTGAGCTTGTTGTCCTTGATCCGGTTGCTGAGCAAACTGTGCTTGAGGCTGTGCAGTTTGAGGTTGTTGAGTAGGTTGTGCTTGTACTACTGGAATAGGCTCTTCAACTGTTTGAGGAGTTTGGTCAGTAGATATTGGAACACAATATGCACTGAATGCACGTTGTCCTACTTCTTTAGGTGCTTCTCCACGAGCATAATTTCTTTCACCCTTTTCATCAAGATAATATAAACAGAATACTCGTAGTGTGTCATAAATAATGGGGATTCCATTCTTTTTGACTAACTCACCAGCTTTGATTGCAGGTCTACCTTGTGGATTTGTAGGTGAAGGTGGAACTGGCGCATGGTCTGAGAGGTGCTGTTTATAGAATTTTTGAGGTGGAATATAGTCTGCCCAATGGCCTGTTACTACTGTTAGTTCAGGTGGAATAGTTTGTGCTGTTTGAGCTAATCCTCCTTTGTTAATGGGGAGAAGTTGCTCATACGCTTTGACTATGTTCGGGTTGAAAGAGGTAAATGTTTGTGGAGTTTCCCAGATGCAGTTTTTATTCTGCAAAGAAGCGTATAAATACTTCTGTCCTGCATTGTGTTTACCTTCTGGGATTACTTTTAATTCTGGGTTTAAAACGTTGTACTGTGCCATAGTTATATGAATTAATTGGTGAATAATCGCTATTTATTAGAAGTAAGCAGTTTAATATCTTGCTTAGGATAGGTGATAATGACCATGTTTGGTAGTGATTCATCATTTTTCACATGCTTCTAATAGCCAAACCTATAGAGTTTTATCCCCAATCGCTGTTAGCCGTGACTGATTTGAGCCGTTTTCGGGGATTACAGAGAGTAACCAATAGCGGATATTGCATAATGAATATCTGATACTGATTACTCTTTGTTTTTACTCCGATTGCTTGGAGTGGTGTGTGATTTGAGCCGTTGGCGTCGGGATGAATACTGGATTACGATCAAGGCGTAAACGATAAATCGTAAACTTCTCAAACGAACAGCTACATCCAATCAGACTTGCTAACTGTAACATCTCATCTGGTGTTAATGACGCTTCGGTTACGTGTTGCTCTCCTGCTTCTTCAAACAGTATGTCAACTACGATTTCGTTAATAAACGATACTTCACAACAATACTTGTGATTATTCCTAATGTCATCTTACTCATACTATGTTAATTTAAGTTAAACAATCATAATAAAAGAGAAAGCAGGCGAAGCCTGCAATCTCTTATGCTGTTACTCTTGCAATACGAGTATAACAATGATAGTGCGCAGCTACTTCTTTTGCCTTCTTGATGGCTGCATCAATGTTATCAAGAAGCTGTGTACCTTGCCTAACAGTACCCTTTATATAGGCATCGATTCTGTATTTCATATTGATTATGTTTAGTGCAATGAGTGGTAACGGAGACTGATTTGAGCAGTTAGTAAAGTAAGTAAAGGAGGCATAAGCCTCCAATACTCATAGTTCTACTACACGAGCTGCTACGCAATTTGGCCAGTTATTAGCTAAGTAATATGCCATACTGGCTGCTTCTTCGATGTTATCGTACTCGATGTTAATACGCTTTGTGCGACCTTCGTAATCTAAATACTCTACTGCAAACATTTTAGTGATCGTTTAAGTTAGACATACGGGGTATTCCCGCCAATTGCTGATAGGCGGGAGTGATTTGGGTGGTATTCCACACACGCATACTTTTTTATATACTCTGTCTCACGCTCTCAGATATACTCTATCAAAAATTTTTTATAAAAAAATATTTTTTAATTTTTCATAAATTACCATAAATAAACCTAATTACAAAGTAAGAGTAATAGCGTTAGTTTAATTTATTTGTAAAGAATTTTTACTAGATTCTTAAAGACAAAGTATAAAATATGTTAAACTTATAACAGCAATTACAACTAAATAATAACTTTATACGTTACTGTCTATGCAGTAAGACAGTTATAGACAGTATATACAGATAATAACGTATTAGTTACTCTTACTTTACTAATTACTTTTTAATACTCTTACTATGTATATAGAAGAATTTATACTTATTAGATTTATTATTTTATTTATTATATTTGGAGTAGGTCTATTACTAGGGTATGTAATAGGCAATACTTAGAAATAACGCATTAATATGAAGAATAAAGAATTAGCTTATAAAGGTAAATATACACACTATAAAGGGAAGCTATATATGCTTGTACCAGAGTTAAAGAAACGTATGTGTGAAGGTTGTGACCTTTATTCAAAGGAATGCACTAGAGGAGTTACAGATTTGTGTACTCAAGGTTTTATCTTAAAGAAAGTAGGTAAATGACACTAGAACAATGGAGTGATTATTTTAGTGATTGGTGTAATGGCGTAGAAGTAGTATTTTGGGAAACAAAAGCGGCTAATACTAGAAGAGAATTAAGCAAATCTGCTCCTACTTACTACGCCAAGATAACCAAAAACGGTAAGAGATTGTTGCGGGTTTGTAGTGAAAACTTTGAAGAAGTATTTAAAACCGTTAAACACTATGTGAATAATTATTACGAAATAAACAACTGTTATTACGAATGAAATTAATTAAACCGAAAGTAGAGATATTAGATCGCTTTAAGCGACAACAGGTGATTGGTCGTATAGCAACAGTAGCTCGTACCTGTTATAAGTCAGAAGCAATGAGAACTGCAGATAGAGATGAAGCTCTAGTTAAACGCCTTATCGAAAGTAAGCATGAAGCTATGCTGGAGTTTGTAGACGTTACTGTTAAGTTTACTACAGATAGAGGAGTAAGCCACGAATTGGTAAGACACAGAATGGCATCATTTGCACAAGAATCGACTAGATACTGTAACTACTCTAAAGATAAGTTTAATAATGAGCTTACTTTTATTATTCCAAGTTGGGCAGAAGTTAATAAACTTGGAGAGATTGTAGCAGATGATAATGAGGCTTTTTATGACTTTAAAAGAGCTTTAGAGATGGCTGAAGCCTTTTATCTCAGTTTGATTGCAAAAGGTTGGACTGCAGAGAAGGCTCGTATGGTACTCCCGATGTCTATTAAGACAGAGATTAATATGAAAGCCAATCTACGTGAATGGAGGCACTTCTTTAAGCTCAGATGCCATCATACAGCTCATCCTGACATTAGAGTATTGGCACTAGACTTACTTAAGCAAATGCATGAACAAATTCCCATTATCTTTGACGACTTATATGATACCTACTTTACAAATGATAGTGAAGGATAATTACTTAGAAATGCTTATAAATACTCACACTCCTATTACAATTAGAGGAAAAGAGTACTACATTGAGAAAAGCCCTATTGGCAGCTGTGATGGATGTGCGTTTAGAGGAGACTGGTGTCCTACTAAAGCAGTTACAATATGCTGTTCAAATGGCGGAAATATTTTGAAATTAAAAGAACAAAACAACAAATAATACGTTTAATATAGAAAGATATTATTATGGAAGATAAAGTACTAGAAACAGTTTTAGAAGGTCTTAAGTATGTACCCTTGAAGGATGTGTTAATTAAACCGTTAGCTCCTATCAAGCTAAAGAAAGAAATAACAGAAGCCGTAGGTACTGGTGAGAAAGACGTTGACGGTTACGAAAAATTTGATACTAAAACTGAGACTAAAGAAGTAGAATCAGAATGGAGAGAAGGTATCGTACTAGCTTTGCCGAATAGCGAACAGATGAAAGAAGCATGTGAAAAAGACTTTAAAGTAGGTGATACGGTAGTATACAATAAGAAATTCGCTAAAGAGTTTGACTTATTTAAGGACTCTATGTTGGTAAAAGCATACGATATTATAGCTAGAAAGAAATAACATATTAATGCGTATTAATAGTTGTTGCAGGGCTGATTAATTCAGCCCTTTATTTATATCCTGTTAATAAGTGTTAAAATCTAGTAACATTTTAACATATTTACGTTTACTTAGATGTAACAATTATTAATAACTAAATAATTTAAATTATGAAGTATAAAGTAGTTAAAGAATTTGATTCACTTAAGAAAGGTGATATTCTAGAGAATAGTAACGAAGATCCTGAAATCTTTTCTTTTGAAGAAGAAACTGATACTAAGTATAAATACGTAAGCTATAGCAAGTCTATCATCGATGACCTTGTAGCAGGTAAGTATCTTACTTTGATTGAAGATGAAGATGAATGTGATTGTGAATGTATCTGTGATTGTCTGAGGGATAAGATTTGCTCAGCTATTGATGAGATCGATAATCTTCTCGAACAGTACGAAGTAGATAATAAAACAGTACACGAAAAGTTCGCAGATAACGAGATTCCTTACTGTGCTGTAGTAGAAGCAGATACCGTTCATAAGAATCTAGAAAAAGTACTTACTCATATTAAGAATATACTGGAAGACGTTAATGAATAAACTTGTAAAAACCATTGATAAGAAGGATCTTTACTTTGAGTTTCTTACTTCACTAAATGGTATTTTACAATTAACTAATAGGGAAATGGAGTTGTTAACGGTTTTAATGAACATAGACGTTAACACTCCTAAACTCCCAGATTATACTAAAAATATCATCAGTGCAGAGAATAGAAAATATATTAAAGCTACCTTAGGTATTACTAAAGATAACCTTAGTAGATATATTGGAAGATTCAAAGATAAAGGTATAATAGTAAAAGGTAGAGCTGATGATGAATGGTTAATTAATCCAGCTCTTATACCTGAGATAATAGGAGATAGAGTACAAATAAGTATAATTTTAAAGATAAATAAATGACATTAAAATTTAAGACGATTAAACCGGGTTCAATAATACTAAGTAAGAGATATAATATCTTTAAGAAGCTATGGTACAAAATATTTAAGAAACATCTACCTTTAAATACGATTACTATATTTGTTAACACAACTTGCATACTGGATATTTATAGAGAGAATTCTCCTGAAACTTTACTAGAGTTAAAGAAAAATTACTCGAATAGTGAATTAGTTAAGCTTATCGGTATGCTAGAAGAATATACAGGAGAGTCAGATATTACTACAATATCTTTTAAAAATAAAAGAGATAAACAATGGCTCGCTAATGCATTAAATTCTATAAGGCCTAATTCTATTTCATTAGACTCAGAAGAAGAGACCTTCAAAAAGAACTTATATAAAAACTATTATGTTAAACGACTAGCAGAAGAGAAAAACTGGGACGTCTGTATATACTGACTTAGCTAACAAACATAATTTACCTTACTAGGTAATAAGAGTAATATGCAATCATCCGTTTTTATTTGCTAGTAGAAGAATATCAGAAGCAGATACTAAACCATTAATGTTCTCTTATATTGGCAAAATTAAGATGAAAAAGAGATATGAGCAAGAAAGTAATAAAGTTAAAAAGAATACCGAATAAAGATATATTAAAAGACTTACTTGAACTCATAATCTACTATAATCTATCATTCCCTACTGGGCAACGAGATGAATGTACAATATAGCTTAAAGATAGTCTATCGTAGATAGAAACTCCTACAGAGATATATAAACTCACCGATGAATTATATGTGCATTTATATCTATTAGCTAATAAAGTAATTGCGAACCTATATAAACTAGCAGAAGATGATATTACAATATAGTAACTTATACCCTATGACGCTATGGATCGGTTCTATTGACGATATGAAAAGAGCAACAAAGTTATTCACATTCTATTATGATGTAGACGGTTTGAATAACGATGAAGAGCCTGTTAATATGGAACCCGTGCCGAGTAAGACCGCGTCTGGCGTTACTTATCTCGTTCGGTATAAGAAGACAGAAGAGAAAGGATGTTTGGTGTTACTTAATACGGAATATTTTGAAGAAGGAGATTATACGACTATACTAGATACAGTAAGTCATGAAGCAAGTCACGTAGTAGATGCAATCTATCAAGTAATACATGAACAAAGTGGAACATACGATAGTGGTAATGAACCTCACGCTTACTTAACAGGTTGGGCGGCAGGATGCATGGGAGATTACTTAACTAAATATTTTAGGAAGATAAATGAGCGCAAAGAAGTATGATGACGGTAAGTCTAGAATGGACTTAGTACCTTTAGATATAGTAGAAAATGTAGGCAAAATATTAGGTATGGGTGCACAGAAATATGGAGAAAATAATTGGCAAGATTTACCTAATTTCTGGAATAGATACAAAGGAGCATTACTAAGACATTTAGCTGCTATAGACAGAGGAGAATTACTGGATCAAGAGAGCGGGTTACCTCATATAGATCATGTACTATGTAACGCAGTATTCCTTAGCTGGGGGTTTCATCATGGTAAAAGTATTAGTACGCCTATAAAGGACTTAGATAATGAGCAAGACAAAATAGCAGCTTGAACAAGAAATTGAATATTATGAGCGTAAAATAGGAAGGTACTTGATTAATCAAGAATATGTAGATCCTGCTTGCTCGTTACAAGAAGCATATAGAAGATTAGAGAAATTAAAAAAGAAATTATTAACGAATTATAATTTAGATTAATATGAATTATTATATTATAAACGGAGCAGTAGTAAGTCTTAAAGATAACAAAATAGGAAAAACAGAGAAAGGTTGGGTTAGCATTAATAATTGTCATCGCATTCCCGAAGACGGGACACTTGATGGTAAAGAAGTACATGCCGGAGATATTGTAATTACTACTTACAATGACGAGTGTTTTATTATAGTTGATAAAGATTCTGCCTTTGCAGACGCAATAAATGCAGATATCGAAAATAGAGAGAAATACCTAGCGAACGGCCAAGTATCTGGTGAATGTGAAAGTTGTAGTCCCGCATAATGAAACTATTTGATATTTTGGCAGGTTCAGTTACAATCCACGAAGATGCTTTAGCGATACCAGCTTTTAAGAAAGTATGGGAACTTGATAAAGATAAAAAGCATGCTACTGACATACTTAGTTACATAGTCTTACAAAATAAATGGAATAGCCCGTATGTGACTTCGATAATAGACGAGAACGAACGCGCTAAACGTCTAAAGCAGCAGTTCTTTAATGATTCTAACTATTCTCTTACTATAGAGGAGAAGCTTGCAGAAGATGAATTTAACTTCTTACAGAATACTTCTACTCTTCAATTACTTAACAACATCAGACTTAAATTAAATAGTATTAGCGCTTACTATAAGGATTCTTTAGATGAAGAATTGAATGAAAAGAAGATTAAGGACTTATTAGCAGGTATGGCTAATGCTGATAAAGTATTAGAGTCTATTGAGCATTTAGAGGATAGAGTTAAAGCTGAAGAGAGTATGAAGTCTAAGAAAGTTAGAGGTGACGCTAAGATTAACCCGTTTGAGTTACCTACTCAGAATGTTGGGAAGTAACAACAGAAATAAACCAATAATTATTAATACGTTAAAATAAACAGATATGGAAAAAGCAACAATGACACCTAATGTGATTTTAGATCTTACAGATGAAACTAAGACCGTTACTGAAGCTATTGCAGAATGCGAAGCTAATAGACAAAAGGTAATGCCTTGGTATAAGAAGATCGCTAAGCGAATCAAGCGCTTGTTTTAAGACTTATCAGGTGTGTAAGTCGATTTTGTAAGCACCTGCTCCGCTACATGGACGGAGGGTAAATTAATATCCATGTTTCATTTCGGGTTTGTGTATGAGGCTTAGCACACAACTCTCTAAAAGTTGAAGATCTGGAGCGAACCGGAACCCGGGACCAATAATTCGCGTAGGTTAGAGATGCGCATAAATATATATATTATGAATAAAATATGTACGAAATGCGGTATTGAAAAACCTATAGAAGAATTTTATAAAAACAAAACTAAACGTGACGGTCACAGTTCAATTTGCAAAGATTGTCAAAAAGAAGCAGATAGACGTTATTATTTATCTAATAAAGATAAAGTAAGAGAAAGAGCTAAAAAATTCCACAAGAAAGTAATGAATTACGTAAATTCTAAAAAGAGCATTGGTTGTTATATTTGTGGCGAAAAAGATATATCTTGTTTAGACTTTCATCATTTAAGAGATAAAGTAACAGAAATTGCTAAATTAATTGGTAATGATAATCTCACTCAAATAAAAACTGAAATAGATAAATGTGTAGTACTTTGCGCAAACTGTCATAGAAAATTACACTATTACAATTTAAGTTTAGAAGAATTAAAGCAGCAAGTTTCCGTTCCTAGTGCTGCTTAAACTAACAGAAGTATGGCGCGCATACAACGTAAATACCTAAGTCACTTACTGAGTAATTAACAGTAAATACAGCTAATCAAGGTCCGAATCGTAAGTCGGCGAGTTGTGAGGAGTTCTCGTATAAGCCTCACTAGATCGCGGGTTGGAGAAGTGGTATCTCATCAGGCTCATAATCTGAAGATCGCAGGTCCGAATCCTGCACCCGCAACAATTTTAGCCGAAAGGCTCTTCTTTGATTTTTTATCATAAAAAAAGAAAGGGGGTTCGTTGTGAAACGCACCCCTTTTATTATAACTTTTTCCATATATAAAATGAAGATTAATAAATAGAAAATAATACGCAATATTAAACTTTTTCTATTAGCAACATACGTGTTTGCAGCAATAGGCTCTAGTTCTGTAGCGATTAAATCAGATGAACTTTACTTTGTAATATGTGGTATAGCTAATTTAGTAGGTAACTTCTATAATATGTTTACTATAGGACATGAACTAATTTACCTAAAAGGAGTAGAAAAGAGGAAGAAAGAACATGATTGATTTTACTAAGAAAATACATTAGAGTGATAAATTTCGTCAGCCAGCCTTAACGTATATTAGGACTGGCTAGTATTGTTAGTATCCTAAAGGTACTTCAGAATACATGAACTACTGGTCTACAGAATAGGATAGGTGCATCAATGGTTATACTGCTGATGATGGAGATTTCATTAGCGGGTATAACTATTTTTATTTGAACTACTGCCCTATACTTAGGATTGTCAATAAAGAGGTAAACGGTAAAGTTAAAGCTGTATCAGAAGTAACCTTTCCAGATTTTTGGGATTATGACTATTACTATTTCTAGACAGTAGAAGAGGCTCAATTACAAGGTAAACATTTATGTGTTCTAAAAAGTAGAAGACGTGGGTATAGTTATAAAGCTGCATCTATGATGTGTCGTAATTATTATCTTGTGCCTAATACTTCTTCATACGTATACGCTTCAAATAAGCAGTATTTAACAGACGACGGGGTGCTTACTAAAGCGTGGAACTATATGGACTTTATAGATGAACACACTGCTTGGGGTAAAAAGAGAACGGTTAATACCCAATTACGCCGTAGAGCTGGTATGTGGGTTAAAGATGAATACGGCAATCAAATAGAAGTAGGTTATAAATCTGAGATTATTGGTGTCACTTTAAAGGATAATCCGGATGTTGGTCACCCGTATGATCAAATAGTTTATACTCCCGAAGGTAAGAAGAAATGGGAAGATATCACAGTTGGATCAAAGTTATTTGATTCTAGAGGAGGAATTACGACTGTTACTGAAGTAAATGAACTTGGTAAAGTACCTGTGTATAGACTCACATTAAGCGACGGTAGAATTGTAGAAGCTACGGCGGATCACAAGTGGAGAATATTCCGGTATAGGCATAAGCAACATAGTTGGAACGGTAAAAACGAAAAAAGAGAAATAAGAGAAATCGAGCTCACTACTGAAGAAATATTTGGGCTTACTAAAAACAAGTCTTATAAGACGAATAGATGCAGAATTAAGACTAGATTCTCGGTACCGTTTAATCATCAAGAAGTTCCTATTGATGCGTATACAATGGGGTTCTTATTAGGAGACGGTAGTCTTACTAAGACTTCTAATCATAAGGCTTACTTTGTTCAGTCTGCAGAAGATTATGAAAGCATAAAGCATTTATTCCCCTATAAAGTAGATAAACAATATGGTATTACTTATGCTGTTAACATACCCAACGCTAAACAGATAATTAAAGATCTCGGCTTACTAGATAAAACTTCTGATAATAAATTTATTCCAGATTGTTATAAATATAATAGTGAAGAAATAAGAATTGCTGTATTAAACGGGTTGTTAGATACAGACGGTAGTATTACTAAAGACTATGGGGTAATAGAATACGTAAGTAAATCTTATCAACTCGCACAAGATGTAAGATGGCTATTGTTTAGTTTAGGTATAAATAATTCTTTACATATTAAATATATAAAAGGAATCCCTTATTATAGAGTATACGTATACTGTTCTGGAGAAGAACACAGGTTATTTTGCATTCCTAGAAAAAAAGAAAGAATTTCTATTAAGAAATCGACTCCCTTTGCTCTTAGCAAAGTCCAATATACATATATTGATAAAGTAGAAAAAATAGAAGATAAAGTATCCAAATGCGTTACAGTTGACGCGGAAGATCATGTGTACATGATTGGAGATTTTATTGAAACTAAGAACTGTCGTGGTAAACGTGCAAACTTAATTCTATTTGAAGAAGCTGGATCGTTTAAGGAACTTTCAGCCGCTTGGCAAATAGCTCGTCCCTCGGTTGAAATTGACGGTAGAGCTTTCGCCACGATGATAGCATACGGCACCGGAGGAGACGAAGAATCTAACTTCTTTACTCTAAAAGACATGTTCTATCATCCTGAAGGATACAATTGTTTAGCGTTGCCTAATATATGGGATGAAAACGTATCAAATACGTCGTGTGGTTTTTTCGTTCCGTAGTATACTAATATGGACTTACGTGACGATCAAGGTAAACGTCTTTATATGGACAAAGACGGTAATACTCTTACTATACCTGCTCGTCAATACATACTAGAAGAAAGACGTAAAGTAATAGAAAACTCTACTAATTCTGTAGCAGTAGACAGATATGTTGCAGAAAGACCTATTACTCCTGCTGAAGCGTGTCTAGAATTTAATGGCAATATATTCCCTAAAAAAGAATTACAAGAGCAACTAGGTAAGATACGTACTAATAAGTTATTAAGTAATCATAAGCAGATTGGGGATCTTATTTGGGAGTCAGACGGTAGTCTTAAATGGCTCTTAAAGAAGAGCGGTGATATTACTCATTATCCTCTTAATAAGAATGATGATCCTACCGGTTCTATCGTTATATGGGAACATCCTGTAAAAGACGCTCCTATAGGTTTATATATAATCGGCGTTGACCCTTACGATCATGATCAATCCGGTACTAATTCGTTAGGTTCTTGTTTTGTTTATAAACGGTTTTAGAATTTTGAGAATTACTATGATTTAATAGTAGCTGAATATACAGGAAGACCTTCTACGGCAGAAGAATTTTATGAAAACGTACGTAAGTTAGCAATATACTACAATGCCCATATAATGTATGAAAATCAGAATAAAGGACTATTTCCTTACTTCGTAGCTAAACATTGTGACTATTTACTCGCTGATTAGCCTGATATACTTAATGATATTATTGGTAGCAGTAAAGTAAACCGTAAAAAGGGTTGTCATATGAATAAGTAGATTAAACAGTGGGGAGAAGGTCTTATTAAGGACTGGCTCAATGACGAGAAAGCTCCTGGTCATAAAAATCTACACGATATACTATCAGAGCCATTGCTAGAAGAACTAATTAGTTATAACGACATTGGCAACTTTGACCGCGTAATGGCTCTAATTTAGGTAATGATATATAGAGAACAACTCTACAATATAGTAGTAAAAGAAAAAAAGAAACAAAATAAAAGTAGGTTACTATTCGACGGACCTATTTTTAATGAAGATTCATGGTATGACGATATTGTGAATAACGTCGAAGAAGATGTATATACATTTAATTAACAGAATATGATAAGTAGAAACTTAGATTCGATGCCTCTTTAGAAGCTTCCTATGAGTAAAAAGACAAAGGAATGGCGAGAGGCAAATTTAGACTATATTATCGGTAAATCCGGATTTACTAGTGGTCTTGGCAATAATGGTTCTACTAAGTATGAGGAAATGTAGACGTACTATAATCTATATAACAGTATATATGATGAGAAAGACTTACTGTACGTTACTAATCCTTTCAAGTAGAAAGACGGATTCCCTGCAACTGCACAAGACTATAATATAATTAAGCCTAAAGTAGACTTACTATTAGGTGAAGAGACTAAACGTCCTTTTAACTTTAGAGTAGTACGTACTAGTGATGACGCTACTAGTGAAGTACAAGAAACTGCTAAGCAAATGCTTACTGATTATATAATGGCTACTGTAATGAGTAAGCTAGGTCCTGAAGAAGCGTAGAGATATCAAGAAGCATTGTAGTCAGGTGAGATAATGCCTCCTGAGGCAATATAGAAATATCTTAGTAAAGATTATAAAGATATTGCAGAAACTACTGCATAGCATACCTTAAATTATTTAAAGAATAAGCTTAATGTTACGCACGAGTTTTTTAAAGGGTGGAAAGATGCTTTAATAGCTGGTGAAGAAGTATATTACGTTGGTATTATTAACGGTAATCCTTACTTAGAAAGAGTCAATCCTTTATTCTTCAGTTATGATCAATAGGCTGATTTGGAATTCATTCATGATGCAGATTGGTGCTGCAGAAAGATGATTATGTCTGCTACTTAGATATATGATAGATTCTATGATAAAATGTCTGAGAAGCAGTTAAACTAGCTCCTAGAAATGATTGAAGATACTGGTAGAGGAGGTATTAATCCAGAGGTGCGTAAGACTTCTCTAGATTATCCTCATATCAAAACCCATACTATTGGTGGATTTACTACTAATCCGTTTGATGACGTAGATGACATTAACGTATGGCATTGCTGCTGGAAATCCTTTAAAAAGATAGGTTTTGTCACTTACATAGATCCTGAGACAGGTGTGCCTGATGAACTATAGGTAGACGAATCTTATAAAGTAACTGGTAACGAATTAAACGTGGAATGGACTTGGATTATTGAAGTATGGGAAGGATATAGAGTTGGAGAAGATTTGTACATTGGTATTCAACCTTTAGACTACCAACACGTATCTGCAGATAATCCTAATTCGTAGAAATTACCTTATACCGGTGTAGTATATAATAATACCAATAGTAGACCTAGGTCTTTAGTAAGCATGATGAAGCCTTTACAATATATGTATATTGTACTATGGTATAGATTGGAATTAGCAATGGCTAGAGATAAAGGTAAGATACCTGTAGTAGACGTTACTCAGATACCTAAAGACATGGGTATTGACGTTAATAAATGGATGCACTACTTATCTGCTCTTGGTGTGATGTTTATCAACCCTTATGAAGAAGGTTGGGATATACCTGGTAGAGAAGGAGGTAAACCTAGCTAGTTTAATCAATTTACCGCTCTAGATCTTACTATGGCTCCTGTAATTGATCAGTATATCAACTTAATGGCTAAGATTGAAGATATGGCATCTGAAATTACTGGAGTAAGTAAACAGCGAGAAGGGGCTATTTCGTCTAATGAGCTCGTCGGTAATGTAGAACGAAGTGTAATTCAATCAGCCCACATTACTGAACCTTGGTTCTGGGTGCATAATCAAGTAAAGAAAGAAGTACTTACTATGCTGTTAGACACTTCTAAAGAAGCTTGGAAAGGTAATAAGCGTTGTTTACATTATATACTAGACGATGCTACTAGAGCTTTTCTTACTTTGTCAGATTCGTTCTTCTACGAGGATATGGACGTATTCTTAGATGATTCTACGAAGAATCAACAGCAGATAGAAGCTCTCAGGAACCTTATGCAACCTGCTATGCAGAATGGTGCTAGCCTACTTGACATAGCTGAGATTATTACTATGGATAATGTCAACATGATTAAGAATAGGCTCGAAGAAATTGAGCAAAAACGTATGCAACAACAACAAGCTATGGAGGAGGCTCAAGCTCAACGTGAACAGCAAGCTATTCAAATGCAGAATGAGATTAAGGAAGAAGAGCTAATGATTAAGGAAGCCGAGATGGATCTTAAGAAGTACGAGATCGATCAGAATAATCAGACTAAGATTGTAGTAGCTCAACTTAATGCTTATAGAGGTAGTGAGAATTAGGACGTTGACTAGAACGGCGTACCTGATGTTTTGGAGATAGGAAAACAAGCTCTAGAGCAATAGAAGATTAATTCAGATGCTGCTGCTAAGCAATTAGAACTCAATAATAAGCGTAGAGAGACTGAGATGAAACGTGAGATTGAGAATAAGAAGATTGAGTTAGAGAAGCAGCGTATGAAACAAGAAATAGAGCTTTAGAAGATGAAAGATGAAGAAGCTTATAAACGTGAACAATTAAAAGCCCGCACTGCAATTCGCAATAAAGTATCGGGTGAAAAGTAAAACTTAAATAAATGGAGGACTTAACTATGGCATGTAAAGGTAAAGGTGGTAAGAAAGGTAAGTAATTATGAAACACGAATTTGATCAATAGGTGAGCGTTACAGATAAGCGCTTACTTATACCTTTAAAGTTAAACGGTAAAGTAGTATACTTCTTAGCCGATACAGGAGCTTCTTTATCTTTAGTAGATAGTTCATAGGTAGATGATTTGAAGTTTGGATTACGAAACAAGTTATCTGGAACTATTACAGGTGCAGGTGGAGAAACTGGAGAAGTTTGGCACGTCAAAGACTTAGAAGTAGAATTTGATGGTAAGAAGATTTATCAGTTTCTGGCAACAGACATCTCTAATGTAAGAGAGAGTATTAAGAAAGAAACTGGTTACACTATTGCAGGTATACTGGGTTTACCGTAGATGAAAGAGCTTGGATGGATAATAGATGTAGCTAATTCTAAAATATATTATGAAGATAATCTATAATAAGTTTATACCTTTTGGTGGGTATGACGCAATAAATATATGTGGGTTCTTATTTGTCAATGAGAAGAATGTAACTCATTATGATGATGAAGATTTCCAAAGAATGGTACGACATGAGTCTATTCACAGTGCTTAGATATTTGAGATGCTAATCATCTTTTTCTATATATGGTATTGTATAGAATGGTTTATTAAATTATTCAAATATGGTGATAGCGATGAAGATGGTAGAGGAGACGCTTATCATAATATAAGTTTTGAAAGAGAAGCTTATGACAATTAGGATGATCTAGACTATCTAAAGAATAGAAAGAGATTTAGCTGGTGGTACTACTTAACTCATAGAACGCATGAACAGAACTGAGTTTAAGAAAAGAATGTAGTCCCTGAAGTCTTACCGGGAGAACAATCCCGGTAAAGGCTATTGGGATTGGAAGGTAGAGTAGTTTGATGAAGGTGGAGAAGTACCTCCTTCAGATTATCAGGGAAGTAATGAACCAGCTAGAGTAAATCCTATTACCGGTAAACCGTTAGCTAATGGTGTAGTCTATACTACTATTCCACCTACATTAGGCGATACAGAAGAACCGTCCGCAGCTATAGAAACTGCATTAAGTTTTATTCCGTACGTTGGTGACGTAATGTCTGTAAGAGATGCGTATATCGCTGCTAAAAATAAGGACTTATTAGGATTAGGACTAGCTGGTCTAGGATTAATTCCTTTCGTACCTAGAATAGGAAGAACCCGTGTAAAAACAGACAGACCTCCTATACCTACTGTAAACAAAGATGCTATTCAAAGATAGATTGACTTATCTGTATCACAGACGGATAAAAATAAGAGAGTATTAGACGACTTTTATGATTAGAGAAATAGAGTATATGAAAGTCTAATAGAGAATGAAGATGCTTTTAGAAGAGCGGCTAGAGCAGATAGAAGAAGTGGTACAAGTTACATGTAGACTTATTAGGACATGGTTAGAGAATATGGGAGAGATGGTTCTAATCTAAATCCTAATCTAGCACAACCTGGATATGATAGAAGTCTATATGAACAACCAGTTAAAGCTCAAGTTAGTACAAGTAATCCAGATTTAATACGTCTCAATCCAAGATATAAAGACCCAGAAGAACTAGATGAAACATTCTAGTCATTGAATCCTGGACTAATACGACATGAGATGGGGCATAGTGCAGATATAAAATCTGGTTTAGATTATACTAAAAGCTTAGCAGATCCTAGTAAGTTTGAGCCAGAAAGTAGAATAAAAGAAATGTACCCTAAGAGTTATAAAACTATTTAGGATTATTTACTTAACGGCAGTGAGATTAAATCCCACATGAATGAATTTAGAGACTTTCTATTTAATAAAGGTGAATACTAGCCTAAAGAAACTATAAATAGCATTAGAAAGAAATTAGATAAGTATGGATCTTAGTTTAAGAATCTTAACATACTTTTCAATTTATATAAAAATAAACGGTAGTTTGTAAACGATTATAATCTAATACCTATTACAGCTACTGAGAATAACAATAACCTGGTTTAAAAAAATCTAATTATATATAATTATGGAAACAAATATACTAAACGGTTTTGAAGCATTTGTAGATGGTTTACTTCCTGGAAATATGAAAACGGAAGAGAATAAGATTGATTAGAGCGCTGCTTCAGAAGAACTAACAGATGAGGAGTTAGAAGCTATACGTAAATAGAATAAACCTGAAGAATCTGAAGATGATGAAGAGGAAGATAATAAACCTATAAAAAAGACTAAAGATACTAAGAAAGTAGAGGAAGAAGATGATGAAGACGATAGCGCTGATGATACTGTGGACGATAATGTGGATGATAATATATCTAGCGATAGTGATGAAGCTATTGCAATTATCGGCTTCTTTGATGCTCTTTCTGAGAAACTTGGGTGGGACGATGTGGAGGAAGATGAAAAACCAAAGACAGCTCAAGATTTGGTAGAATACTTCAGAGAAGTGATTGAAGATAATTCTAAACCCGATTATGCTAGCGAAGAAGTAGAAAAGTTAGATGAGTTCGTACGTAACGGTGGTAATCTTAGAGATTATTTTCAATTAGATGCAGATCTCGATCTAGATAATCTAAACCTTGAAGATGACGAAGTTGCTCAAAAAGCAGTAGTAAGAATGCTTCTTAAAGAGAAAGGTTTTAGCTCTACTCGTATTGATAAGATGATTACTAAGTATGAGGATGCTGGCATCTTAGAGGACGAAGCTCAAGACGCTATTGAGGATTTAAAGGAGATTAAAGAGTCTAAAAAGAAACAGCTATTAGAAGAATAGCAAAAGCAGGCACAGGCTGTAAAGCGACAACAACAGGAATTTTTCAATAACGTTATGAACGAAATAAAAGGCATGGATAATATCTATGGCATTACTATACCTGAAAAGGATAAAAAAGCATTGCTAGAATATATATTCAAGCCTAACTCTAAAGGCGTTACTAAATATCAAGAAGATTACGCTAAGAGTTTAAAGAATCTAGTTACCTCTGCTTACTTTACTATGAAGGGTGATAGTATTATCACAATAGCAAAGAAAGAAGGTAAAAAAGACGCTATTGACAATTTTAAGAATACTTTAACCAAAAATACTGGTGTCAATAAGCGGTCTAAACGAATGATTGAAAAAGATGATAACGGCTCTATCTGGAGTACGTTTACGCGACAACTACGCGCATAATATTAAAGTATAACTTTTAAAAGTAAACTAACTAGTATTTTATGGATAATAATATTCTTAATAATCTACAACTTTATAAAGGCAAATGGTTTTCGGATCTGATTGATACCGCTAAGATCTCGATTGCCTCACAACAGCGCCCTTACGAAGTAGCAACAGTTTTATCTTATGTATTTGGTACTAAGGACAATGGTTATAGCACGTCTTTGGATATGCTGACTGGTGGTCTCGGTAATGTAATGACGATTGATCAGCCTTCGTTCGAGTGGAACGTGATCATTGATACCGATCGTGCTGTTACTATTCGTGATGCTAAGTGGAATGGCACAACCGTTACTTCTACGTCTACGGCAGGTTTGGGTAATACTCCTATAATGCTCTGGCTGGAAGATAACTGGTTTGCATCTGGTGCTATTCTGGAATTCGACAACAAGGACTTCCAGGTACGTGTATCTGGTGCTCCTTATCAGGATGGTAATCTCTGGGTTTATACTTGCTTCGTAGCAGATGGTAATCCTGCATCGTATATTCCTGCTGAATATTTGGAAGCTGGTAAACAAGTATCTCGTCTTGCTTCGGCATATGAGGAGTACAGTGAAGAAGGTGATATCCTGAACTATAACACTCACTTTAAGATGCGTAACTATCTTACCACGATTCGTATTAACTACGATATTACGGGTTCTGCTTACTCCACTGTAATGGCTATTAAGCTGAAGGATCCTGCAACCGGTAAGAGTTCGTATTTGTGGGCTGATTATCAGGAATGGAAAGCTCTTCGTGAATGGTATAAGCGTTGTGAGCGTATGCTTGTTTATATGAAGTCTAATGTTAATAAGGATGGTAGCTGTAACCTGAAAGGTACAAACGGTCGTCCTGTTTACATTGGTGCTGGTCTGCTGGAGCAGATTGCTCCGTCTAACCGTCGTACTTATACTAAGTTGACTGCTGAACTGTTGGAAGACTTCTTGTTCGATCTGTCTTATAACTGTCTGGGTACTAACGAACGTAAGTTTGTTGCTCTGACTGGTGAAATGGGTATGCGTGAATTCGACCGTGTACTGAAGGAGAAGGTTGCTAACATGAACTTGATCGATACTGTATTTGTAACTGGTTCTGGTGATAGCTTGACTTTCGGTGGTCAGTTCAAGACTTATAAGATGACGAATGGTATTGAGTTGACGTTGAAGTATTTCCCGCTGTATGACGATATCGTTTACAATCGTGAATTGCATCCGGTAACCGGTAAGCCGAAGGAATCTTATCGTATGACGTTCTTGGATCTTGGTCGTCGTGACGGTGAAGCTAACATTGTTAAGGTAGTACGTAAGGATCGTGAATTCGTTACTTGGTACACTGGTGGTGCTGTAGCTCCGTCTGGTTATGCTCATTCTAAGGATACTTTAAGATCGAACGGTAAGGATGGCTATACTGTGTACTTCCTCGGAGAAATGGGATTGCTCGTGAGGGATCCTCGTGCGTGTGGGGAATTAGTATTAGCGTAAGTCATTAGCTTAAAGATTGTTAATTACATACAGTTATCGACAACATTGTGGTTCGTTAAGCGTTATAGAGATATAACCAAAACGAAATTAATATGATGAGATCATACGATGTTTATAAGATAACAAATAAGATTAACAATAAAGTATACATTGGAATTACAAGTAAAGGGATTAGTGCTCGGTGGAAGGAGCATCTCTGGAATGCCGAGCACGGATGTCCTTTCAAACTTCATAACGCTTTACGCAAATACGGTAAAGAAAACTTTACTATTGAACTAATAGACTTCTGTAATAGTTGGGAAGAGCTTACCGAAAAAGAAAAGTACTATATAGCACAATATAAGTCTACTGAAGACGAATTTGGTTACAACCTCACTGAAGGTGGTGATGGTACATTTGGTAGACTTCACTCTGAAGAAACTAAAGAAAAGATCAGACAAAAAGCTATAGGTAGAGAAGTAAGTGATGAAACTAGACAGAAATTATCTGAAGCAGGTAAAGTAAGAACAGAAGGTAGAGACGCCTACTGGTCGTCTGGCAATATTGGAAGCTCTCGTAGAAAACCGATACTTCAATATACTAAAGAAGGTAACTTCATTAGAGAGTTTGAAGGAGTAAATCTAGCATCTAAAGAAACTGGCATTGGAGTAACAAATATAGTTTCAGCTTTAAAACATAGGAATATAGTTGGATCTAAAAAGAATCCTTATATCTGGGTTTACAAAGAAGAGTATCCTGACGTTCCTGCTACAGTTCCTGCTAGTTTATTTGCCAAAGATCCTGATTGGAAACCGACTATTAGTGAAGAATGCCGTAAAGCTAATCTAGAAAATAGAAAAAACAAGAAGCTTACAGATAAACAAAGACAATCTGCTATTGAAAACGGAATGAAAACCGCTAAGTCTATTTGTCAATACAACAAAGAAGGCAATTTGATAGCTACTTATCCTAGTATAATAGAAGCTAGTAGAGCTACCGGGTGTGACCGTAGAGGAATACAAAGACAGTTACAAAATCCTGTAGATCCCTCTAATGGTAGAGCTTGGAATAATGCAAAGTTTATCTGGAAGTATGCTAACTGAATAAATCTAATATAGTAATATTATGGAAGTAATCGTTAGAATCTTAAAAGTTAATCCCTGGACTGGATTGACTAAATGGCCTACTACTTTTGATTACGTAGGTCCTTACTGGACTAGATCCGGTAATATTTATACAGGTCTTACAAATGAAGATGCACGTAGACTTGAGAAAGCATTAGGTAAACAAGAAGGAGAATTAAATCCTAATAGTGATTTCTGGACTACATTCGCAGTACGTATTGGTGCAAAAGACCTCATTCTTAATACAGATAGACCTATGGATGAACTCTAGTATCTGTTCCTTAAGAATCATAAAAGAGTTGCTGTTGGCTTAAATAACATTGATCCTTCTAAAGATTATGTAATGATTAATAGTGACGCTGAAGCCGAACAGCAGAATAAAGCTAACAAAACTAAGCGTGAAGCCTATCGTGAGTTAGATAAGATGTCAATTGAAGATATGCGTAAGTGTTTACGTCTATACGGTATGAAATCTGACACAATGTCTAATGAGTTAGTCGAAGCTAAACTTACAGAACAAATTGAGAAATCACCTGAGAAGTTTATGCTTAAATGGGTTAATAACGCTGATAAAGATATTAACTATCTGATCGAAGAAGCAATCGCTAAAAACATTATACGTCGTAATAGATCACAGTATTTCTTCGGTACAGATATGATTGGTAATGGTTTAGATGATGCTATTGCTTATCTAAAAGACAAGAAGAATTAGGAAATTAAACTTGCTATATTGCAAGAGATTAAATCTAAGTAATAATGACAGTATCTGAAATACATAAAGCATTTAAAGTATAGATGGATAAGAACGCTGAGGCTGTAGCTTTTGGTGGATGCCCTGCATTCTTACCTGAAGAAATAGATCTGTTTTTAAACTAGGCTTATATAGAAGTTATCAGTAATAAGTTTACAGGAGCTAATCCTTCACAAACTCCATTTGAAGGAAGCGTAAAACGTATTGCAGACTTAGAGAGTCTTGTTAAAACAGATACAGGTGTTTCTGTATCCCTAGATTCTAGTTCTAATGTACTTACTTTAGAAGATTACTATAATACGGATGGTACATATCATAGAATGTTTTATGTAACTGTTGTTTTACATGGTAATTTTTAGCGTATAATGGGCATTACTTAGTCTACTTCAGATGGAGTTGAACAAGTAGACAAAGTAATAACTAATGATATACCTGATGGTGCTACATGTGTTCTCATGGATCACGATACTGCTAGAAAGTACTTAAAGACCTATAACAATGATCCTTGGATAGATACTCCTATATCTACATTAGAAAATAACAGATTAAAGATATATATTGACACGTATAAGATGTTAGGACCTTATACAATCGATATAACCTACGTTAAGTACCCTTAGGTAATAGATAATACTCAACCTAATACAGAAATAGATGAAGTACCAGATAGAGTATTATATGAAGTAATCAATAGAGCAACAGTAATAGCATTAGAGAATATTGAATCTAAACGAGCAGAATCTAAATTACAAATTAATAATATACAAGAATAATGAATAGTAGAGAAATGTAGATGGAATTTGAACGTCGCATTACTTTGATGAATCCTGCATTTGAGCTTAAAGAGAAGCTTACATCAGATACGATATTCTCATTCCTAAACGCATATACCGAAAGATTTGTACGAAACAATTATCTACAAGAAGACCAAGTTGGAGATGGCACTAGAGCTTAGAAGAAGAACGCAGACGCCTTAAAAGGTCTTATTGTAAGAACTTTGTTGTCTAAGAATCAAAAAGACGTATAGAATACAGACGTTAATTCCGAAAAATTCGTGCTCCCTGCCGATTACTTCCTATATATTAGAAGTAATAGTAGAGTAAGCGCTACTTACAAAGGTTTAGTGCAGAATATTGCTCATGCTGATATCAATAATTCACAGGCAACTGACTATTTCGTTAATGAACAAGTAAGTGGTAGTGGAACTAACACCTCAACTTGGAGGATTGTTTACGATGGTGACACATTTAATATGATATATGTAAGCGGAAGCGCTTTATCTCCAAGTGCGATCGATAACATCAAATTCTATGATAATTCTAATGTAGTAAAAACTGTAAATAATTACAACACAGAATTAACAGGAGTAGCTGACGGTACTATTACAAAATTATCTTTTCAGTTAGCCAGTTTAAAGTTTACCAAATTTGAACTATGTAAAGATAGTAGCGTAGTATCCACTTTAACCGTAAAGTCTTATTAGGAGTTTTCAAATCTAGATGTAGATGACGATGACTACTTAGATTTTTTATAGACTGTACCAAATAAAACAATTAGAGAGGATGACGTTGAAAAAATTATTTCTACTTATTATAATAGAGCTATTCTTCGTTCACCTTATGTAGTATTAAATTCTGGCAGAGCTGATGATACTACCGATAATACGTATTTAAATGTTATTCATGACACTTATACAGTAATAGAAGCAGTTGATTTAGTATATTATAGAAAGCCTAAACGTTTTGACGTAATCGGTGTAGATGGTGTGAATGTATTAGATCATTGTGAATTGCCTGAAAACGTACACATGGAATTAGTAGAAGGTGCAGTAGAGATGTTTATTACAGAAGCCAAGTATCGTCTTAATATGAATTCTAACAATAGACAGCAATAATGAAGTTCATTCAACTATAGGAATCTTTTGAGTATGAGATAAATAAGTTAGATGATGGTTTAAATAAACCTAAGTCATCTGATACAGAATACTGGCTTAATGTAGCTTTAGACAAATTCTGGAAAACTAGATATTCTGCTAATAATTATAAGGTAGAAGGGTTTGAACAGACACAAAAACGTATCGATGATCTTCGTACTTTAGTAAAAGAGATTACCTATACGGATGATATAACTACTGTTAATAACTCATTATATACAGTTCAATTACCTACAGACTATGTAATACTATTAGGAGATAAAGCTGGTATAGCTCCTGCTGATGGATATACAGATCCTTGTTGGGAATTAGATGAAGACGGTAATCCTGTAGTTCACTACTCTGATACAATAGAAGGATAGATAGAGACAATTGACCGTATAAAAGAAAATTCTCTATCAGAATATCGCTTAAGATATACTAAAGCTAAACCTATTAGGTTAGTAATGAATGATACGGTATATCTGCATACTGATGGTAAATATAAAGTTGCAGTATATACTATGTAGTATTTACGTAAACCGGAGTATATAAATATCCATAAAGATCCGTTTGCGGAATACACAGATATGCCTGAGCATACTCAAATTGAAATAGTTAAGTTAGCGGCTTAGCTATATCTGCAAAATCAGGCAGATCCTAGGTACTCTTCTTATACGTAGGAAGTACTACCTAGTATGGAATAATTTAACGCGCTTAGTGACGTGGAAATGCTATATTAGACGAGCAAAGTAGAAACTAAGCAGTAAGCTAAGCGCTATGTTTAACTTAAAAATAATTTTATAAATGATTCAATCTGTCCACAATGTAATGATTGGTAAGAAAGCTCCTGCTTCTTACTCTAATATTGACGCTTTAGCAGACGGTGATGTTGCTCTGTTTGACCAGAATCGTCAGCTGTTAACGACTGCTGCTTTGGCAGCTAAAGCTACGTCTCTCTATGTAGGCGTTTGCAAAGGTAAAGTAAAGGTAGTTAACCCTACTTCTGGTGCTCTGGAAGATAAGGCTAATATTGAGTTCTCTCAGGAGATTCAGAAAGCTGGTAAACCTTCTGCAGTAATTGGTGAGTATACTGCTCCTGTTCAGCAGAAGATTACTATTACGCTTACTTCTGCTACAATCGTAGCTGGTAATCGTTATGTTCTTCGTATTGTTTATAAGGACTTGAGTGATGTTAAGTTCCAATTTACTCACAGCTACGAAGTATACGCTTCTTCTACTACAGCTTCTGATTTGGTAACTGCTCTTGCTAACAAGATTAATGCTCATAAAGGTCGTCGTGTTGAAGCTCAGGCTTCTGCCGGTGTACTTACGTTGACTGCTTTAGAAAAGGATGACAATGAGGGTGTATATTCTATTAACGAATATAGCGTAGTAGATATGGAAGCATTCTTGTACACTACTATCCCTGGTGCTCTTCTAAGCAATCAGCCTGAATCCGTACCCGGTGCAACGATTGCTAAGACTGTAGGCACTCCTGGTAAGGGTTATTGGAAGCAGGTACGTGATACTGAGTTCCGTAACAGTCCGTATAAAGGTCATGTATTTATTGATGCATATCCTGAAATCCGTCAGGAAATGCGTACGGTAGTTAATGCTCAGTACGATTATGCTATCATTGAATGTGATAACATGTACTTGTCTAACGATAACCAGTACATTAAGACTACTCCTATGACGGTTGAGGTCTACTGTCCTGATATGAAAGACAGCATTGTTGACCTTGGTATTCAGTCCTTTATTGCAGGTTCTGAAGTAACGGGTGACTAATCCATATTATATAAACCGTATTTAGGGCTATTGGGCTTATTAGCCCTTTAGCCCTATTTTTTTATCTTAAAACCATGAATATAGAGAAAATAACATTCGTCGATGATATTATTACTATTACGCTAAGCGAAGCTACTGCAGTTAGTAAAGTATGGATAGATACTTTAGATAATGTGGATAATCTATACGCTGAAGATGATGATTCTCATTCATATACTATTACGCAAGGTGGAACGCCTGTATTAAGCGTTTAGATCGATTCTAAGACACTTTCGCCGGAGTTAGATACTAGCGCCTTCATGGTAACTATAAATGGCGTATAGGGCTTCTATTACGACGAGGAAGAGCTTTATTATAAAGAAATAGATTTACTTACTAAATTCTGTAGTACCTGTTTAGATAAACATTAGAAGGAACGTATTGTATTATTTATGACGAAGTATCATCTAATGCAATACGCTATAGAAAATAATTTAGTAGAGGACCAAATGAATTACTACATAGACTTAGCTAGAATGCTTAATATAGACTTTAAATATAATGCTAGATTAAACTGTTTGTGTAGTGGTAAGTGTAAAAGAGTAGTTAAATGCTGTAACGGTTGCTGTGCTTTATGTTAACAAAGGAATTATATAAGATAGGTAAAACCTATAATCTTATTACAAAGTATAATATAGAATATGACCGTAGGTGTATGCTTGATTTTGTATGTGCTATTCATATTAATGATCTACTTAACTCCAAATATGAATTAACAGATTTGTAGAGAACCAAATTAACTAACATACTTAATAATTTAGTAGTATTATGACACAGCAAGAGATAGAAACTTTATTGAAACAACTATAGTAGCAAGTAGAACTTAATACTACTGCTATATAGTAGATTGCAGATAGATTTAATAGTTATTCTACTCTGTCTAGTCTTTACTCTATAAATTCCGCAGTATCTGCAGTATAGGCTAGCGTATCTACTCTATAGACACAGGTAGCTACTTTATAGACTAGTATCGGTCTAGTAAATAAACTATCTAAACTCATAGACGTTAACATAACGAACAGCCTTGCTAAAGATGATCTGTTACAGTGGGATGGAGATAGATGGACCAATATCAAACCGTCGAAATTAGGTATATCAGACTCTTCTGGTAGTATGTCTTTAGAAGGATTATCCGACGTATCGATAAGTAATAAGTCTAATGGTCAAGCGTTAGTGTGGAGTAATTCATTAGGTAAATGGACTAATGGTACTGTATCTGGTGGAGGTAGTGGTTTAGACGTTACTGCAATGTGGTAGGAATTAGCTTCCAGTTCATCTAATCAGATTAATCCTAGTCATATTACCGGAGCGTTAAGTCTAAGTGGTTTAACTGTTAATGGCTCTACTACATTAAAGAATCAAAGTACTCAATTAAATGTAACTACATCTGGTATTAGTATTAATGGTAATACTGTAGGTACTGGAGAAATAACTGCTTATTCAGTTTAATTATGAATATAAATAGAGACAAACATAACAAATATGTAGCTGGATGGACTCCCAATATAACTACGTCTACTGGATCTGAAACAAGTAGTGGATCTACTACTTCTACTATCATATACGTTGGTGGTGGAGGAAGTAGTAGTGGAGGAGATTCTGGTACTGTTACGCAATAGAATACTTTCATGTATTATGTAATAAGTGATGGTACTAACTCTATTACTTAGACTGCTACAATACCTACAGATACTGCTATATTAACTTTAATAGGAAAGAACGGAGTAACTGTTACCGCTAGTTAGGAAAAGAGTATACCTGAAACAGAGTTTGTCTCTACAGGTACTAATACTGGTACTTATAAGATTTCATACAATAAATTAGTAACTACTCCAGATCCTACAGAAGAAGTACCTGAACCTCAACCAGTTACTACATATCCTGTTACTATTACTTATGTGAGCGGTGATAAGATACTAACTTCATCCTTTGATACTCTTACTTTATATAATACAGTTGATGAAACAGAGTAGGTAGTAGCTACTTATAATCAGACTTAGTTATAGATAGACGGAGATACTACAGGTATTAACTCTATTGTAGCAGATGCAAACAATACTGTATTTTCTAGAATAACTCTATCTATTACAGCAGAGGAATAGACTACTATAGTACTAGACTTTGCAGTAACTGTGAATCAGTAGGACATATTATATGTAGAAGGTACTTAGACCGAATAGTACTGGAAACTAGATGATGACGGTAATCTATACACTACTTATAATGCTTACTCTACATAGGAGCTATCTGCATACGGTATGGGAGAATCTGGTGGTACTCCTACTACAGGAGCAGAATACCTATATCAATTAAAGGACGTATCAGACGCAGTATAGACTCCTATAGATAAAGGTATACTTCAATATAATGCAGCAACTAGTCAATGGGAAGTAACAGATGGTTCTAATATTACTCCAGACCTAACAGGTTACGCCAAAGAAGATTGGGTTACTCAGCAAATTACTAATTAGATAAATATACTAAAAGGTAATGCTCCTGAGAATATGGATACACTTGGTGAGATAGCTGGAGTAATATCGTCATTGAGTGATAAAGTAACCTCTTTAGAAGTATTATTAGAGTGGTTTGAATGGGATGATACTAATGATGCCATTAAAGCTCTATTTGACTTATACGGTGTAGGTGAAATATCTGCATACGGTTATAATACTCAGGAGCAACCTTCTGGTGCACAGTACCTAAATGATCTATTAGACGTAACGATCAGTAATCCTACAAATAATTAGATACTCATCTATAATGGTTCACAATGGGTAAATTCCGCATTACCTGAATCAGGTTTAAATGAATCAGAATTAGCATAGTATCTGACAGAACATAACTATATACAATCTTCTGATTTAAATCAATATGCAACGATCACTTAGCTAAATCAAGCGATAACGGATCTTATAGGAGGAGCTCCAGCCGAACTAGATACGTTAGGAGAAATAGCTACTGTAATATAGAGTTTACAGTAGTTATTAGACTGGTTCTCGTTTGTAGACGGTAAGATTAGAGCTAATTACGACTTATGGAGTGTGGGTGAAGTAAGCGCATATGGTGCTGGAGAATCTGGTGAAACTGGTGGTAAGAATTATTTACATGAACTAGAAGATGTACTATTAGGTGACGATCTTGCATCAGGGCAATTACTACAATACAATGGTACATACTGGGTAAACATAGATAAAGACGAAGTAGGTTTAAATGAAACAGAGTTAGCTAATTACCTTACTTAGAATAATTATCTGCAACAAGGAGATGTTACTTGGTCTAACTTATCAGGTAAACCTAGTACTTTTAATACGACCATAAACTAGATAAATGACTTGAATTCTAGTTGGGACTCTTTACTGTTAAATTCTCCTACAGACTATGTAACTAGATGGCCGGCATTCTCAGAAGTAACAGATAAACCCACTACTTTAGCTGGTTACGGTATTACAGATGCGTATACTAAAACAGAAACTGATGATAGATATGTAAATATCACTGGTGACACGATGACTGGTAATCTTACTTTACCAGCTTTGATTGCCAATGATTATATACGTATAGGTAGTACTGCTAGATTAGAGTATGATAGTACTAATAATGCTATTAAAGTAACTAATGCTTCTGGTGGCGTTGTTAATTTCTACGCTACTGGAGAAGTATCTGCTTACGGTGCAGGTTCAGGATCCACTATAAGCGGGTATTTAAACGATTTACAGGACGTAACAATTAGTAATGTAACTACAGGTTAGGCATTAATATATAATGGTTCATAGTGGGTAAATCAAACAATATAGCAAGGATTAGATGAAAATGCATTAGAAGACTATTTAAACGATAACGGGTATCTACCTAGTGACGCAACAGTTAATGAAGGTATTGCTGGTAAATTAGCATATTATGTTAATGCCACTACTATAGATGATTATAATTCCACAGTAGGTTCTAATACTAAATTCATATACTTAAACGATGGAGTACCTACAGCTAGTAATGGTACAGTAGGTAGTACGCTAACTCCTGTATATCTGAATGCTGGGACGTTTACTACTTCAGATAAATACAGAGTTAGAGGTCTTAGTGGCGTGTATACCGGAAGCGGGGGAATAGAATATCCGTCGTATTTTACCGATTATGGATTAGCCGTTAATATGATGAATACTCCTGTAACTTATTGTGATGTGATATACATTAATGGTTACAATAACGGAGGAGCAGATGTACCCTACATTAATGCTATAGCTTTCTAGAAGACCGCTGACGCACATGGAGAAGTATATCACGCTCGTGGAGATTATGACGGTGATTCATGGGGTACTTGGTATAGGTTTGTAGATTCGTATAATTATACCTCGATAATAACTAAATTGGGTACTTCTACTGTTGGCAGTGGTACTAAATTGTGGTATTTAAATGCCGGTACTCCTACTAACTCTAGTTCTACTATAGGAGGTCATTATACTCCTGTTTGGTTAAATAGCGGTACAATAACTGCTAGTACTCAGTAGTATATGGTTGATAAAGGAGTACTTAAAGATTACTGGACTAATTGGAATAGTGCTTTAACCGCAGGTATGTATTCGTTAAGTGAGTGGGGAACTAATGGACCTTCAAATGCAGGTTATCAATACGGAACAGTTGCTATATTCAAATCTGGTACTAGTTCGTATGGTGGAGCTATATCATAGCTTTACATGCCTCATTCAAATGCTGAAGCAGGAGTGTATGCCGCATGGAGAACTACATATGGAGTAAGTAGTTCTAAATGGACTAACTGGCATTATCTGCTAGATACTGGTAACTACGCATACTTCCTGAATAACTATTATGTGAAGAAGTCGGGTGATAATATGACTGGAGATTTATACACTTCTGCTAGTTTCACTGCAAATAATGGTTTGTATCTCAGTAATAGCCACGGTAGATTCATATGGGACTCTGGAACATCAGCTGCTTGGTTACAGGGGGCTAGTAGTGGCAATATGTATCTATCTGGTTTAAACGCTACTACTTTATCATCTTTAAGGCTTTATACTACATCTATACAAACAAATTTAGGTGTCCTTTATAAGTATTTGGGTTATAGTACTGACGGAGTATAGAACTATATTGTAGTATCATATGCCTATAATAGTGGTTCTGTTATTAACGGTAGTGGTTGTGTAGGCTCTTTTATATTAACTCGAGGAAGTGCTGCTGAATGGAACGGTAAAGTTGAGATACATGTCAATGCCGGCGGTCAATATAATACAAACGTATTTGGTTATTACAAATTCGGTTCCGGATGGACAGTTGAAGGTATGTTTAAAATATATTACAGTGGTTCATATTATTTAGCTATTAGAACTGCAGCATCTTCTTAGTATAGATGTTACTTTAACGGAGTTACTACAAACAGTTTCTCTCCATTTATAATAAGAGCTTCTGCTGCTAGTAGTGTTGCTGCTATATCCGGTACAGCAAATGGTACTATAGCTGCGTCTGGAAATATAACCGCATAGGGAGAGATAACAGCGTATGCCGCTTCAGACATTAGATTAAAGACTGATATTACTCATCTATCTGCAATAGACGTTGTTCGTAGAATGAACGTAGTTGAATATAATTGGAATGAAACTGCGTTGCAGCTAAAAGCTGATAAGACTGTACATGGATACGGATTAATTGCGCAAGAGCTAGAATCTCTAGTACCTGAAGCAATTAACTATAATATGTTTAATGCAGATTATCTGGGTATAGATTACACTAAACTAGTACCATTTGCATTATCAGCTATATAGGAAGTCGATGATGAAGTAACTAAATTAAAGAAAAGAGTAAAGAAACTAGAAGTTAGATTAAGTAAATATGAACGTATTATTGACTGATAGAGAACTACTTGAATAGATCTACTTATTACTAGTATAGATTTATAATAAAGTAAAAGAGATAGATAATGATGAAAAGTAGTTTGGTATGAATTTACTTGCAAATCTAGTAAGTACTAAATCAACAAGAGTATAGTCATGAAGTATTTTACATTTAAAGAGATGATTTAGTCTAATACAGCTAAAGCTAGAGGTATAGAGAACATACCAGATTGGGATGATATATATAGGCTGTAGAGGCTAATAGAGACGATTCTAGACCCTTTGAGGGAATGGTACGGTTCGCCTATTATAGTCAACTCAGGGTATCGCTGTGAGGCTTTAAATAAGGCTGTAGGAGGTGTTTCTACAAGTTATCATTGTTTTGATAGAAATACAGAAATATTAACAAATAACGGATGGAGAACTTACAAAACAATCAAACCTTACGATAAAGTTCTATCTATGAATTTAGATACGCAGCTATTAGAGTTTGTAGATATAGATTCGATATAGATACAGCCTTATAAAGGAAATTTGATATATGCCGATAATAAACATGTATAGTTCGCTGTTACAGACGAACATAGGATGGTAGTCAGAAGTCCGGCTCACAAATATGTTAGAAAAACAGACAGAGTATTAACTGAAGCAGAACAAAAATATTTTGATTCGCTAAAGACAGATAATGATAAGTTTCATATAGAGTTATCTAAAGATATTATTGGAAAGAGACGAATATTTAAAACAGCGGGTATATCTGCTCACACCAACGAATATAATGTTGATATATTAAGAATGTGTATGGCAGTTATTTCTGACGGTTTTATCTAGAAGAAAAAGGGAATAGGTAATCCTTAGATAGCTTTTAACTTAAAGAAAGAAAGAGATAAACAAGAATTAGAAGATATATTAAATAGACTAGGTTGGAAGTATAATAAACATTATAGTAGTTCTCATGAAAGACATGGAATCAAAGGAGTATATCATTATTACATAAGCTATTCTGAATGTGCAGAGATATTTGAAATAATCGGTATGACCAAAAAAATACCTCGTTGGTTTTTAACGTTAAAGCCAGAAATACTTAGACAACTAGTAATAAGTTATGCTAAGTTTGATGGTTCGTTCGATAAACGTGAGGGTAATAGCGGAATCTCCATCTTTTCTATAGACGAACACAACATAGATATGCTTCAAGCAATGTGTGTATTATGTGGTATGAGGTGTGTCAAGAAGGAGCTCAAAAATTATAAGATAACTTTTGGTGATAAACAATATGTATTAAAAGAGTTCTTCATATTATATATTACTCAAAACACAGATGAGAGTAGAATGCAAGAGAATCTATATCACAGATTCTTTTACAATTCTACTGTGTGGTGTGTAAATAATAAAAATACCACTCTCGTGACCCGTCGTAACGGAAAAGTATCTATATAGGGTAACTGCCACGGTTATGCTGCTGATATTACTGCTGGTAATAAGACTGAGAATAAGAAGTTATTTAATTATATAAAAGATAATCTACCGTTTACGGAATTAGGCTGGGAAGGTAATGGTACATGGATACATATTGCGTGGACTGGTAGTAACGATAAAGAAATATTTTACACATGATTACATTATAGAATATGATATTCGCTAATCCGTAGGCATACTAGGTATTCCCTAATATGGTTAATCCATATAATACCGGTACTACAGAATTAGCTAGGTATACAGGTCATTTAGCGATTACAGATAACAACGGTAATACTTATGACTTTACTGGTACTAGTACTATAGACTTTACCTCTATATCTGGTCTAGTTACTATAGACAATATAACAGATAGAGGTAGTGTACGGTTAGGTAGATGGTAGATACCTCAGTCTATAGTTATTACTAATGATATCACTATTACAGTTACTATTATAGCAGAAGTATCATCAGATGGTGCTACTATTACTCCCCAATACGAAGTAAAGTATAATACATACCATAATGGAGAATTAACTGAATTTACTGTAATTACTCCAGATAATGTTACATTATAGTCTAATGTAGAATGGATTACTATCAGTAATAATCAAATAGTAGTAGCAGCTAATACTAATACAGAAGCTAGACAAGGTCAAGTAACAATACAAGTATCATATCAAGAGTATAATACTAGTGCTAATTATAATATAATACAAGCTGGTTATAGTATAGAAGATGGTATTATGGATGCTATGGTATTATGGTATGATTTAGCTAAACAAGGTGCTACTAATGAATCTATGGCTACTACCCCTACGTTAATAGACCATAGTGGCAATGGGCATGATGCTACGTGCTATAACTTTGCGTGGAGTGGGATGAGCGGGATTGGGGGATTTGATTATCCATTATTTCCAAATGTGTTCTCTTCGGATGGTTTTTGCAATATTCCTAACAATAGATATTATACACGTTTAACCGACGTATCTGATACGACTTACTCAATAAAGTTTAAAGTATCTAAGATGAGTAATGGAAAGACCTTATACGTTAGAAAAGTACTTAACGATGGGGTTTCTACTTCACTTCTATCTATTATAACGGAAAATGGTGAATACTCGTTTACCGTCGATTCAGGCTATTTAGCAGTATATCCTTCGGAGAGAAGTAATCCAGAAGGAGTCTATAATGCGGATATAGATATTCAATTAGTCCCTCTCTACCCCAACGCCCTTGTATCTGACGGTGTTGACGACTACTGCTTTGTAGAAGGACTGCCGTTGCTGACTAAGGAAAGAGGATATACGGTGATTGCGAAGAGAAAGTGGTTAGATGAGGACAATGAAGGTAATTCGTCACTTATAACAAAAGCATCAACGACATCTGGAGTAGATGGAGCGTTTATGTTTGAATGTAAACATCAAAATGCAACACAGAAAATTACAAGGAGTTTTGGTGGAACATTGATTCTTGACAATTTTTATACTGACGATATAACTTATCAAATATCTAATTCTTATAATTCGACATCGATACCGCAACACACTTATACTGATACAAATAAAATGGTAATGTTTAGATTTTCTACTAATGCAAATGAATATTATGGCGAATTTGCTCTTTATTCTTTATTACTCTTCAACCGCGACCTTACTCCCGAAGAAATAGAATGGGTTAAAACAAACTTAATAGAAGCAGAATAATGAGATACATAGTAATGCCAATAGAGGATGCTCAAGTAGTCTTCACTGGAGAAGAACTATCTACAATGAGAAAATCTGTAGATAATACAGAAGTAATAGTACATGAAGAAACTCTAATACGTAAAAGAAATTCTATGGGATTAACTACTCTACCTTCAGAAGATACAGGAATAATAGAGTGGACATATCCTACATACGACTATAATAGTAGTGAGCTTGACACTCTACTTTCAAGCGATAGATGGTTAACTAAAGATGATAATATTTAATTATGGATAAAGTAACATACAAAGAATTAAAAAACGCTCTAGTGCACACAGATAACAGCGTAGATGCATCAAAAACATACGAAATTGCAGCAGACGTTCGGTTGCAAGGACAAAATACAGTAGAGTCTTTTGAGAATGGTATTGTAATTAAAGATAGTACTCAGATTGCCACGTTTAATTGTTGGGGAGATATTAGTAATATTAATATTCAATACTATAATGTAAAGAGTCAAGACTAGTGTGGAGTACTGAATGCAGTAACTCAATTCATGGAAGCTGTAAAAAATAAAGTTGATTCGACTGATACGGGAGTACTACCTGAAATAGAGACTAGTGAAGAGGAAATTGATGCAATGCAGTTGAAGTTCACAAGAATGATTATCAATAATGTAGATATGTCTGTTCAAGACGCATTAGATATGATTGACCTGTTTCCTCATTGGGAAGACTGTATAGGTAAAGAATTATAGACGGGCTTTAAACTTCAATATGGTGGTATGCTGTATTAGACTCTAGACAAGACAACTCCGTATGAAGGTAAAGAACCAGGTAAAGAAACTGAAGATATTTATAAGTTATTAACAACAGAATAATATGGAAAATACAGAAGTAAAAGAAGAACAGAAAGTATTGAAAGCTAGTCGATTTGAAGTAGAACAACAGCTTAACCAGTATATCGGTAATATTAAAGTAGAAGGTCTATCAAGTGATGCTAAGTTATCTTTAGTTAAGCTAAAGATTGAGCTATCTAAAATCGTAGAAGATATTAATGAGTTTAGAAAGAAGACTCTTGATAGTATTGAGAAACCTGAAAACTATGAAGAGTTGAAAGAGGCTTCACAGAAAGAGGATGCTACTGAAGAAGATAAAGCTGCATTTAAGAAAGTAGAAGATGAATTCAATAATAAATTCGTAGAGATAGCTTTACCTTACTTTAACGAAGTAGTTGAAATACCTTTTGACTTTATTAGTGAGAAAGACTTCTATGCATTAGTACAACACAATGATGTAAATGTAGTCTTTGGGTATGAGTATATCTATAATAAGTTAGTTAAGAAATAATGGCTGCTTTACCTAATTCAAATATAAGTACTAGTCTTGTGGCAAATACGCTACAGACTAGTTCCCATGATGTCGGTACTCTGTGCACGCATAGTAATATTAACAAATGGTCTAAGTACAAACCTGTTATATGGCCATATACAAACGTAGATAACCTACCACTTAACGTTCCTCGATACGCAGCCTCGGACGGAAGATGCGGTTTCAAGGCTATAAATCCTATGGGCTATTCTACATTAATATCTCATTATAAGAATCCTACAGATTGCTGGGAATACCAACCTCCTACGGGAGGGGCGAGTGCTCCTTATAGATTAGGTGATTTTAGAGGGTATGATCGTGATGCAGAACCATTTATTAGAAGTATTTATAGACAGGGAACTCAAATCTATGTATACAATTACAATCGTAACGGAGAGTATACTTTTGAATTTGAGAAAGGTGGGCATCAATCTACTAGTATACAGCCGACTGATTTTGAATATGCAGGATCTGTATCAGATATAGTAAACTGTAAGGTCTGCGCGCTGGTATATTAGGGCCAAGGCTTACCGTATGATATCAATACTGCTCCTGTTGGAATATACTACGGAGACGTAATTTCAGAAGCAGACAGACCGGCTGTTACTGTAAGTTTTAGTGCTGGCTATACGGGATACTACACAGTTGTATTTGCGCTTGATTATCAAACCGCGTCTCATACATACTTACCTTTACCAGACTATGACTCAGATCATTATTTTTAGGTTCAAGTTCTAATGACCAAAACCTAGCCTTATAGAGTAAACTTGAGTATACAGCAACTAGGTTTTACCGGTAGTTCCGTGTCTACTCCAATGTCTTCTATAACAGATTACGTATAGGGAAAGCATTTAGTAATGGAAGAAAGAGGACAATTATAGATGCAAGTAACTTTAACCGTATAGGATGACGCTGCAGAAAATTATGTTATATACGGTGCAAATCAGTTCTTATTCTTTATTAGAGATACTCTATCCTCTGTAAACAAGGGTTATGTTACCGCGGTTTAGATTACCGAGATTAATGGATCACCGTTTACTACATATACTGTACCTGTAGGTGGTACAGTTACTTTGACTCTTAACAGTTTATCTGGTTCTTGGTTAATTCCGTATAATCTGTAGGACGGAGAATATTACATCGGTTTTGATGATTCACGTTTTAGTACGAATCAAGACCCAATGATATATTATAATATTTATATTGAAAATGCTAGTAATTAAAGGAAACTTAATAGTGAGACAAGCTCGGAATATTAACCGAGACAAGCTCGGAATATTAACCGAGACAAGCTCGGAATATTAACCGAGACAAG